CAATAAACTCTACCTCTGCTATTTCTGGTCTAAATTCTCCTCTAAGAATATCTCTGGTAGCTACTTCTAATGTCAGTAAATCACCAATGCTTTTAGGATTATAACTTGGAAAATGCTTCTGAGCTTTTACCCATGCCTTATCACAATCCTCTCTATTAAAGCCTAAATCATTAATAAGATAAAACAAGTACGGAGCTCTTATATTACTCAAAATTAATTAACACCTACATACTTCTTTAATTCATCAAATTTCTTCTGAAAATCCGATAGTCTGATAGCATCAGCTATAGTAAGTTCGATATTACTACCCTTTTCTATAAACTCAGAAAAAACCTTATCCATATCAGAAACAATCTTTCTTAGATGATGCTCAAAACTCCAAGCCTCGTTATTGCACATTATACATTAGCCCCCTCTGAACGTAATATTTTTTTAATTTCCCTTATAATATCTCCAACATCGTCACCAACTTCATACCCTACTAATTTTTCTAAGAGTGAATAAACTAAACCCAATAAAGAATTAAACTTGGTATGTATATCAGCAACAGCATTGTAATTCATCATAGTCATATCAGCACCTTTTTTACCCAATATCTTTTACCCCCTCTTCTTTATTCATTGACAGCTCTAACTTAAAAATCTCAGTTTTAAAAGTGTCCCATATCACATTCCAAGTGTTTAGTGGTTTACCCAACTTAATTTGATGGCATATCCGAGTGAGTATGTCTAATATTTCGTGTATATTACTTTCATTATTTCTTATACGTAGACTATGTGCAGCTAATCCAATACTATGACTTCCAGATACAGTAGTCTTTAGATTTGCAATACCACATTTATCATCATTACAAACTTCAAATTCATCATCATTTTGTTTCTCAGTATAGAAATGACTATTACAATTAGTGCAAGTATAAGCTCCTTTTCCACCAAGATATTGAACATTTGTATCAGAATTACAATCGGGACATTGTATCACTTTAGGTGTACACTCAGAAGGTATAACAATATCCGTATTATTATTACAAAAATCTTCTTTTAAAACTTTTGACAGTCCACTAAAAGTCTTAAAGTCTATTGAAGCATCAGCTATTCGTAATAAAGACTTCATAATATTTTTTAATTTCTCTACTTTCTCTTCTAATTTTACTATTTTACTTTCTTCACTCATTTCTTTTCACATTTTTTTTAATTTATGATGTGCACTCGGCTAAAGGGCTCTCCCCTCTATTTACTAGGCTTTAGCAGTACGAAACACGCTTACACCACACCGATTTATGCTCCATTTCTATCCTCTATTTATTTTTAAATCTCGATATAATTTACAATCTTTATAATCTTTAATTAAACATAATCCATAAAATTCTTTACAAGTGGGTTCATCATTCATGGTGATTTTATAAGGACACTTACCTTTAGTTTTTGTCATTTTAAAATTCGAATAGATGATATACAAGTTTATCATCCATCATTTTAATAGTACCTATATATGTTAATCCAGTCTTTATAATATCATGTCCCGTTCCAACTAATCTAAATCGCCTTTCAGCTTTCTCTAATGTAGGGTCTACAAGAGCCCATATTGTAGGGACACCATACTGCAATTGAAAAGTTAATATCTTTGCTCCAAATGGCATTTCTATTGACTGATAATCTTTTAATAGAATACTATATTTCCAAATTATTATCTTTACCATATTTAATCATTCCTTTTAATTTTCTCTGTGGGTTGGCTCTTCGAAGAATTATGGGTTCGGGTATCTCTTGCCTATCCTTAAGCATTATACACATTTTAATGGTATGTGCGACACTCTGACTCTTACACAGATAGCGAATCGTCATTTATATCTTCAACCCTCTGAATCCTACCAACTTTCCACTTTACGTTCATTTCTTTAATTTCTTGATTGTTTTTTGTACTTTATTATAAAATTGTATATTACAACTTTCAGAACATTCATTACAATTATGATAAAAGCATTTATTTCGCAACATTTCACGTAAAAAGCTTCTCTTAATTCTCATGATACATCATTTTTTTTCAATAATTCATCTATTTTATATTTGATAATATAATATTCCCATGCAGGGTCTCTATTTTCTAACACATTTTTATCTTTTTTTAATATTTTAATTCCCTTTTTCGCCTTTCTCCTTGTAGAAAATACACCATAATCTGCCCATGCTTCTCCACATATATTATCTGCTCCACCTACAAAAAAAACATTTCTCATAATGATATTCTCTTATTATATATTTGTGGTCGGTTGGGATTCAGCCCCTTCTGCCTTGAGAGTTGCCACATGATAAGGAATATAGCCTTACCTCTTCTCATAGGAATCTTACGCACCGAAGTCCACATATAATAGCTCACTATTATTTTTTTCTCCACCTTGAATTTGATGGGTTGAAGAAAGTCTCTATATTATACCAATAGGCAATTTTACCTCTAATAAAGAAAAGAAGATGTGTAGGTGCTTCTTTTATTGAAAACCAAAACCATATTTCCCATAAAATATTATAAAGACAATGTAATAATTTGTTTTTTTTCATTTTAATATACTTCTATTATTAGTAATACCCCTTTATAAATCTTAAAACATCTGGAAAAGTTTCATAGAGCTCATCTTCGGGCATAAGCCAACCTATTTCATGTAAAACTTCAGCTAATTTTATTTTTGCTCTTAATAATTCTTCTTTTTTATCTATATTTATCAACTCACTAATAGTTCTCTATTATCATCGATTAGCTCCACCAAATCTACGCAGACCAGAAGTTCTATTATCTAACTCAGATACTTTTTCTTCGAGTTTTTTAATCTTTTTTTCAAGTTTGTTAATTCTCTCTTTTAAATTCTCACTCATTTTATCATTTCCACCCACTTCGCTCTAATAGTACTTACCAAATGACCATCTAATTTAAAATAGCTAACAACTTTCTCAAAGTCCTCAAGGAACCTCATGATAAGCTTCTTGTTTTCATTCTTTCTTGCAGTTTTATACCATTCCGAAAATTTGGATTCTTCACTCATCTTGGTCTTATCTCTCTATTATAGTTTCTTTTATAGGACATAGTGTGACAGTGGGAAAAATCTAAATCAAACCATGAGAGTAAAAATATGAATGAAAAAAAACCCACAATCATTTCACTTCCTTATAAAGTATAATTGAAATCATTTATTATTCTATCAGAAACGCTACCATCAGCTCCCACGTCATTATACACAATATCTAATATATGATTTATTAAATCTGTATATGGAATCTTACGATTTACTTTACCTAGTATCACATTCTGAAGTACAATTAGTCTATTCCTAACAGTATGTTTTACTGACATTGTAGTATAGATAGCCTTTTTACTTTTTAATTCACAGTCTACTGAACAAAAATTCTCATCTCCTTCAATAGATTTATCAGTGAACTCCTTACGACAATGATGACAATAAGATATTTTCATAATTAAATTAAAAAATAGGTTAAAATTTAAAAACTTTAATGGTTTAATGGTTTTTTGATTTATTTAGTTTTTTTTTAACTAAAAAAATTTTACTCGCTACATAGATTTGGTTTTCTTATACAAAATGACTCGTTTATCTCAATTGGTTTACTCTTTGTTGATGACTCGCTACCTTATTTTGGTTTTCTTATTACCCATGACTCGCTGTTCACCTATGGTTTTCTCGGAAATAATGACTCGCTCAATCCAATTGGTTTTCTCAACTTTTTTGACTCGTTAATCTAGCTTGGTTTTCTTATACGAAATGACTCGCTTAAGTCTTGTGGTTTCCTTCACTAAGATGACTCGCTATTTGTCATTGGTTTTCTTTTCTCTCATGACTCGCTAAAAACCGTTGGTTTTCTTAGATATTTTGACTCGCTACTCCGTAGTGGTTTTCTTCCTTCTTATGACTCGCATTATTTTAATGGTTTTCTATTGTTTAATGACTCGCTATCTTCTAATGGTTTTCCTAAGTCTTTTGACTCGCTTTCTTCAGATGGGTTTCTTTTTTATAATAACTCGCTTCAATTTCTTGGTTTTCTAATATTTAGTGACTCGTTTAATTCATATGGTTTTCTATTCTTATATGACTCGCTACTCCGTAGTGGTTTTCTTCTCTTATATGACTCGCTTATAGATTGTGGTTTTCTACAGATTGTTGACTCGCTATTTGTCATTGGTTTTCTTTTATTCTTTGACTCGCTATCTTCTAATGGTTTTCTGATTTTACTTGACTCGCTAATCTGATATGGATTTCTGATTTTACTTGACTCGCTAATCTGATATGGATTTCTTATATTTAATGACTCGCTTATTTTTTATGTTTTTCTAAAATCATGTGACTCGCTACCTTATTTTGGTTTTCTTATTACCCATGACTCGCTGTTCACCTATGGGTTTCTCGGAAATAATGACTCGCTTAATGAATTTAGTTTTCTTATACTTCTTGACTCGCTAACTTATATTGGTTTTCTGTATTTATTTGACTCGCTTAGTATTTATGGTTTTCTTGTTTAACATAACTCGCTATTGTTCAATGGTTTTCTTTAATATAATGACTCGTTCGGTAAAATTGGTTTTCTGATATCTAGTGACTCGCTAATCTCCAATGGGTTTCTTAAGTCTTTTGACTCGCTAAGGCGAAATGGTTTACTTGTTCTCTATGGCTTTTTCTTTTGGTACTAAAGTACCTTCCATTTTAAGTGCTTTTCTCCATGTAATAATATTATCATGTAGTAAAACACCTTCAACATAATTCTTCTTAGCAGGTAAACCCATTATCTCTCTTGCACAATGCCAATAGTGGTCTAAAAAGATTTTCCTCATCTTTCTAAGTGCTCTATTATGAGCATGACCTTTACTTAATTTCGTGTCAGTTTTTTTATATGGTTTTCCGTATACCTCAAAAAGTGTATTAACATTATATTCTCTGTTTAACTGTTTTTCCTTTTCTGTATCATAAATCTGTCTATAATATCCTTTATTATGTATCAATAATCCTTTAGATACCATCCATACTAAAGATTTCAATCTGGGATTATAATTAATAGTTTCTCCTTTTTTACGTTTTTGAGCTACTCCATTCACCACTGATTGACCAGCATAAGCCCATAACTTACTAACTGTATCTGGTACGACATCACAATATCCTATTTCTTTTACTAGTTTGGCACTGATAACCTTATCTATACCTCGTATCTTATCAAGAAAATCAATATATATAGCTTCATCTTTAACCAACTTCCCTAAACTCTTTTTAAACTCACGTTCAAGCGTCTTTACAGTAGGAATAGTTACATCAAAAAATTTACTAATATAAGCCCCCTCTTCTGGTGTCACCCTACCTTCTTCTATTAGTTTATTTGCTAAAGGAAGTAACTTAGCATCAGCATATTTGGTATCAAAGGTTTTGCTCTCCTTTTTCTCTTCGACTTCATCGAAATCAATTCCCATATCAATCTTTCTGAGAATATCACGAATCTGATTCATAAAAATCTTTCGAACATTCTGGATAGATTCATATTCTACAGCATGTAATCTCAGAAGCACACGTTTTAAATTCATAAAAGCCCAGCCTCTCTAAGTTGCTTAATTGTTGGAAAAGACGAATCTTTTTTCAGCATTACATTTTCTATTATATATGTAATTTGATTAGCTATTTCATCCCAGTATCCAAGCTTTGTAGCAATTCCTTTAACTTCATTGTATAATGTTTCATAATGATATTTTGATGTCTTTACAGATGCTAATTCTTCCTTTAAATCAATTATTTCTTGTCGAAGGTCTAACTTTGTTTTTACTTTTTGCTTTGTTACCTTACCTTTTTTTTTAGGAGTTGTTAAATGTTTGATGTAGAGTCTATTGATTGACTTCTCTTTCCTCCCTCTCTCTAATTGGTCTAAGGCTTTCCTAACCTCTGGATTCGATTCAGCCTCTTTTTTAAGCTCTTTAAATTGATTTAATGCTTTTAATGTAGTATGTATTTCTCTAGCAGTCCTCTTAGTCTGTGCCAATTCCTGTATTTTACGTAAATTAACATCTTCTTGAACAGCAATACCATGCTCTTTTCTTATCCACTCTTCCATCTCAATACCAATCTCTAATTTTGTACCGAGTGCCATATGTCTTCGGTCAAAATTACATAAGCTAATAATATCAACTAATGCTTCAGTACTACTTATATCTAAGTCTAAAAAATATGGCTCTATTTCTGCCATTAGACATAGTATTAAACGAATTCGTCCATCTATAATCTCTTGAGTTGATTGGAGTCTTAGAATAGGATAATACTGTCCACTCTTCTTCATTCTCTCTGCCATTGAAAGTAGTTCTCTTTCTGGTGGTATAGGGAAAAGTATACATAATGGATGAAACTTATGTTCTTCCATCTGTTTTGTTATATCTTTAAACACTTTCATATTCTTTACCTCTTATTTTTTTATTTATATTATAGCCCAAGAAACTTATAAGAGTTTATACTTGGACATCTCTTAATAAAAAAAAGGTAATTAAAAATTTTATAATCGTGCCATCATTATTAACCTGTCAAGTTGTTTAAGTGGTATATCATTTTCTTTACAATAATTCTTCAATTCATCAAACATTGCAAATTTATGTTTTATGATAATACTAAATACAGCTACAACATGTAGGTCAAAGTCTTCTATATCTACCATATTATTATCCACCTTCAACATCGTTAACATATTCTCTTGTTAGAGACCATAAAACATGTGGTCTTCCACGCTTTTCATTATATAATGTCTCCTTGATAAGAATATCTCGTTCTAATAATTTCTTTAGATTATCATATATAGTGGTTCGTGGAGTTTCCAGTTCTGATACAAATGTAGAACGTGAATAAATATTATTTCTCCACAATAACTCAATTATTTCATTTTGTATATATGTTAATCTCTTAAACTTGTCCTTCATTTTTTTATATCCTCTGTTACTTTTTTCCATTCATCAAATAATTCAGCAAAACAACTGCTTACATCCGTAAGTAAAATTCTTATCTCTTCAATTGTACCATTAATTTGATGTAATTGTGATTGTAATGATGAATACGCTCCATAACACTTCCTTATCTGAGCCTTTATATCCTTATGTTCCTCATCAATCTTTTTTGAAACATTCTCCATAAGATAACACCAAAAAAAAAAAGAAGTTTAGATAAATTGTACTAAATCCTTCTGAGAATCATCGTCATCAAATTCTATAACATCAGCTCTGGAAATAGATTTACCAAGATTAGAAACAAATGTGTCTGGTTGCCGTAAAATTCTCATGACATTATCATATGCAGTCATTCTTGCAGCCTCAGTCTCAGCCATACTACTCGCCCAATCCATTACTGTATATGCCACACCCTCAAGTGTACTGGGATATCCTTTACTTTCTTTTATCTTGATTAAATCATTCATTTTGTTAGACATTTTTAACTGCAATCCAAGAGCATTTTTACCATCTTCATTAACAGCATCAAACTCAATTGCTACACCTCTGGATTCACAAGTAGTTAGATTCCCGAACAGATTAGCTATTAAGTCACTCTTACCAAGTATTTTTTTTACTCCGAACACTAATGTTTCCTTGAAAACCTCTGGGTCACCTACATGTTTTAAGGCAATAGATAACTCAACGGTACGTATCACTAGTTCAATATCTTCATCTGGTAAACAAACATATCCAGTAATAACAAGTTTTTTACTTTTAAACTCAGAATTAATTACTGAACAGCCAACCAAAGTCGGTCTATCATTAATCAATACTGGATTTGAGCTAACAAAATTACCTCTTGATACAAGAGCCGTAGCATATCCAGATTGAAACACTATATCTGTATTATTTTTCTTAGCTTCGTCAAAACATATCTGCATTGTTTCACCATCTGGTTGATGAACATACTTCCCAGTAACATAGCACCTACCATCACCATCTTCCGATGCTGTGGCAAAATCCCATACTCTATGACAAATCACGGGACTCGTACGACTATTCTTATTCCGTCTAATATCCCAAACACTAACAAATATTTCATTCAGTTTGATGATATTCTCAGTACTTGGAATGAAATTACCATCCTCACCCATTAATTTATCAAGCTTTTTATCAACATTATATACAGTTTCAACCATATGTGTAAGGTCTCCAAGCTGTAATATATCTCTCGTAAATTGTGTGAAAGCGTATGCTGGGGATTCTATAAAATCATCACTTATATCATCATACTCTTTAGTTACCACATCATATTCTTTAGCTATTTCGCAATGAAGCCTGTACACTTCCTCAGAAGGTACATACACGAAAGAATAAAAATTCTTTATGTATATCCTTTCGACAATCCTTTCATCATCAATAACCTTCATCATTCCCTCAAAAGTCTTAAATCTTAATATTCTACGGGAAAGAGAAATGCTATGATTGATGTAATCAAATTTTATCAATTTTTTTTTACTCTCCAATATTCTTTATTTTTACATCTGAAATAGACATTCTGTGCGATATATCTGAAATAGATATACCATGACACAAAAAAGAGTGTCTTTTTAAATTTAATTTATCCACAATAATCATCACCATAATTATCATTACAAGAAGTTTTTAGTATTGAGCCAAGAGAAATCATCATATTCACTAAATCATCTGGTAAGTCTGAGATAGTTACATTATCATTTTCAATAAATACTGTAATGTTCATTATCTTTTAACCCTCTGAGTATCAGTTTGTCTAATCTTCGCATAAAAATCTGGTTTTTTGTCACGCTTAGTAACTACACCAAGTTTATCTTCAAGCTCTTTAGTTTCCTTTAGACATTTATCGCTTTTAACACCGTTGACCTCAATTCTCATATTGCCTTCGTTATCTATATCAATAATCATTTCTTTCATTTTTTCTTACCTCTTTTACCACATAAAAGTTGTTCCGATGTATTATTCACTAGCGTTTTACCAAATACCTTTAATATCAAAGGATTAGTACAGAGTCCTAACAGATAATCATATGCTTTTTGACCTTCAAAATAATCGCATTCTTGACAAATCAATATTTCTGTAACACCATCCTAATAGTTTTATCTTTGTTAACTATCTCCTTTACATTATAGCCCATCGCCTTTGCCTGACGATAAACTATTTTTTTACTATACTCTTGCATCAAGTTTCGTTTGAAGTCTCTTCGATTTACTCCTCGTACACTCATCCAATCAACTTCAATATTGAAGTTTCTCTCACCAGCCTTTTTTCTAAAACCAATATTAGAGGAGTTAGGGAGTTCAATCTGAAAATTAACCGTAGTATGTCCCCCGTAATTATTGGTTAATCGTGTATTAGTAGATATTGTATAGCCCATCTCTTTCAATACTTCCCATAGAGTTGCTTCTTCATAAATTTCGCAACGCACACTCGTGAAATGTGATATATTAAACACCTCTACAATAAGTACATTCATCATCACAATAAGGACATCCATATTTACTCTCATAAATAATAGATTCAGAACAATTATGATGAAAATGTCTTTTCTTACGTCCACATGTACAATACCCTATACTTAAACTCATAAATCCAACCTCATACTCTTCGGAATTTCCTTATTAGAAGTAGTTGGTCTAGCTCTATCCCTAGCCCAGAGTCTCATTTTACTAATTGGTTCTGCCATAGTTTTGCTTAGTGGAATTGACCTTTTAAGATTTGCCATTATATAATCTGTATCCAATTCAACTCCATCATCATACGCATCAAATAATCCAGAAACTATAGATGCCTCAATCTCAGCTCCACTGTATTGTACAGAATTATCAATTAATGAAGGTAAATCGAATTGTTCGAAATCTCTTTTTCTCTTTGTTAGATGGATTCTGAAAATATCAAACCGTTCATCTTCATTAGGAAGGTCAACAAAGAATATCTCATCTAATCTTCCTTTTCTTAATAATTCTGGTGGCAAATTAGTAATATCGTTCGCAGTGGCAACTACAAAAATAGGGGCTTGATTTTCTTGTAGAAAGGTAAGGAAACTACCAATAACTCTAGATGTAGTACCACCATCGCTAAAATTAGAACTGCCACTACCCCCTAAAGCTTTCTCTATTTCATCAATCCATAAAACACATGGACTACAAGCCTTAGCCAACTGTATAGCAGCACTCATATTCCTCTCAGAGCTCCCAACTATTCCTTCAAAAATAGCACTCATATCCATTCGTAGTAAGGGAAAGTTCCATACATTTGCAACAATCTTACAAATAAGGCTTTTTCCACACCCTTGAACTCCAAGCAGAAGCATACCCTTTGGATAAGGCAACCCAAAATCACGTGCCTTATCCGTAAACGCATTCTTCCTCTGAATTATCCATTTCATTAAAATATCATTGCCACCAACATCTTCAAGTGTATTAGTGGTATGAGTATATTCCAATATCCCAGTTTTACGTATTATTTGTTCTTTCTCCTTTATGATAGTATTAACTGAAAAATTTTTATTCTGTATCAATGATTTATATAAAACATTCTCGATTTCATTAGTATTCAAGCCCATTAAAGCCTTTATTACATGCTCTCTTTTTCCATTAGTTTCAACCCTAGCGTCATCTTTAACACTTTCAGCTACAGTATTACAAATATCGTTAATTTCATCTTTATCTGGTAAAGGAAAATCAATAACAGTAATATCCTTTTCCAAGTCAGATGGTATGCTAAGCTCTGGAGCAATAATAACAACGTTCTTCTGTACTAACTTTAATGATTTATTCAATTCCCTAAGATAACGTACTATCTCTGGGTTTGAATCTATCATAAAAGCATGAAAGTCCAAAAGAATAAAAATACCCCTTTTCTTGATATTATTGATAAAATGTAATGCTTCAATAGGATTCATAGTTGCTGTGTTTACCGTAGTTATATCTTTCAATTCCCGTATACCACATACCAAAGACCAAACATATATAGTAGGTGAATTCTCTATAGACCTTCTAGTGATATCATTAATACTCTGGATAACTCTATCTTCCTCACTAGATACCACATAAATTAACGGATATCTAGCTCTGATAAGTATATCAATCTCTTTTATCTCTTTCATTTTTTTTTCATTCATTTTTTTTGTTTGATTTTAATTTTTGTTAATATTTAAATTTATCGACAAAATTTATGTCTTGCCATCATACTAAATATGTCGCATTTGTTTATAAATATACGTTATTTATTATATAATTATATTATAGTTATCATAAGTTATAATAAAAAAAAAGTGTTAATTATTTAGGTTTATTATTTTTTTCTAATGTTCTATTAGCCTTTTTTAGACATCTTGGACAATACATTAATTATATCACCTTTATTTCTACTATTCCGAATACTCTATTACATTCAATACAAAAACATAACCAGAATTCGTTGAACTTTTTCCAGTTCTCAACTGGTCTTAAACTCCCTTTACATTCTGGACAATCCATATTAATCTCCTTTGAAGTAATTGCATTGTTCATCCAGCAAATTAAATGCTTCCCTTACATCACTGATAGTACATTCACAAACTTCATATGGGTGTTCTTTGCCTAATATTTTTACATCTTCGCTTGTATTATAATCAAGATATGAACCAATTATCTCTTTAGCTCTACTAATTGGCATAGTCATTTTATTTATCACCATATAAATGAAGTAACACAAGATAGAACTCATAATGAGTCTTATTACTTCTACATAGTTTTGCTGTTAACTTAGTATGATATTTAACAGCCTTCCTCTGTGATTTATGATATTTAATAGCTTTCCATCCTCCATCAGTAAAGTCAAATCTATTAAGGGCATGATTTACATTTAGAGCTTCAATAAAATATATCGCTGTTTCATTCTCATCAATCTTACCAGTTATATTATGAGTATGAACTGCTGTAGATAAAAGCAAAACTGGTTTAGTAAATGTTGGTGGGGCATATGCAGAAATCAATCGCATTATATTACCCCCAGCTTAACCAACTTGCCAATAATTATATTCTTACCATTTTCAAAGTTTTTCTTCATTATTATTATACCCCATTACTGATTTATTATTTTTTCCTAATGTTTTTACAAGTGTGCAATCATATATAGTACCAAATACGCCACCATCCTGCTTACGTATCTCATTCCCAGTAATAATATAACTACCAAGCCCTAAGTCCTTTAGAACATCTGATATTGGGATAATATGATAAGAGGACATATAAGGATTAAATATATTATTTCCCTCATCAACTTTAGCTTGTCCCTTAACCATGTCAACATCTAATACATCTACGATAATAAAAGCATTAGCAAACTGTCCACCACCGAGTAGTATGGCTTTCTTACCTATTTGCTGTTTAGCAAGTTCTAAGTATTCTTTATTTATTTCCATTATATTACCCCCAAATTGACTAATTTAGCCCATATAACATCCTTACCACCTTTAGACTCTAAAAACTTATCTAAACGTGTCATGACTTCCCAACAGAGATTACATTTGTCATGAGCAATTGTATTAACTGGTTTTCCACAAATATGACAATTTGGGATACAATTACGGCAAAAAGAACCCATACCATTAGAAGTTCTTGGTACACCAATTATTCCTTGTTTACAATTTCCACATTGCATTATTATAATCCCTCTAAACCATTTCTCTTAATAAAATCCTTAGTCCATTCTTTTAGGTCATTATCATTTTTAATACCAAGCACTTCTCTTATAGTAACCTTTTCCCCAGCGTCAATTTTACGTTTAAGTTCTCTATTATCATCAGTTAGACCATCTTCTCCTATGAAATTAAAATAGAATCTCGGCATATGCTGAAACATCATAATACCCTTACGATTATCAGACTTTCTAGTACAAGTTATATGGGGTGCTAGGAAGCTATGAACTTTAAAATCTTTTTGAAGCTCTTGAGTATCCCATACTTGTCCGTATTTCTTTTCTAATTCTTCTCTATTCATATTCATAATCATCTCCGAATAGGTTTAAGTCCTTAGCTAAGTCCCAGTATTCTACTTTATCATCATCGTTAAGCTCGTTTATAACGTCTCCCCAATTTACTAATTCACAATACTTTTGTTTAGCTTTTGTTTCTAAGACCTTTATCCTATCCAACTTTTCTTTTTTATTCATATTATTCACTCCCACTAAAGAAGTATTGAAGCCTCAATTCAGTGTTAATTGTCTTATCATAATAAAAAAAAGAGATTTATTATTAATTTATATTTACTTTACTGTATGGTCTGGTTTGCCTTTCCTATCTGGAATATCTTTACCACTAACAAAATCAAGTCCAGCACTATTAAGCATCTGTCCAGTGAATTTTATAACGCCATCTGATTGCTCCTTACTTTCAGTTAATACTTCATCATCCATACTATCCCAATAATCTGCATCATCATGAACTTTATCGAGTATTCCATGTCTTTCACAAACCTTCAACATACTACAAACAATTTTATGGCATTTCATAAAGTCTTCTGCATACTGAGTCTTAGTAAATTCGTGGGATGTCCATAGATTAATTCCTCTATGGAATAGCATTACAGTAAACCATTCAGAGCCCTTCATTACATTAACTTCGAATCCGATTCCCTTATTTGCTTTCCACCCAATATCACAATCACTAGCCTTATCGTCCATATGAACTTTAGATATACTTATTATATCCATAGGCTTTATTACCTCATATATTAACTCCAATCTTGACAATAATTCTTTTCCAGAACCATTGAATTTGAAGTCAAAATGTATTGTTATGCCCATATTTTTCTCTTCACAATTCTTTTATCTTTCCACTAATGAAACCATTACATTTCAAAATTAGTGTTATTTGTTGTATTTTATTAAGAAAACTTAAAAAAAATGAAAAAAAGTTAAATTTATATTACTAAGTGTCTAATCGCAATAGTACCATCTTTATACCTAACGGCATATCTACTAAGATTATGACTCCCATTCCATCCACTACAAAATTTATGTACCCAATCAAGAAAGTATGTATATTCAATACCCTCTGAGATATACGCCTTAATTAAAGTAGAATGTCCATACCTACCTCTATCATCTAATCTGCTCCAAGATACTAAATCCTTAGACCATAGATATGGTAAATAATCTACATAATCAGATACAACAGAAACATCATGGTCTCTTAACTGTCTTAACCATCTACGATACTGCAAGTTATTTCCATATATCTTTCTCTCCCAATAACTACGCCTTCTCTGATATGCCTTCCATTCTGTATCACTTTTTCTATCACGCCCAGCATTACGATTCCAATAATTATCATACTCCGTCAACCCTAATATAATCTTTGCTAAACGGTCATCTTTGGCTTTAACATATTGGTAAACATCTCTTATGAATATATCCATATTAGCACATACTCTTAAATGATATAATGCACGAAGGAATATAGAATTATTCGCATTTTCCATATCAATATTATATAAACGGATACAACCAAATACTATTTCTCGATAACTATTCATTACAAACTCTTTTCTCTCACGTGTTTTATATTCCTTCCACATAGTATCAAGATGAGTCAATAAGCTATGAAATATATGTATATCCTTATGACATAATTCTTTTAATAATGGCATAGCTAAGTTACTATGTAGCACATTCGGGTTGTATTTATTCTCAACCCAAGCTTGAATATTACTACAATGCCCCCAAAACTCTGTTTCTGGTGGTATAAGATGCTCTTCACTATTATCAGTGACTTCCATCTCACCTGAATACTTTCTTTGAAACTCATCTATATTTACACAATTCTCATCCTCAGCTTCCATAGTTGGTATATTTATGAGCAAAAACATACATTGGAAAAATCTTTTACCGTTAATGAATATGTCTGTCCTATCTCCAATAAGACGTAAGTCAATAAACTCATTAATAACATACTTCTTGAACTCTGTTTTATTATAACATGTCTTACAATAAGGTTCACCTTCATAACCGTATTTAATATCACCAAGCATATTATAACTAATCTGACATTTAGTACATAGTACATGTTCGTCCTTTCTCTTATTATAACATTTATGACATATAACTGTGCCATGCCCTATATCATTAACGTAATATACATTATCTTTATGGAAAGACAATCGACAGTAATGACAGATTACCCAATCAGAATCACTATTACCATTTACGTCCTTAATTATTTCTTCCATTTCATTACGCTCTCTTTAATTTAATGTATAACTATAAATACTCCATAAAACCAATCAGAATTGCTAAATAGCTCATCCTTTTGTCTTATATTCGGAGTTGGATATAAGATACCAAAAAAACGATTACTTATTAATTATAATTTTAATGCTTTTAATACTGCTAGACCCTTATAATCTAAAAATGTATGTTGCTTTTTAATTACTCTCAAATTCCAAAGTGTCTATAACTCCTTATTATTGATTTATCGACATATTCTTCTTCAATAAACTGAAACGATATTCCTAATTCCTTCAGCTTATCACAGTACGTTGATAAGTCGCAATCTTCTTCCAGATAGGCAAACTTATCTTTCATATATGAATATTGACTAATATTTTTTTCAATACCTAACTCCTTCAGTCTTGAAATAAGGACTTTAGCCCATCCATGTCCTGCATCTGTATATAAATGAATTACTTCCATTATTCATCAATTATAGTTATTTCTATTTTGTTTTCATATTCAGAAACATTGAAACTAACATTACCCTTTATATTATTTATAATATTCTCCAAATATTCTAATAATTCCTTCTTGTTTATCATATCTAACTTCTCTTTTATTCCTTACCGAGGAGCATTTGAAAGCCCATGCTCGGTATTATGTAATAAAAAAAATTAGAGTTATCTTTGAGTTTTAATATCATCAGTTAAGTCTATTATGGACATGATAGGCTTATGAGGACGGTCAAAATATTTCATAGAATGAAGTATATCACCTATATCTGGTGGACAATCCATTCTCAATAATAAATGTCCTTTCCAATATATTAGAAAACTAGCCTGACTACTTAAACTATGACAGTCACTCCATATAGATACATTATATTTATCTCTTAGTATATTTGCATTTATAATATAACGGTCAAAAACGATTCGATGAACCCTATAATATATTATACCCTCAGAATTAAGTTGCTCATTAGTTATCAATGCTAATCTAACAAATATATCCTTATAATCCTCGATAAAGTCTTCTCTGTCACATTCTTCATCTGGGCTATATCCTATTGTTGATTCTGCGTAATGCCTTAGGCTTTCTACATAGTCAATCTTATTTGATATATCAGAGTCTGTTTTACGTACACATGTATTATCTAAGTTTATAATCACATCATAAAGACATGAGCATAGATTTATATCTTTTTCTTGGTCTAATTGTTTATTTGACATACTAATTAAATCCTACTGAAGAAGCTATGAGACTTCATATTCAGTATTATTTGTTTTATCATTATTATAATAAAAAAAAGGTATTAAATTTAGTCTATAATAGTTAGGTTTAACATTATGTAAATGGTTTACCACATACCTCGCAAAAGCCTCTATTACCAATAGGACACTTAGCCAAATCATCACAACCAGAACAATCGAATAGAGTTATCATATATTCAGAACATTTATGTTTGGATTTTGGCAATAACAACTTCTTATAATCTGGTGTACCTTCTAATACTGAAAGGTATTCACGCAAGATATCACTTATCGAATCAATTACTTTATCCATATTTATATCTAATTTCTTATCGTCAATATGATATAATCTAAAAGATAAAATAATACGCAATTTGCGAAGTATCTCAAACTTATACGCATTTGGAGTATATCCTGCAAGAGCTTCAACAAGAGCCTTACCTTTATCCAGATGGCTTAAATTCGACAACAGTTTATTTAATTCTACATTCATTTTGTTTACTCTCACACCGAAGAGCATTCGAAAGCTCATATTCGGTATTACGTAATAAAAAAAAGAATAGTTTATATAGAAGTAACTCCAACTGAGAGCTCAATCTCTCTATTATGCTTTACTATCTTTTCAATAATTCGTCTTTCCTTGCGAAGTATTCTCAAATTGTACTTGTTGCTCATAATAAGACCAAGAAGTAATTCTTTTTCATCATTATTAACTTCATTAAGATAATTCTGAATAAGAAGTTTGAGTTTACCCTTACAATCGAAAATCTTAATATCGAAAGTATTCAAACCGTTTCGTGTAGTTCTCATAACTCATCACATATCTAAAATTTTTTTTGGTTTAAAAAATGGTTTAAATTGGATTAAAAATCGATTAAATTTAAAGTTTACTAAAAAATCAAACCGAAGGTAAGCCAGATAAATGTTTCGGCAGAGTAGAGTAAACGGAAGGCAGTTAGAGATACGATTTGGCAGTAATGATTTCTTAAACGAAGTACAAATAGGGGAAAGAACAACACACCCCTTAATACCAAATAAGTAACCATTTATATCAATAATCAATTCTAAATTCCAACTAACCTAATATAATTATGTAATTTAACCATAACCGTAATTAAATCATTCTTTATTATCTTAATTATCATAACCTAACCTTTAACTAACCACAAATTAATGTATATATATAAATACATACCCATAAATGTAATTTTCACTAAATAGTGACCTCTAGAAAAGAAAGTTACTAAATTTGAATTGTTCTTACAATCAATCATCATTTATACTCTATTAGCTTACTTATCAGAGTAAAAAAAATTAGGTTTGAAAGGAAAATCCGACAAATAAAACGTATTTTTAATCGATTTTAAAGGGAATTTGAAGGCATTTTTTTGGATAAATAGGTAAAAATATTGAGAAAAATTTAATAGCGAAATAATCAATTTTTTTGATGTTTTAGGAAAATTATGGTTTAAAATGCCAAATTTTAGGAGTTTAAAGGAAAAAAAGTCAAAACAATAATCAGATAATAAACCAAGCATAATTTAACACATTTCAATTTTAAGCATGATTAGAAAGAATAAAAAAAAGAGTTAAGATTTGATTACTAAATAGAAAGGTCGTTTTAAATCGATAAAACGTTATCAGAATCCAAGTTATCTGAATTGAAAACAACTTTTGCAATTGCAGTTAAAAAATCAATTTGTTTAACCCAATTATTAATCATTTGTCCCTTCACGTGACCAAATTGTTCAGAACTCTTGATTGTAAAACCCGTCCGCTGTTTTCCGTCCGTATATTGAAATAACGGATTCCCATCTGAATCTTTACATAAAAAGATTCCACTTAGTTTCTTAATAGGGATTTTTTTCCATTCGAACTTCCCTTTCTTTGTCCCTTCAGTAATGACTTTTTGCTCTTCCTTAAGGAATTTAAGAATTAAATCCTTACGTTCCTTACTCAAGATAGGTTGATTTACCATTTTTCATTCACTTTTTTTTTTTCAAGTTTTTTTTGTTGCCCGTTAAAATCTCACGTGCCTTTTAAAGTTTTCGATTTTTCGATACACCACCTTTTTGATTTTCAAGTCCCAGCTGTGCTATTTAGCAATAATTAAATTTAGAGTGTATATATAGTTATACATTAAATTATGAAGGTTATTAGGTTTAATTAAGGTTAACGGGGGGTGGGTAATTAAATTACCTTATCCATCCGACCCAAATTATATTAACCCTTCGTCCCAATAAATGTTATATGATATTTCAGATGTATAACCGAACCTATATTTTAAGTTTAGTTGGAAAATCTTTCGAGGGTTCTCGGTTAATTATATGAAAGTAAATAACCTCTCCATGCCCAACTCTCTGGTTATGTTTAGGATATAATTAGAAGGAAAAATTATCCGACCATAACCATAAATTTATAAATTTCATATGAATAGTATTAATTATTATGACCGATATTGATTATAGTATATTAGATAAAAATACGGCTAAAATTCTCGCTGAAGCACATAAATCAGTAGAAGGTGTTGATTTAAAACAACTTCAAATAACCAAAAAGAAGCTCGGATTAATTAAAAACATCATCAGCGATATATATAAAATTAAAGAGTGTTGTGGAGAAAAAAGGGGTATTGACCCATTAATGATGTTGATGATGATGAATAATATGAAGAGTGGAGAATCGATGGAAGTTCTATTAGAGAAAGCTAAAACCCTCTTGAAAAAGGATGGACTTCCAACATAGTAATATGCCAAAAAATTTTGATGATTTTGATGAACCAAGTTATGATGATTTTATAGAAAGATACACACCCATAATAGAAAACATCAAAACTATATTAAAAACTGTTGACCTTAATGCAGTAGCAGAATTATTTGAAACCTTTAGGTCACTCATGAAACATATAGACATATCAAAAGAACAACTATTAGAGATACTTGAACATTTTACCCAACATGGTGAACAGTTTAAAAAAGAGAAAATATGTTAATTAATTGTTATTGCTATAACTTTACCATCCGCATTCTTTATTAATGCTATCCTATCAAATAAATCAGGATTGTTATCAATTATTATATTTGCCATACTTTTATCCATCTTTATAGTATTAATGGTACGAAGCCTCACTGGGCTATTATATTTCTCATTTTGTCGTCCTTTTTTACCTAAAGCATAAGGCATCATAAGTAATACTTCTTTAAGTGCATTGATAATAACACTAATAACTCCCATAAAATCTTCATCCCCCTCTACAGTAAAAGTTGAATGCTTTGTTTCAGAATCAGTTTTTTGTGATATATTAAATTCCATAATAATTAAATAATTGTATGTTAACTTTATAAATTTTGACCTTCGTTAAAAATTAAAAAAAATTTTATTCAATACCTAATTTTGATTTTATTTTATTCATGGCTTCAGATATTGCATTAAACTGTTCTGATACATATTTCTTTACCTTACTTCTATCAATAAGATGATAAATAATACTAACTCGGAGTATTGTTGCATAGAAATCATCAATTAAAGTACGGAAGTTAGTAATTTCGTCTTTAAACTCTTTAACAAACCCTTCTTTAGAAACAGACATAATTATTTATTAGTTATTATGTTAACTTTATAAATTCTTTCAAATTCCACGAAATTCCAAACAATTATTGATAATTCCAAATAATTATTAAGTTAAGTTTAAAATGTTCTTATGATTAATTTTAATTGTTATGTTAGATATAGATGATGATTTTAGTTTTGAGGACTATACAGAAAAGCTTAGTCCAGTAATGAAGAATCTTAAGGAAATATTAAAAACCATTGATATTAAAACATTAGTAGAGTTATTTGATAATTTAATATCATTTATAAAATTTGTAGATATTTCAAGAGACACTCTAATAGAGGCACTCGAAATGTTTAAGAAATCTAAGTAATTTATCCGACCTTAAATTTTTTATATCCAAAAGATAAGTATTATTTATATGAGTAAAGATATCTTTGACCCTAAATCTGACTTTCTTAAGAGTATAAAAACTCCAAAAGATAGAAGTAAAGAAAAATTCATTAAAGAGTGGAATGAAAGGTATACCGACCCATATGAATATGGAATAATAACTTCCAACGCTAGAAAAGTATTTGTGTATTGTGATTATGTTTTCGAGTCAAATATAGCTCGTTCTCAAACAAAGAGAGACAAACTAAAAGAGTTACTATTAGAGACCATCCCCAAAATAAAGAGTGAAGATGGTAAAGATAATGCTTTTTATCCTATTAAGAAATTTAAGATAGACAATCCTATTAAGCTTATTATATCTAAGGACATCACTAAACGTAGGGCTGGAGAATTAGGTTATGGAGTTATATATGAATATTTAGATTTACTTCAAAATACTCTGAAACAAATGGGAAAATTGCAGTATACCATTAATGCCCATAAAAAAGAGAATAATATAATTAGGGAATGTAATATTATATGGGGAAGTGAACAAAGCAATATCTTACCTTAAATTTTTTATATCCAAAAAATAAATATTAATTATAATGCCCGTATCTAAGTTTAAATGTTCATCCCTATTAGGTAATGAAGGTATTGATACATATCATGCTTCTACAAATATAGAGGGTATTAAAAAGAAAGGTAATATTGGAAGGGATGGTAAAAGAATCTATATTGCCTTTACGAAGGAAGAGGCTCAAGACTATTTGAACGCCTTTATGAAATATAATGATTATGATAACCCTAGTTTTGGACTTACTAAATTTAAGTTAAATAAAAAAGACATATTTATGGACTGGGAATCCCCATTGGGTGGAAACCTTAAAGGTAGAGGTAGGGACTATTGGCGTTTAGCATGTGGCAATACTAGAGAAACTGAAGAAATATGCCATGATGTAATTGGGTTTGTACGTGATGCAGATAATACTCTACCTATAGAAGCATTATACCCTATATGCAAAAATATTGGTGAAGATGATTTTAGTAAATCCGTATGGGGTGTAACGGGTGTTGGTAAAAAAATTCCAATTAAAGATATTACATTTATATAAAGTCTGAAAGCATTTATTATGACAGATATTGATGATAAGATTACCTTAGTAGTATTATCTGGTACTATACTTGGTGGAATATAATTAATTACAAAACTTATCAGATTAATAAGAAAGAAAATACGATAATTATTTAACCCATTCTAACTTCCAATGGAACTTATTTCTAAACATTCGCTTTACCCACTTATAACAGATTACGTCATCAATTATATAAAAAGTCCCTTCCTCATTCTTGACTATTTTACGCTTAATTGTTATAACCACATTTAAAATGATATAATTTCGTATACAAAATAATTGCTTGAGTATTCAGTAAAATTGGTTTCCCGCACTTCTCACATATAAGTTCGATGTTTTTTATTACGAATCTTCCTTTGTTATTATCCATCATTTCACCTTTATTCTCGTTCATATATTATCCACCAACCATTCTTTTATAATCATCAGCCAATTTCTTTATATCTTCTTGCGAAAGCTCATTTATTTCTAACATTAATAGTTTATAACAATTATCACATACAACAGCCATATCCCACTCCATACTATCTGGGTATTTAGAAAAGTTTTCCTCACATTCTTTAGCACACTCTGCATCACTCCATCCCTTTTCATAATCGTTTCCACATTTAGCACATTTATAGCTATTATAAAGCTTCCCTCTACCCTTCTTCTTAGGTTTCTTCATTTTTTCTTTTTTACTATTTCATATTCTCCTCTTTCTAAGGTTTCCATTATAGAACCTATAGCCAATTGGGCATCTTCTAAAGCTTCGAATAGAGGGTTTCCCTCATATCTCTTTTGAAGGTTTTCATATAAATCTACTTGTCCTTCTCTCCATTTCTTTTCTTTTTCTTCTTCACTCATTTTTCTTTCTCCAATAAGTATAGAATAACTTTATTACAAAGAGTAATCATATTTCCAAATGATATATTGGTAATATCAAAGTTATCTTTATTCAAAAACTCTAAAAACTCTTTAGGAAGGCTATTATAACCCAGTTGGATTAGAACTTTTTTTAATTCAACCAAACTCTCATAAATCTCTTTTTTTACCTTAATAGCTACAAATTCTTTTTTATTTGGTGGTATAGATACTAACCATCCATGCTTTCTTAATTCGGGAATCATTGCTTCTAGCTCTTCTTTTGTAAGTTCCACATTATTATCGAGTTTTATTGGATGACATATAGGACATTCAGCATCATCAAGCTCAGAATAAAAAGCTTCTTTACAATCCGTACAATATATTTTAATTGTCATTATTTCTATTTCTTAATTTTAATAATTTAATTAATTCATAATAGGCTTCAGCTGTAAGATAATATTTTAATATCTTTTTATTATCATATTGACAAAAACATGGAAACACCACATAAGTATACCAATCTGGGTCAATACCTATTTTTATACTTGATGATGGATTCTTTACAATAGGGTGAGTTTCTAAAGTATTTATATTAAAATCTAATGGCTTTCCACATTCCCCGCAATGTAATATATTATTAATCACTTTCTCAGTCATTTTAAAAATCCCATCCATATATGATATAGTTCAGATATTCTACCATTTACTAATCCCACTGAATGCAGTTTATCCTTTACATCTTCACTTGGTATATTAAATACACTTATAATTGTTGCCATTCCGTCATGAAAGCCCTTATTAAATGCTTCAAACAAAGTTTTCTTCTTTACCTTTTTGTTTTTTATTGGTGTTTTATGTACAATTATTTTATCTATTCCAAGTTTATTTGGCTTACATTTTACAATTCTAGGTGGTGTATCTATATCATCTGATTCATTTACCTTACGTATCCAAAAGGATATACTTTTAAGTCTCTCCCTTACTTTAATAGAACTCGCTCTATACAAAAAGTTATTATCATATTCCCATAGCTCCTTTAGAATTTTGGCATCATTATCATTCTCAGATTCAAAACATAAAGCATGTGAATTGGTTCTTTCATCATTTACTATTTTAACCTTCATATATTCACCTTATTTATATTTTTTCTTCTTTTAAAGTGTTTCCTTCCAAATCACTAATTCTTGTGTAATTAAGGTCTAAATCAAAAACCTCTTCATTATAATCTTTCATAACACTGTCTATAGTTTCTCCTTCTTTTAAGGTATATTCACCACCACACCAAACAATTACTTTTTTCTCTTCACTCATTATTTAACCTCTCTAATTCTTTTTCGATATCTTCTATCTGTTTCTCAATTATGTTTATAAATGAGCTCAGATATAGTATTAGCTTCTTTAAAGGAGTAGTGTCTACATAAGTATTATATAATACCTCTTTAACTTCCATCTTCCAGCCCATTGATTTCTCAATGCCCTTTGCTATATTCTCAGCAACTTCCTTACTCTTTTGAGCAGAGTGGATAAATTTAGCTTCCCACTGAATAACAAGATATATCGCTTTACTACCAAGCATTTTCTTCTAACTCCTTATATTTTTTTAAACTTTCTCGGTTAATATAACCCACACAAATGTCTGGTTTACTTATTTTATCTTTAATTATACAAATATCGTCAAAACCACAATCATCGTGTACTGGACATTTCATTTTTTATCTCTCACTTCAAATATATCTGTGCCATCTAAGGCTTTAATTAATTCTTTCCCTAACTTTCTTTTATCCATTAAACCTTTAATAAATTCACTTATTTCATTAAGGCAGATTGTATCATAAATAACATTACCCTCTGAAAAAAAACAATATTTTCTCCATGCTGAGTGCCATTTAATAACTCCTAATATATTTCCAAATTTTATATTTACCACAGCATAGACCATAGTTTTAGGTTTCTTCTCTAAAAAATCAAATCTAATATACTTCTTCTTGTTTTTTATCATATATTAACTTCCGCTCAAGCTTTTGTCTAATTCATTCATCATATTCTTAATCATTTCATTCATACCCCCTTCTTCATTAAAATCATCTATATTCTTAAAGCGTTTTAATAGGAATTCCAAAGCAGCTGATAATGATGATTTCTCAGACTCCGTAAAGAAATGAAATCTATCAAACTCCCATATATAGTTTCCTGATTTTGAGTACAATTTCATATATTAACTATCTCCTTTAATTTGTTTTTTAAGTAGTCTATCTTGCTTTTTTAATTCAACCTTAATTTGTCCTTCAAACCATTCTTTTAATTTATCTGGGTCTGGTTTTTTATTTGACATCTAATTTCACCCCACAATAAGGACAGAATTTTATATAATATATCGTTATTCCATAATTCCCAAGATATATACACCAAATTGTATGAGTAATTGGGGTAGTACAAATTATAATTTTATCCTTATACTTCATCTCATCGCAGTTATGCTTTGGCATTTAATTTCTCCTTTAAATCATTTGGGACACATTCAAGACAAACTAATTCTGATTCTATAACATCAGTCGCTATAACAGAGAAACCTATCTGTTTATTATCGTGAATTATTACTATAGTGCTTAAAGTATATCTTCCCTCTTTACCACATTTCCAACATTTTTTTGATACATCAATTTCACTATCTGGCATTCAATATTTCCTTTAATTTATTATATTCAACACATTGAGTATCACAATCAGTACATCTCTCTTTATCAATCCAATCATCTTCAAGAATACATTTAACTGCTATATGTCCTATGCTATACGTTTTTGGATTCCTGAAATGTCGTATGAACCACCCTCTTAAACCAGCTTTCCAATTCTTTTTTTTATAATCCAACATTTAATCTCTCCTTTAAATCTAATATCACATTATCTTTATCATCTAAGGCACTATTTAACTTAAAAAATATATTTGGTATGGCACGAATAAATTCACTTAAGGTCATCTTTCGGTATCCCGCTTGGTTTTGATACCATTTTTGATGCTCTTCATTAATTTTAGCACTAATTTTTTTGGGGAATAAACTTGGTTTATTTCGAGATACTACTTTCTTTTTTGCCACATATTTTATATTAATGTTAACTTTATAAACATTCTTATTCGTCAGACCGTCAGACCCAAAAATACCTCTATAAATTGTAAAAGGTAGTACGGATAATCCCTAAAATTTTTATATTTTTAAATCAATTCTATATTTAATGGAAGAGTCTGATATTACTAATTGGTATCAAGCTGGAAAAAAAATTATAGAGAATTTTTATAAAGACTATAATTATGAAAGATTTCGCCCCTTTTATCATGGTACAAGTTCTTATCATATTAAGAATATAAAGAAACTTGGATTATGCCCACGAGGAGAAACACCATCCGTATGGGATGAACTACCAAGTCATAAGGATAGGATATACTTTGCTCAATGTCAAGATTATTTACCAAATACAGCTGCTAATTATGCAGTTAGCCAAGCAGAATGGTTTAGAAATACTCGTTTTAAAAAAAATATACCCATACAACATATATATAAAGGTGAGAAATTAGAAAAAACATTCCAAGATGTTGATTTTTCTGAAGAACCGATTACCATGTTTGTTAAATTTGATGCTATTGATAAATATAAGGAATTTATAGATGCTGATACTGACCGTTCATATATTGATGAGATAACAGACCCAGATTATAATTATCAAACCTTTTATAAACAAGACCCTCATTCAAACATAATTAATAATTCAAAAGCATCTAACTACTCGGTTTTATGTAGTAGTAGAATAGAAAAGTCTGTAATAGATGTATTAGATACTTTATGGATAAAATGTGGCTGGAAATGTGTTAAAGATATTATTGATAAAGATATACCACCTTCCATAAAAAGCCTTTATGCATTACCATTAACTATTTCATTACGCAAATGTTCAATTCCACCAGAAGACTTAACAGTATTAACAAAGGAAGAATGGAATGAAGACAAAAAAAACTGTTGGGAATGGAATACAAAAACTGGTGGATGTGATAATAAAGAGATTACATTAAAACAAAAATATGCTAATTTAATTGAAAAATATGATGTTAAATTTTGGACATATCATGATATTGAACGTAGAGTGAAGGAGAAGGCACGTTCTAGGGAAGCTGAAAAGGAAATTCCATTTGCTAGAAAAGAATTAGTTGATTATATACAAAAAGAAAAAGTGCCTAAATTTTTACAGATGTTAGAAAAATTATGATTTTATAACTTTTCTACATTTTGGACATCGGTAATATTTCCCTGATATATGTTTCATAATTATCCAACATGCTGGACAATATACATCTTTAAAACTAACTGATGATAAATCTCTTGAGGCTTTATCAGTCTCAGAATCAAAATCTTTATCTTCCCAACCCCAATAAATATTACATTTTTCATATACAGTTTTTCCAGAATTAACAAAATCATTTATATCTTTATGAAGTACCTCAGCAGTCTTTTGTACATCCTCATGCAATCCTAGATAGTCAAAATCACACAATATAAATCTATGTCGTGACCCCATTCGCCAATAATCACCCTCTTCTTTACTACCAAGTGATAACACAGATGTATCAAAAGCACATCCCTCTGTATATATTATTTCATCGTCACTTTTTAATTTTTTCTTTATATTTTCAACAACATTGATTAGTCTTTCTTTATCTCTTTTTAATTGTGTAGGATGTTTTCTATCATATTTAGGTTTTACATCACATTTTATGAATATCTTAAATTCATTTGGCATTTTCTTTATAATTCTTTTTAATAATAATATTAAGGTGATAGAAATATAAAAAATTGGCTGAAAATTTTTAAGTTCATATACTAATTATTATTCATGAGAAATAATGAACAGTCTCTGAAATATGCAGAGACGCTTCGAGAATTTTATTCTGAAATGTCGAAAAAAGACATTCCATTTGACCAACTTCTTGATTTCTATGCTAATGAACTTCTATCGGATATGCCTAAAAACATCCGAGAAGGATGTATAAAACTGAGTGATTTTAGTGAGAAAGATTGGAAATGCCTTATTGCTGCAAACGTAGGAAGCGATAAACTGGTTTCATATGGAATAAAAGGCTCTATCGTTAAAGAGAGAGGTACAAAAATGAGTTGGTCTAACGGTTCTCGAACTTGGTTTACTCATCAACCTGTTGATAAAAGAGACTCAATTAGGCTTGATGCTAATGAAATGATTATTCCATGTTCATTTAAAAGAGCTGAAAGACTGAGATGTTATATTAATGAATTACCACTTTATTATAGCTCTACGGAAGCAAAGATGAGGGGGGAGATTTCTGCTAAGGATTCATTAGATATCTATACTGAGGGAAGAGTAGGTAGTATTCTTGATTCACTACCAAAAGACCAAGCTGATAAATTAAAAGACCAAATTAGAAAAAAAGGGTGGGGTTTTTTCTTTGGTTCGTGAAAAATATTCCTTTCCTAAAGGCTATTGTTTAGTAAATAATAGAGCAAGTTTTGAAGATGTAATTCAAACAGTAGAAAATATTCCCTTAGAGTTAATGCCACCATCCTTTAAAAAAGCAGAAGATTTTGTAAGAAATGTAATGAAAATAGATTATGGTCATTGGAGTCCAGAAGAAGCAGATGGAAGTAATTTTGAAAAAGTGTGTCATTTTGGTCAAACAGCGGAAGAGGCAGTGAGAGACTTTGATTTACATGAGGCACGATTAACTATTGAGTATGGTCTTAGTGGGGGAGCTTGGCATTTAAAAAAGATAAAGCATCTTTTAGATAAGGATTTCTATGATGAATGGATTGAACCTAAATACCAAAATCCTAATACCGTTGGTAGAGAAGACTTAACAAGTAAGTTATATATGTTAGCGAGTGATGTCTATAATGGTAGACGTGAAGACTTTATGGATAATGATATTAGAGAATTATTTACTGAAAGTAAAATATTAGGGGATATGATGGATTTTGGAAGTGAATCAACTAAAACAAAAGAGGAAAATAGAGCGATACGAAAGGAAGCAAGTGAAATCAGAAGCAGAGGAAATGCTATGATTGAAGCTAAAAAGCAACATATAAAGGATGAGATTCATAATAGAGCCATCGAAAATTGGTATGAGAAATATGCGTGGGATTTTGATAAGGAAGAGAGAAATGAATTAAAAAACCCGTACAAATAAGTAGAGAAGAAATGATAATGCGGGATTGGTTTAAAAAAAAATAATAAAAAAAAAGATTTTAAAAATACTAAATGTTAGGATTTATTAGCGTTTATTTTTTACCTTGTTTCTTTCCGCCACCAGTTTTACCTTTACAGTCATCACTAGCTGCATAGAAATCCTTTCCAGCCAATAATTCCTTTCTCATACATCTAGAACGGTTATTAGTGCCAGGTGACCTACGTACTCCACCTTTGTTATTAAGATTAATAACCATTTTCTTTCCAAGCAATAGAACTTGTCTTCCTTTTCCCATAACTTTTCAACTCAGTTATTTTTTTACTTTTTAATGTTAAATTAAAAATAAGCAAACTTATATATAAAGATGTGTTCAAGCTATATCTTTAACATTATCATTCATTAAATATAGGCGCAATTAATCTTTCTTGACCTTCTATATCAATAACAAAATAGTCTCCCAGTACTTCCTTTATATTATCATCAATTATCAAAACAAGTCTACCTATCTTAATAATATCTGTATTTAATTGATAATGTGCTACTCTCTTTTCTACTGTACCGTTATGAATTACTCCATTTTTAATCCACGTTTTTAGTCGTGAAATAATAAGATTGTTTTTTTTTAGTGATTCACTTCTATTTTTTGGTTTAAATATCGTATTAGCTATTTCTGTACTTGTAAGGTCTTCATTATCCAAAAAAAGATTTAGCATTTTTACTCCTATTTCATCAAACTTCATTCTCTCTCTCTTCGTCTGTTAATCTATTAAACTTATTTAATACAGCAATATCTAAATTATTTATTTCTTTTCCACTACAATGTTCACCAATTTTAATATTACCATTTTTTCCGAATTCTATCTTACACTTATCACCAAAATCTAATATTTCTTTTTCTTCACTCATTTTTATCATCTCTTAATTGTTTTTTATTTCTTTTAACTCTTGGTAATATATTTATTTTTATTCTACGACCAATATATCTATATATGGATGTTTCTTCTTTATTCTCCATATTATATAGGACATCCTTCTAATGCTTTTTTATTATAAGAAGCTTTAACATCATCGGAAAGTTTACCCCATCCCTTGTCAGTAAGACATTTTCCAAAATTACCAGATTTTTTAGCACATACTTTCATATAGCAATTATAGCCAGACATTTGTTTTTTCTCTCCCTTTACCTTATTAGCCTTTCTTGAGGTTTTTGATGTTTTTTTAGCACAATTAGTCATTAATTCTTCTAATAATTCAATCTTTCCAGTATGAGACCTAACATTTTTAAGCTGGAAAAGTGCTGCTCCACCAGAACATTCTCCCATTCCGCCCTTTCCCATTTCATTTAACCTCATTTAATTCTTTTAGGAATGACTTAAATACTCCAGTTTTCATAGTTTTATAATTTGTTGGTTCTTTATCTGGAAATTTTTCTTTAAAGAGACTTATTTCTTTTGCTATGGAAGCAAGTTCTGGATAACGTATACCTATTTTTTCAATATTATATAGTACGGACTGTCTTTTACCAGTCTCTGGAAAGACACCATGTTCACGCCCAAGAAGTGCGATATTAGTAGCCCATGCCTCTATTACTTCACTATCCAACACCTTCGCTACCTTTGTCTTAATATCTCCATATTTATTTCTTAAATCCCTTTTTTTTTTATCGCTTATATATTCTCCACAATAGTCTTTTACTACTTTATGTCCTATTATAGCATTCCCTATTGGAGTAAATATTTTGTGAATATTTTCAAGATTATTATATTCATCTCCTATCTCAGTAAATTTATCTTCATATTCATAAGTATTATCTATGATACCATCATAGGCAAGATGACATATTTTAACCATTTCATTATGATTAAATGTAAATGCTGGTTCTCTTCTTGCTTTTATTAATAATCTTTTCTCTACAGTAGCTTTTTCTAGCTCAACCATCATTTTTCTAAATGGTAAATCACTACCACCTACGGCTAGAACCTTTCTTCTATGCTCTGCTTGTGCTTTAGCTAACTGCTCTTTATATCCTACTATATCAAACACCCTTCATCAGCTTTATCTTTCCAAGAATCTTCCTTACCATTATATTCAGTTTGCCTTATTTTCCAACCCAATGTTCCACTATACTTTTCATCACTAGATTTCATACAAGTTTGAAAGTCAAGTGTCTCTCCTTCAAATGATTGACTACTACACCATTTTAGATAACAATTCCACCTATTTAAAGGGCGTTTAGGTTTTGGTATATGAGCAGCAATCGCAGCCCCTTTTCCAACACCAGTGGCACATGAACTTATTATAGTATTAAGAAAAGATTCTTGTTCTTTTTTTGATTTATTTTTAGTAAAAAGCCATTTAAATTCTTTTCTCGCCCAATACGGGTCACATATATGATATTTAGTTCTTTTTTTAGGCTCTATCTTTTTTGGGGGTGGGGGTGTTTCATCATTTTCAGACGTATATATTTGTGGAATTTCTGCTTCTACCATTATAAATCAACCTTATTATGTTTGCATACTGCCCTTTTCCCGTCTGGGGATATATTACATGCCTCTGTGAAGTTTGTGGTCTTATCCTTTAATATAAGTGTAGGAGCACCTTTAACATTGTGTAGAGCAGCTAATTTACGAGCTGACTCATCATTAGATAGATTTCCAATCTTTATCTTTCCACTCGCTATTCTATCCTTTAGTTTCTCTTTAGCATCGGCACAATGACCGCATCCATCTAAAACCAGCATTGTAACTTCATAATCATCTAAAGACTTATTATTACTTGACATTATAATAATACTTTATTTTTTTACTATAAAAGATTTAGGCTCTAATTCAAATATAAAAAAAAGATTATCTTACGGTACACTCTTTAAAGCCCTTATAAGCTCGATATAACAACACAGAGCCAATACCCTTAAGAATTATACTAGGTATCCAAGCAGCTGTTTTTCCTATATGTTTATATGTTTTCCAATAGGCTACACATCCAACTAAACCTATAATTGAACCATAAAGAAGATTATTTCTAAATTTAGGACAATACTTCCATTTTTCTATTAGCTGTGTTATTGGCTTAGGTTTAATTATTTGTGTAGGCATTATTATACTATACGATTATTTATTATTTAAATTATATTATTATTATTTCTTTAGTCTGTCTTACCAAACCAGTCTCCAACTGTTACTGGGAATCCCACATCTGATGGAAATTCCTTTTTATTATTACAAAGTATTTGTTTATCTTTCACTAATTCCTGTACCACACATACAATATCATTATCCATTTCCATTACTATACCACCATTCTGATATATATCTGTACTAATAGAATTACCTATACTAACCATATTTACTGGTGTGATAACTGTAGGGTCAATATTCTCTTCCATATCATTGTCATACACTTCAACTCTCCATGTCCCATCAGCATTCAAATCAAGTGCTAATTTATATACTTCTAATCCAACCATACCACCCCTTCTATTCCTCATTTCAACCATTCCCTCATTGTCGGTTCTTTACTACATACTGCTGCTGTTAAGACCTCATCACCCATAATCGTCTTTTCTAATTTACAATATCCATTTTTGTCATTATAATTAATAGCTAAGGTATTTTCTATTATACCAAATTCATCAACGTCATCCTCTCCTTTATCATAACTCCATAATGTTGTGCTTGTACTATCTTCAGCACGAATAGAATTAACTTGAAATCCATCTAAAGTAGAACCTTCATTAGTAGTATGATGTACCTCACAGAAGAATATAGTTGAAGTTTCAGTTGGATAACATATTACCCGTGAAATCCTACTCCAAGTCTTTATAATCGTCTCTGTCATTCTTCTAGCCACTCTCCCATAGTTATATGAGGTTTACATTCTATAATTTTAGTACCAATATTTAGCATATGTATTATTTTACACTCGGAATGCTTAGGAAAATCAACAACTATTTTATTTAAATGCTTTATTTTTATGTCTGCTTTCTTCAAATCAAAATCAGAGACCCCCATTCTGTATTGAGCCAGCCCCTTATCATTCCGCATGGCGCAATCCCAAGCATTTGTATCACTATTATATTCACACTCAATTTTATCAACTCCCTTCATCGAACCACTCACCCATAGTCATTACATGTTTACAATGAAATATATCATTAGGAGTTTCTTGTGTCTCTCTCGTACATATAATATATTCGCCCTCTTTAATTGGTTTTACTTCTATTGCTTCATAGTCAGGGTATAATGTTGCACTTACATTATTATTACCCTCAAAAATCACTTTCTTTATACCTCTATAACTCTTTCCGATTGAATGTAGCGTATCGAAAAAACATGTAAATCCCCCAGTATTTTCTGTCTTTATACAATAAATCCGTGTTATTAACTCTTTTTTATATAACATTATTTTTTTTTCTTTTTTATTATATCACATTTATCCATTGTATCTCTTAAATCATTAAAGGCTTCTATAACTTTTTCTTTTCCACTTTTCTTAAGCCATAACCAATAAAGAGCCTTCTTTTCTACTTCATCAATACAATCTTTAAAATCTTTTTCACTCATTCTAAACATCTCTTTTTTTAGTCTTTATCTAATGTAATTCTATATGCTGGAGCAAAATAATATATAAAATCCTCAATAGTACCACAAATTAGAACTTTCTTTTTACTATTATATTTATTTCCTATTATACAATGATAATCTGGGTCATTTCGTCTCTTAGTTTTAAAGCTAATATACGCATCTTTTCCACCAGTATTAATGGCTTTCCCAAAAGTAATAGGTTCTTTCCCCACAAAAAGATTACATTTACCAGTTTTATCTAAAATATTGATATGGTCTATATTATCAATATCATATTCATTAAATCTACCCCCACATCTCCAAGACTCGCCATTAAAAGCACAGTCCATCTTTACTTTATTAAGCATTTTTGGGTTATCAATACCCTTTTCTTCAGCAACAAAGTTTATTAACTCCTTTAGATTACTAGGATCTCTCTCTTTCTTAATAGATTTAATTCTACCCTCTCTTGATTCTATATCTTTCATATCCTAAACATCTCTTTTTTTAATTTATTTATTATCTCAAGAGTAGTGTCTTTTTTACCATACCCTTTATTTTTGGCTCTAACAGCAGCTTGAAGCCCAGACATAGACCCATCTAAATATTTATGTAGAGTATAGGCTTTAATAATATCAAAAGTAGAATATTTACTGCCATATAAAAAAATCATTTGAATTAAGGCTTTTAGGTCATGCCCACCCATATCTCGATGTTTTTGCCTATATTTCTTAGCAAATCTATCCATAAATGCGTGAAGGTCATGTATGTAGAGAGCCGAAGGGACTATTCTATACCACTAAAACCTAAAAGCATTGAGTTCATCAAATTATGAAGCGTACGGGAGGGCATACTTTATTATCACCATTTCTATAAATAGTTATACTTTCTTTATTTATATTTTAGTTTTCTCTTATAAAAATATGACTGAACCTATAAAAACCAAATATAATAAAGAAGAGGGAGAATGTTTTACTCTCTAATCTCTTTTTTTTCCAAATTCTACATATGCATCCCATTCAATATCAAGCTGGTTTATATCAAGAAAAAGCTTTTCTATAGATTTTGTTAGAGTAGATGTTAAATGACAATTATTATTAACAACATCAAAATAAAGGGTATTAGCCCTTATTTGTTTCTTTAGAGTATATAAATCCTCTCGTTCTCCAAGAGTAAAATCTAAGATAGAATTGCTTACATTAGATAATTGTGTCCTTAATCCCATGATTGCTAATGTGCATAAGACCATCTTGTCCAGCTTCTTAACCATAGCATTATTACGCCTTTATTTTGCTATATCTTCTGAGCCGTCTGTTGGAGTTGCTGAGACTTCTGTTGCTGATTCCTCTACAACTGCGACTAATTCTTCTGCTTCTACAACTACATCCTCTACCACAGCTATTACTGGAGCTGGGATTGGAAATAGTTCAGACCTACCAAAAAACAGAATAATTATCGAAGTTATAGCAATAACTAAAGCAGACCATACAAGCATGACATATCCTTCATAAATAGGATTCCAGCCAAACGAATCTACAATCGTGGCAATTGGAAAATTACCAAAAATATAAACGAATAATGCTCCCATGATTGCTTTTAATTTCGCAGCCTTATCTTCTCCAATTTTCGTAACTACATATGTATTTATTCCCATAATATTTACCTCTTATTCTTTATTTATTTTAGAACACATTTCTTAAATTTTTCATATGTGTCTGATTTTATTAAACATTGTCCATAATGCCCTAATAATGAAACATCTCCGTCTAACTGTGATAATGTTATTTCCATAGCTTCAGCTATATCTTTAAAACCCTTACTTAATTTATGTGCCTCTAATAATGATTCCACCATAATTTTTACCTCTTTTTACTTTTTTCTTCTATTTTTTTAATTATATAAGTTACTATGATTGCTATAGTGGGTGCTATTACTCCACTTGCCACTATTCCTAACAAAATCGTTTTATGCTCTTTATCCATTATTTTATTTCATTACAATTTAAATTACTGAATAATGCTGCTGCATCTTTTAGACGTTTTGACTTTATGATATATTCTCCTACAGCCTCTTTTCTAATCCCATCTCTTATACTCTTAAAACCCTCTACGATTTCATCTCTAACTAATCTGCATATATCAATTCTTATCACTGTTGGGATTTCCATTATTTCTTTCTCTCTTTAACCTTTTTTGCTACGTATTTAACACCCTCAACGGCTATTGGAATAGCCACTAAAGGTAATATAAATGACACAAAACTCCAACCCTTCGGGCTATATTGTGTGATAAGATTTTTCCATTTATCAGCATAACTTTTAAAATAGTTTGGCATTTTTATATCAAAATACTTTTTATATAGAATAATATTCCCTTTTTTCTTTATTAAATTTGATGTTTCCTTTTTTAAATAATTATAGACTTAATTAATCTTAGTATTGGGGTCACCAATAAGTTTTGTATGCTTAATATTCCACTCTGTACTTTTTGCGTACCAGTCATAGTTACGATAACCAGACTTAGCTTTATATATATTAAGATATTTGGTAGCACGTTTAACAAATAAATTATATGCTTCCCCAAAGGTTTTACCGTCTAATATAGCTTTATCCTTGACGGTTGTATAATCTATCCACGATGATAAATAATTATACTCTTTTTCTGGAAATGCTGCATAGTATAATTCATCAGTTCCAATATAGGCTTTAACACCTTTCTTAATAGCAGCAACACCAAGCTCCTTAAGTGATAGACATGCCATAGTGCTAACACCAGCCCCTTTTAATTTATGTATATTTTTAATATTAATTATTGACCTAATAGCATTGATACCAATTAATCTATTCTTTTCTCCATGACCATAATATATAATTAAATCATAACCCTTTTTTAGTGCTGTTTTCCAACTGAAAAAAGCTCGATTTGCTCCTAAACCCCATAGATAATCAATATCGAGGTCATATTTAGTTGCTGCATAGTTCATAAGCTCAGCAATTGCAAGATTTGATGTTATTGTAGGAATATCTTGAAGAGGACTGATAATAAGAATTTTAGCTTTATTCATTTTATAAAAAACCTTTTTACACTTATAATTCTAATATTATCTTTATCATTATTAAATTATTATGGAGTCATTAATCTGTACAGAATGTGATAAAACTTGTGGAAATAAAGGAGCATTATCAACTCATTTTAATTGGAATCATAATAAAGATTTCCAGAAAGTCACTAAGGAAAAACTTAAGGAAAGATACAAGCCTAAAAAGTATCATGATGAAGCTTGGTTAAAAGGTCAATATATTGATAAGGAAAAAAGCTCTAATAAAATAGCTGAAGAATGTGGAGCACAGGCAAGTACAATTAAATATTGGTTAAAAAAATTCAATATTAGAACAAGGGATTCAAGTGAAGCACTAAGTAAGTATAGAAAAGAGAATCCAATACCACACAACTATAATGGCGGAGTTCGACATCAAGGTGGTTATATTACACTACTAAGACCAAACCACCCTAGAGTTAACAAAACAAAAATGCCTTATGTTCCAGAACATATATTAGTAATGGAGAAAGATTTAGGGCGATATATTAAATATTATGGAAAATGTCATAAGAATAATGAACAAGTACATCATATAAACGGAATTAAAACTGATAATAGAATAGAGAACCTTTTTCTATGTAAGAATAATAGTGTTCATTCTAAGATTGAAGGACAAATGAAGGCATTATTAGCTGAGATTTATAATTTAAAAAAACCAGTCATAGTTAATTTTAATAAAGAAAATGGCAAGTATCATTATGAGTTATACTAAGTCGGGATGTCTTGCAAAGGAGCAATTATTAATATTTTATTCTTTTTCATTTGGTATTTCTCCTGTCCAATAATCTTTATTCTTTTGATATTTTATAATTATATCTACTTTATCAGTCCCAAACTCTTTACTCTTATCAGAAAGTATTTTCATATCTTCTTTATTTATTGACTTAAATAGTTTTTTTCCTAATTTCTTTGACATTTTATTCAAAATTTTATTAAATTTTTTCTTAGATAAGGGAGTATCAAGTGGCATATGCTTTTCAATATATTCATTAGCTTCATTCATTATCGCATCTTTATCTATATATTCACTAAAAACCTCTTTACGAAAAGCTCTTTCCAATCCTTTTCCTAACTGTCTGTTTACATTAGTCATAAGCTTTATGTAATTTTATATTTTTTATTATTTTATATCATCCAATCGTTTTATAACTTCATTTAGTTTTTCTTCACTTGCTCCTTTTTTCAGTAGGTTTTTCCATAAATCCCAGACATCACGCTTCTGTTCAGCAGGGGTAGGTTGTAGTTTTTTAGTAATTGGCTCTGGTTCTTGTGGTTCTATTTGTATATCTGTATCTTTTAAAATACGTATATGTGATGATGAAAGAAATTCATTTTTCCATTTTATATAACCTATACTGTCCTTCCCTCTCCATATAGCTTCGTTACCAGTCTCTTCCTCATATAACTCTTCTAATGTTATTCTTGACCTTTTTCCAATGTTCCAATGACTTGGTGTTTCAGAATATGTTTTACAACTTGTATGGGGTAATGGTGTAAATATTTTACCCGATTGGTTAATTCTACAGAATCCATATGTCGTTAATGCAGTATTAACAGAGTGTATTGATTTATTATATATAGAGGGGTTCATTACTTTTACATGATATGTCTTTGCATAAAGATTATTATTCCTATCAGGAAATTCGGTATATATACTACATTCATATATATAATCCTCTTCAGGAAATTTAGAGTCAGAATTAGGATGAATTCTAAATGTATTTGTACATTCTATATTCTTTACATTCTTTATCCAATTAAAGTCTTCATCCATCATTACATCAAGAACTATTTATATTATTTTATGTGTAGGGACTCTGTATTTCGTGTAGTCGTCTCCATTCTTCTGGTGTATGTCTTTCGGGGGTTGGTCTGTCACATGTTAATGAGTCCAAATCATCATCAAAAAGGCACATAAGACCTTTACCCTTCAATATTATTCTATCTTTTTTTATATTAGTTTGTTTTATACCTTTCCCTATGATTAAATCCTTAATAAAATATTTTTCTGTTTTTGGTCTAAATTCTGCACCAGAATATTCGCCACTCATAAGAAGCTGTGGTTCATATTCTCTCTGTTTACCCCTACAACTCCGTGATGCATGTGTAAACATATTTTTAATAATATTGGGTTGACCTCTAGTCCCACCAATCATTCTACCCCTTAGAAAGTCACCAATACATCTAGCGAACCAACCAACATAAGCCCCAGAGGTTATATCACAACTATATGAGCCATCATTTTCTATTTTACAATCAATCTTTCTTACATCATCAGCTATTTCATCTTTAGCCATTTTTTTACCTTTTTTTGTTTAATCAAATGCTTTATGCAATTTTATATTAATAATTGAATTTCTGGATATATACGTTTTTTCTGTAAAAGGTCTAAAATCCTTATGCCTAATTTTTATATTATATTTACCATCCACAATACCTTCAAACTCAGCAACCCCGTTAGTATCAGTATCGTCAACCCAGCTATTAGACATACTCTCTATTCTGACCAACACAAATGGTATAGGAGCTCTACTGACCTTTTCTGTCAAAATTACTTTTAGCATACTTATACTTCTACTTCCACTTTATTAAAGTTTATGATGGTTCTTTATGAAACTATGTGTTTCCTATTAAGTCGGCATTATTATGATGTCAGTGTTAAGTATTAACTTAATATCGAAATAACGTGTTTTTGAGGTAGTATTTATATCGGCATTTATATGATTCATACTACTATTCTGTAATAACTATCAAAAATATCTCAAACAACTTTATTAACTACAATTAACATTTATCATACAATACTATATTAAAAATAATTGGCACGTAATAAATGACTGAAAGAGTATCTGGGTACAAAAAGTATACTTGGGCTACAAGTCTCAATGTCCAAGAAAATGCGTACTTAGAACGTGTTATTGAACGTTTCTTCACTGAAGAAATTATTGAGGGTAAGAGTCGATATTCCTTAGTAAAATTCCTTACTGACCTTTGTTCTAAGGTTCTCTATGATGACTCTCTGATATTGTTTATCAATAGAACGTTATTATCAAAGAGTTATATACACAAAAAGGGAGATATGATAGAAGGAATCAATAAAATGCTCGTTTACGCAATGAATTATATGCCAGAGGATAGTGAATGGTAATGCCTATAGATTTTAAAGAGCTAAAGAAAAAACATAAAACAATACCTAAAGCAAAGAGACCACCAGAAAAAAAACCACCGCTTATTAAAACAGAACCAGAAGTGGATTCTGATGTTGATAATAGTGGGCAGAATTTGTTTCAAAAAAAACTTTTAATAAAACAGCTTTTTGATGAAAATCAAGACTTACCATTAGAAGAAATGTTAGTTCATTATATAACTCAAGGTGATGAAAAAAAAATGGGAAAAACAGTAAGTCCGTTAAAGGGCATCCGTGAAGGATTAGAAGATATGCTAAACATCCAACAATTAAAAGATTTATTAGGTGGGTTTAGAAATATGAAAAGTAGTAATAATAAGAAAGCTGAAGATAATGAAGACGATGATTCGGGAAATAATATGATGTCTATGCTTCCATTGATACAACAAATGCAAGATAAAGGTGGAAACGGAAATGATGGTGGAATGTTTAGTGGAATCGACCCTACGATGTTAATGATGTTAATGAATTCGGGGAAAAAAAACAATAATAATTTAGGACAGTTATTCTTTATGATGTCAATGGCTAAGATGCAAAATAACAATAATAACAACAATAATAACAATAATAACAAAGGAAATACCCAACAAAATAATAGTAATGTAAATAGTGATGTTATAACTTCGCTCTATAAAGAATTACAAAATGTTATGAATCAACAAAATCAAAAACCACCTATAGACCCTATGACAATGCTAATGATGAACTCTATTAATAAATCTAATCAAGCACCACCACCTACTAATCAGAATTTCGAGGTTTTGTTAGATAAATTCAATACTATGATGAATAATAACCAATCTCAGCAAATGGCAATGATTATGCAGCAATCCAATGATAGATTTGAGAGGGGTATGGAGATGATTGCGGGTGCTCTTAATAGAGAAAGACCAGAGGAGAAGTTAATGGCAAATTTTAATTTATTTAGAGAACTTGCTGGTGATAAACGTCAGAAAAGCGTTCAAGAAATGGAGTTTGATTTAAGGAAGCAGGAATTAACCCAAAAGGAGCAAGGTCGATTAGATTTATTAAACAGAGAAGAAAGAATTCAAGTACGAGAAGATACGAAATCGAGTCGTCTTATGGATACGGCAACGACAGTTCTGGATAAAATATTCACTAATGGAGTTGGTAGTTTAGTTAAGGATGTTATGAGTGCCAAATCTGAAAGTGGTGGTAGTCCACGTAGAGGTAGAAAAGGCAAACACCAAGAACCCGTAGAAGATTTTGACCCTAGTTATTTAGATGATTTATAAGAGGCATAAAAATGATTTCTACTAAAGAAAAGGGAGAGAGATTTAGAGGCTGGGTATTGGGTATCATAAATGGTATTGATACTAAGATGTTAAAGCGTATGATAATAAAAAATGAGATACCTATATTATGGGAATATGAATTACCCAAATATTTAGGCTTTATGAAAATCTTAATTACTGAATATAAAGACCAAATAATAGAGCAATTAAAGTTTAGTGTTGTAATGGACTACGCTAAAGAATATCGCCCAGATTTAGCTAGGATTATAATACATCCCCAAGGTAAAAAGTGGATGGAACGCTTTCTTAGAATGATACGATTTCTCATTGAGAATTCACATTTAGAGAACTTTGAGATTGCTGCTAAGTATAATGAAAGAATGCATGAAATTAAGGCACAACGGGCTAAACAAAAAGAAAATGTCCAACTTGAATTAGTAAGACAAGAGCAAGAACGTTTATATTATGAAAACGCACAAAAGGAGCAAGAGCATATAAATAAGGAAAATGAAAGAATGACACGACTAAGAATTAGAGAAGAGTTAAAAGAAGAGTTTAGACTTAAGAGAGAGGAAAAACGTAATGAAAGACGTAGACCAATAGAGTTTGCCGAAGAGAATAAACCTATATCAGAACCAGAAAGCGTAGAACTTGAGGAAGAGACTGTACCTTTAATAGAAGCAGAAGAAGTAGCCCTTGAAGAGGAAACTGTTTCAGACCCACTTGATGTTGATACTACTGTTGACCTTAAAAATAAGTATGATTTTCTATAAACAAACTTAAATATTTTTTATACTAATTTTATAATTTTTCACAATCCTTAAATGTATTACTACATATTAATATGTATGGCTAAATATAAACAAGTGACTTTAACTCTTAATGGTAAAATAGTTAAAGGTTTACAAGATAGGGGTTTTAATATCAGTAAATTAGTCCGTATATATTTAAAGAAGAGACTTGAGGATGAAGAAAAATTACAGAAGTAAAACAATACCGTAATAAAGAATGGTTAGAAGACCAATATATTAACCAGAAAAAATCTAAGGATAAAATAGCTAAAGATATTGGAATATCAAATACAACAATCTCTAGATGGATGGGTATACATAATATTAAGTCGAGAAGTTGTTGGGCTCATTGGGTTGGAAAAATAGGAGCTGAAGCTAATAGTTGGAAAGGTGGTAGGATATATAAAAGAGGATATACTTTAATTATGAATAAAGGGCATCCAAGGGCAGACTCGAATGGATATGTACTTGAGCATATATTAGTAATAGAGAAATATTTAGGGCATTATATTAAATATTATGGAATAAGGCATAAGGATAATGAAATTGTCCATCACTTAAATGGAATTAGAAGTGATAATAGAATAGAGAATCTCATATTAACTGATAATTTATTAGAACATAATAAAATACATCATTCTTTAATAAAATGTGCTTATAGAAAATTTGAAGATAATACCATAAAATTTAATTATAAAAAGAAGGAATATTATATTAATGAATAAAACAAATGTAATAGAAACTCCCGATTTTATTTATGTTATGATAAATAATTTTCCCCCTTATAAAAAACCTATAGTTGTGGATAAAGAAAAGGGCATTATTAAGCACAGAGGTATAGATGGAGACTATATTAAGACTAATTATGTAAAGTATCCAACCAAGCATTATACCAAAGAGTATGTTGAAAAATATATATCACCTCAATATGAGGACTGTCCCAAATGTAATATTGGTGAATTGATTACAGATGATACAAAAAGTATGAATACTCTGTCATTTAAGAATAGTGCCCCTTTACTATTCTTTGTTGGAGCAATTGCAGTTCCCTTATTATATCGTTTTTTAAAAAGATAACACTATAAATATGAATAATCCTAAGTTTTAAATACTCGAAAACAAATAATAATTCATAATAAACATTTTATAAATTTGGTAAAAAAATATGGCAAGATTACCCAGCGTAAGTTTGAAGGGATTTGGAAGATGGATTAAACAACCAGCAGTTGCAGGTCAAGGCTTAGCTCAGATTCCTAAGTTCGCAATTGGCTTAGCCAGTACAGAATTAGGAAATAAAGTCTATAATACTCTTATAGGCATAGTTGGAAATATTATAAATGAGAATACAAAAAAGAGTGCCCTGCTACGTTCTTTATTCACAAATATGATGTTTACGGTTGCTGACCCTACTGCTAATCAAATTAGAGAGTTAAGTAGAAATGTTCAAGATTTAATGGGTGGATTGAAACTGAAAAGTTATTCAACTGCCTTCGGTGCTTTAAATGAAGACCCACAAGAGATAGTTAGTGCGATTCGCTCAGCAATACCTAAGTTTAGTGGGTTTAAAGGTTTTAAAATTCCTTCATTAAAGAAATTCAAAAATATTTCTATTGGTCGTACTGATGCTATTTCAGAAGTCACATCAGATTTAGTCACTAAATTCACTGGTGGATTTGACGGGGGAATGTCTTATGGAGACCCTCTATCTGAAGATGATTTAGTTGAATATTAGACTCTCAATCCAAAATAATTAAATTTTTTTAAATTCATTTTCCTACATTTTAGAATATATCTGAAGTCTCAGTTTTTTTAAGGATTAGTTCTCCTTCTTTGTTTAAACACCACATAACTAAGTCTCCGTCTTTAAATCCTATTCTTGATAAAATTTTTTTACCAATAAAAACTTTTGATTGTGTTATTTTTGTTGTTTTTAAAACTTCAGTAATCATATTTATATTATTTTTTTATATCTTAATAAACTTTAGTGTAGATACGTACTGGCAGTACAATATAATACAACTCTTTACTGAAGCCTTATATATGGATTATTCTAAATAATATCTAACTTAAAAAAAAAAATATAAGTATAGGTTATAAAGGACTGATGGATTTCAGACTACCTATTAAATATATATAAAAAAGGCTCGATAAAAATGTTAGGAAATTTAATTTTCGAAGCTCCTCATATTTGGAAACTTATTAGACACCAATTGATTGGAAACGGTGGAAAACCAGATGAACTTGGAAATGCTGTTGGTGGATTCGTTCGAAAGACCGAAGTTAAACATAATGCACAGCAAGGCTCTTACTGGTATCGATTTTTTAAAGCTGATGACCCTATGATTAACGGTGGTACTGTTAAAACTTATGATGCTACTTTAACTACAGTAACCGAAGAGAATATCTTGGCTACTGGAAATGTTGTTACAGTTCCTACTGGAGAGGCTATGGCTTCTTTTGGATGGATTGATTTAGTTGATTTAGGAAGACTTGGATACTTACATGTTAAAAAAGAGGGTGTGCTTAAAAGTGAACTACCTGCAAGGGTAGCATATAGACAGCAAAATCCTACTGGTTATTATGTAGACTTAGACACAGTTATGTTTGGTGAGGAAAATGCCAAAGTAGATTTCGTTATCTATAATGGTAATGCATTTGATGTTACTGATATTTGTATTCCTATCATGTTTAGAATTGCTTCAAGGGCAGCTCTAAACTTAGAAAAGCCATTTTATTAGAGGTTGATTAATTATGTTGGCAATGTTAATTAATAAATACCCAGAAATAATGAATATTATCAAACGTAGGCTAAAAATATATGTTGCTGAAGCTGAACGTAGGTATAACTCCAGTGCTGGTAGTTATTGGTATCGGTTCTTACGACCAAATGACCCTGCTATTGGTGGAACTGATAAGGTTTATACCGCTACATATACTAATACTGCTGAAGAGAATATTTTTGCTTCTGCCGCTACGATTACCGTACCAGTCTCTAATGCTTATGTCATCTTCGGATGGTATAACGATGCTGATTTTGGTGTCGGTGGTTATCTAAAGGTAGAAAAACAAGGAGTAGAAAAATCGTTGATTCATGCAAGATTACCTTACCAAAACGCCAATCCTAAATATCTCTATCTTGACTTCGACCATGTAATTGTCGGATGGCAGCAAGAGATTTTAGACCCAATCGCTTATAATGAATTCGGTGCTGACCAGATTTGTATGTGCTTCCCTTTCATGTTTCGAATTGCAAGTAAATCTGCTCTGAATTTAGAGTAGAAATACTCACTATTTTAAGGTGATTAAATATGGCAACTGCTATGACGGTCTATGACCAAGATGAGGTTGCGGGACATAATTTGGTAGTAGCTATAAGCTTTACTTCTGGTGGAGTAGCTAATACACTTACTATTCCCGCTGGACATCCCGACTTTGATTTACGACACGCACATCCCTTAATTGGTGCTCTGGCACTGTTAAATGAAGCTAATACTGACCAATCTGAATCCTCTCTTATGAACTGTGCTAAAGAGATGAAACGTGCTGTAGCTGCTGATTCTGCTGGTGAAATGAGTATTATGAGTGCTACTACAGTAAGTCTATATACAATTGATAAAGATGGAATTGCGTTAGTATCTTATAGAGCTGGTGGAGCAAGGCGTTACTAAGGTGATTAAAAATGGCTGACCCAATTACTGTTTATGACCAACGACAAGAAGGGCATATAGTTACTATCTTCTTGGATTTCACGTCTGGTGGAGCTACTACTGCGGTAGAGCTTACTATTACTGCTGGATATCCAAACCTCGACTTAAGCAAAGCACATCCCATAATTAGTGGGGCTCTGTTTGAATTTGAAGGTGATGTTATAGTTAATTCTCTTGCTATGCTACCCTCTGCTGAGGTTTCTCGAAGTGATGCTACAGCTCCCGATACTGCTGGTGAATATCAGATAACTGCTGCTAATACTTTTAAATATTGTAATGGTGCTGGTAATGCTGATGGTATTATTGCTATCTGTTACTGGGCTGCTGGGAACAAAAACGTATAAGGTGATTAAAAATGGTCGCAACTCCTATAACCGTATATGATAGAGAAGAATGTGCTGGACATATTGTTACTATTTTTCAGTTAGTAAGTTCTACAGGAGCTACTAAGGCAGAGACGATTACTCTTAATGCTGGTTATCCTGCTATAGATTTAACTAAAGCTCATCCAATTCTTAGTATTCTTTGGTATAATATTGAAGCTAGTGATTCCAGTGCTACTGAAGAAGAATCCAATGCCGATGACGAAATAGCAAGGGGTACTGCTCCTACTGCTTCTGGAGACTTCGATATTGAAGGGTATATGTCATTCAAACTATATCTGACTGCTGATGTAAATGGGCTTGTAATGGTTTCATACTGGGCTGCTGGAAGTAAGCAAGTATAGTTTAGCACTATCAAAAAAAACTTAGTTTTAACTTTCTTTTTTTTATTTATTTTTTCTAAAAGTTTATTAAATTCATATGTCATTTCTTATTTATGGCTAAACTCTACCATTCAAAAGATTATCTAATTAATGAATATATAAACAATAATAAAGAGATACAAGAGATAGCAAGAGAGAATGGTGTTTGTGATAGTACAATCAGTCGTAGAATGGATAAATTAAAAATTCCGAAGAGAGGACAGAAAAGAGAGAATCATCCTATGTGGAAGGGTGGTAAATATACAGATATGTATGGTTATGTAAAAATAAAGAATTATAATCATCCAAATGTTGATAGTGGAAATTATATAGGAGAGCATACTTTAATTATGGAAAAATCAATTGGTAGATATCTAAAACATTATGGAAGAAATAATAAAAATAATGAATTAGTACATCATATAAATGGTATAAAAAATGATAATAGAATCGAAAATCTTTTTTTATGTAATAATATGTCTCATCATAAAAATATTCATTATAATTTAGAAAAAGTAGCTTTAAAGTTATATATGGAAGGTAAAATAAAATTTAAGGAAGGAGATTATAAAATTGGTAAAATTGGACTATAATAGGTGTCTTGTTTGTGAATGCAGAGGTTTATGTTGTTATTTTTCAACTTTAATAGATGGCAAACATAATATAATTTTAGACGACCATCCATGTACTTTTTTGAATATTGATACTGGTTTATGCAAACAATACAAAAATAGAAAGGAAGTATTCGAGAATTGTATAAGTGTCGAAGATGCTAAAAAGATAGGGGGTCTACCAGAAGGCTGTCTTCATTTAAAGAAAGATGGGATATATCCTTATCCACCAAAACGGAAATTAAGGGAAGATGATAATGAACGAATTAAAGTACGAACTGCGTTTGTAAATGCGATGTCTCATAAAAACTTCCAAGAATATATACCCGATTTTATGAAACCATTATCAGACGAACTAAAAAAAATACCAGAAAAAGATATATAATTTAACCTTATCTTCTAAGCTTATTTAGCATCCTTTAATTTATCTCTAAATTTATCTAAAAGCCTACTTGTATGAGTTCGCTTACTTTCATCCTTGATTTCACGCCAGTGAATATCGTATTTCCGCTGTAAATCCTCTATAAATATTTTATGGAAGCGAAACTTATCTATACCAATACATAATTCTTTATCATTCTTAATTATGCATAATTCTATTGGTAAATCCTCTTCATTATAAACAACCTTCCTTTCAGCCATCATAATTCTATATTATTTTGGGTATTCTATATCACTTCGATATTAATCCATATATCGGCATCATTACCACCAGTCTCAGACTTAACAGAACATTCAATAGCAGTACCCTGAGACACTAAATATCTTTCATTAAAAAGGATTCTATTAGACCTATTAGCAGCAGCTTCTAATATACCATCCCAGAAATATGTAGTACCACCATCCTTAGTCAGTCTGATACCCCACTTTTCTAATGTATCAAACTCAAATACTACTCCAGTAACATAAAAAGGTTTAGTGGCGGCAGCAACATTCCTTATTTCTACATCAGCAACAGTCCAATTATTAGCACCCGCAGCCGCAGTGACTACCACCCCAGTTAAATCGGCTGGAGCAAGTGTAGCATTTAGAGAATCAGCATTAATATCAAAAAGCTCAGTTGAAGTACCATTATCATCAATATTAGCAGTACAACCGTAAAGATATATATGAAAAAAGGCGTTCCCAGTCGAACCAGCATTATCAATCTGTATTCCCATAACACAATCGTCTATTTCAAATATCTCAAAATGGTTGTCATCATCATCTGCATTGTCTAAATGAATACCAATTAAACAATCGTCAACCTCATTATCCTTAAATAATCCATCAGTACAATCATCCAAATGTATTCCCGTAGTATTGGTAACAACTCCATGAAAAAAGCAATCCCTAATCTTAGGATACTTAACACCACCATCCAACATTAACAAATCCATAGCTCCAGTGGCAGTATCACCTTCAAAATGGACATTCTCAGCCTCAAATCCGTTAGCCCCAGTTCCATTGACTAAAATACCATCAATAGAAGTAGCTCCAACATCAATTTTAAGATTACTTAAAATTGCACTACCAGTAAATTTTAAAATACAAGTAGCCCCACTATTACTATTAGTTATGGTTGTTAAGTTTCTACCCATACCCACAATAGCAATATTTTCATCATAGGTCGGATTTCCAGTAGTGTCAATATCGAAAGAGCCCACACCAGTTACTATCAAATGAAACTGTCCAGATGATTGATTTGAAGCAATCCAATCGAGAGCTGTAGTTAATGATGTGTATGCTTTAATCCAGCTACTTCCATCAGAATTATCTCCAGCACTTGATACAAAAAGAGTATCCTCAAAACCAAGAGCTTTAGCTAATGATTTGAGGAGGTTAATAACTTTAATATCTACAGTTTCCCCTAGCATCACATTCTTTAAGCCCATTAATGACATTATTTAGTCTCCCTTTATTATAATTCTTTTAGTAATTTTTCATATTTTTCTTTATATTCTAAATATTTCTGATGATGTTTTTCTGTCACTTTACAAGCAGCTTCAATATGATGATATTGACAATCGTGAAAAGCCATACGTTCTTCTATTTTAAAGATTAAAGTCGAAAATAAAGTATCAAAGACTTTCTTGATTTCACTCATTTTGTCTCCCTTCCCTCTCTTAATGTATATTTACATAGAGCTACTGTTAATGTAGTGGCTGTACCACCAGTTAATTCAATTACAAAACCTTTCTTAAAGTATAAATTTCTAATACTAAAAACAAAAAACGCTCCACTTGGAAAAGCAGATAAATTATCTAACCAATCATCATAGGTTTGAAACCATGAGAATAGTTCATTAAATAATTCAGTATCATCAATAATAATTCTAATTCTATAATCAGACTGGTCATTATATATAAATATCTGGTCTATTAAACCATTTCCACCAACGGACAGAAACTTATAGTAAGTATTAGCCCCTATACTATGTGATTTGTCTAATTCTGTTTTTGTGGTAAAATCGTGCCTTTCAGAAGTTGTTATAGCTCTACCATCAGTCAATAAGTCTAATATCGTCTTATTCTGTTTCTGAAACTCAGAATTGAGATACATTTGTAAATTTGCTTTCTTATCTTGAGACATTATAATTTATTATTCATTTCTAATTATATAAATTTTTATTTGTTCCTTAAATTTTATAAAACTAAAGTACATAAATATACATATAGATTTATATAATTAATATTATTGAGGTTATATAATGCCAAGTGAAGAAAAACTAGCTCTTATTAATGATATAAAAAGGATGATGAGTGTTAATACTCAGAGAAGGTCAAGCTACGATTCACTTGGCACTCATAAGCTTTTAGACAAGTTATTTATGCGATTGGGTTTAGTTATTATAATTGGCTTACTTGGATATCTTGCTATAAGAGATTCTAATCGAAATAAGAAATGTTAGATGTGATAAGTGGGGATTATGAATGAATTCGGTTGACTTTAGTAAATATTCGCTTGAAGAGTTAAAGAATTTAAAAAATAACCTAGAAAAGAAACCTAAACCTAATTTTGCTCCAAAATTAAATATTATAGATAAATTTACTAATATTGATGAGTTATTAATAGAAACTATTAGAGCTCTAAAAGATTTGACTCAAGACCAGAGGGAGACTAATCGCCAATTACAAATATCAAATAAACTTTTACTTGGTCTCTTAATTGAAGAAGCTGCTGATGGTACTATTAGTTTGAGGGGTGAGTCTGGTATTGATACTGCTGCTATATTAGAGGAAATAGGTGGGGGGGGAGCAGTAATTACTCGAAAAATTGATTTAGCTAATACAACTGTAGAGGGGAATAAAATAATTTTTCAAGCTGAGTTTGAGGGTGGCTTAGCTGAAGTATTATTTACAAGTTCAACATCAACTACAGATAATAAGGATTATTCTGTTAGAGTTTTAGGTGATGATGAAATAGCATATCAAGGTACATTTGCTGAATTTGAAGCTCGTGGTGGTACAGAAACTGATATGGCTTGTTTTGAAGATGAGATTAATAATTGGTATCTTTTGCAATTCCAAAATGTGAATTTTGCTAATAAAATTTTAATAGAGGTTTATGATTCTTCAGCTACATTTTTAAGAATTTATGTAAAATACCATAAATCTACTTGAGATTTAAAATAATAAATAGATAATATTGTAATATATATAATAAACATTTAAAAAATGGGAAATATCAAAAAGTTTAAAATCATTACCGATTTGGTAGGCTACACTGTTGGGGCTATATCATCATTGTGGATGGGAATATTGGTTCATCACTTCTTTAGATATGGTGGTGTAATATTCTATGAAGAGAGTAGGGCTATCACTATCATAGAAGGTATAGCAGCTGCTTTTGGTGTATCATATTTTGGCTATAAGATTGCGAAAATGATGACTAAAAAGGAAATAGATAAATATATTAGAGAATAGGAAATGGCTGGTAAAGGTTCAAAACAACTTGTTCGGGAACTCATTAATTTCTATAAGGTAAATAGAGGTGGATATCCATACGAGATTATTTATAAATTAATCCAACTCTATCAAGTAATAGAAGATGTATACTCCGTCTCCACTGTGATAGAACTCCAAGAAGCTATTGATAATATAGGAACTGATGCTGGTACTATTTTTATAGCTTCTGGAACTTATGATGTCACTACAACAATAGATATTGATAATTGTGGTTCACTTGTTATATATGGGCATGGAGACAATACAATTCTTAAAGCCGCTGATGGTATTACGATATTTAATATAACATGTGTTGCTTCTTGTCTAATAAAGACATTAAAATTGGATATTACTAACTATACGGGAGATACTCAAGCCGTTTTAATTAATGAAACTAATAATAATATTGTTGGTTTTGAAGATGTATCTATTCTTGGAGCAGCGGCAAATGGTATAGGCATTGAAGTTCAATCCGATAACTGTTATATTGACCAATGTAATATACTACAAATGAAAACGGGCATTTATTTGAATGGAGCTGAGAAAACAAAAATAACTGGAACTCTCTCTGGTCTTCATGTTAATTACGGGCTTCATTTAAATCAAGCAGATTTTAGTATTATTACTGGAAATTCTTTTACTGCTAATACTTCTTATGGTATATATATTTATAATAGTGATTATTGTATTATTTCCAATACTGGATGTACGAGTAATCTTACTGGAATGTATTCGGATATTTCAAATTATAATACAATATCATCATGTTTATCTAATAGTAATTCGGAAAATGGTATATTTATAACTCAAGGCAATTATAATACAATATCAAGTAATACATTAAACAACAATGACTCTAATATAGCTGGTAATACTGCTGGATTATATATCACTAATAACTCTGATTTTAATACTATAACTGCTAACTCTATTAATAATAACAATAATTCTGGTGCTGGTACTGCTTACGGTATCTATATTGCTACAGCTGATTGTGATGAGAATGTAGTTGCCTCTAATAATGCTAACGGGAATGATGTAGATTATCAAGACTCTGGAACATCCACAACTGTAATATATTATGTTCAAAATAGTGATGAGCTTCAAGACGCAATAGACTCTATTGGTTCTAGTGCTGGGACAATATACATTAATTCTAGCTTTACTGTATCAACTACTATTGATATTGATGGTGGTGGAAGCTATCTTATCGAAGGCGAAGGTAGTAATACAGTTTTAACTACTGGTATTGATATAAAATGTTTGAATGTAGACCTAGCTCGTCAATGTATATTACGGAACTTCAGAATTGACGCTAGTGCGTATACTGCTGCTGGTGTGGCACTGGAAATAATAGATGTTAATGAGAATAATAATGATTTAGTTATATTAGATAATGTATCTATTACTGGAGATGGTACTAATGGATACGGAATTGAATTAAATTCTAACAATTGTAGGATTGAAAATTGTGAGATAGATAATATAAGTATCGGTATTAATATTTTATCAACTAATAATATAATCTCTGGTAATAATGTTAATAACTGTAATACATATGGGATTCAAATAAGCTCAGCTAATACTAACAATGTAACAACAAACATCGTAGATAGCAACACAACTGGTATATATTTATCATCATCTGATTATGTTTTAGTAAGTGGGAATTCAGTAAACACTAATACTGAAAACGGTATAGAGCTCACTGGTAGTGATTATACTAATATTAGTGGGAATTCATGTATAGGGAATGATTCAAGTACAGCAAATCCTCAAGCTGGAATGTATATAAGCACAGACTCTAACAATAATAGTATTATTGGAAACACTATTATCAATAATAATAATGCTGGTGCTGGAATTGGATACGGAGTATATATAGGAACAGCTACTTGTGATGAGAATATAGTTCGCTCTAATAATATTTCTGGAAATGATACACAGTGGGGTGATACTGGTACTAATACTCAAATAGAATATTTCTGTCTAACTGAGGGTCATATACAAGATGCTGTAGATTCTATAGCTGGTAAGGCTGGTACGATAATTATTGGAGAGGTTACCATTGCTATTACAACTGGCATAACTGTAGATAATGCTACCGCAAAGATACGCATTATTGGGAAAGGACAACCATCTATATTACAACCAACTATTGGTATCACAGTATTTACATTTACAAATGCTTATGAGCTTCATTTAGAAGCCTTTTATATAGATATGGATAATTATACAGCAGATACTACAAAAGCAATATTCAATAATGGTGCTAATTGTTTAAGACAAACTTACGAAGATATAACATTCGAGGGAACAGCTGATGGGATTGCGATATATAATTCTGGTGATTCTATTACTGTTAATAATTGTTATTTTAACAATGTATTTAATTGTATATACATTACGGGTTCTGTTGTAGCTTTTAAAATCACTGGTAACGAATTCTGGACTATTAGAGATAGTTCTGTTTATATTGATTATGGTGAACAAGGTGTTATTGCCAATAATATAGCTGATGCTACTGGTGGTAAACCCGTTATAGATGTAATTCGAGGTAAATATATATCTATATCAAATAATCAAATCATTACGGGTGGAAGTACAGCTACTAATGGTTCATCAATACAAATAACTGGTGCTGTTGCCAGTAGTGATATTCAGATAGTAGGTAATACCATCAGAAGTACAAATTCAAGTGGCACTACTAATAGTATGGTATACATGAGTGGTACTGTTTCTCGAATAACAATATCTTCTAATGTAATCATTTCCTATACTAATAGTGATGATTCTTGGGGTATAATAATAGAGGATGCTACAGTTATAGATTGTACTATCACTGGGAATAGTATTTATGCTTTCGGGGGTATTAAAGTAGTAAATGCTGATAATATGGTTATCTCTGGGAACAAAATTACTGGTAATACTTCTTTAAAACAATCTGGTATATTATTAGAAGGGTCAATTGGAAATGCAATAACATCAAATATTATTGATGGAGTATCTGTTAACTTTGGTACGGATGTCAATGGGATATCATTAACTTCCGTATCGACTGATAATATTATTGCGAACAATCGAATACTTGATATGGCTAATGCGGGAGCTGGAGATGGTTATGGAATAATTATAGCTGCGGGATGTAATAATAATGTTATATCTGGAAATGTAATTACGAGTTGTGATACTAACTTGTCTGATGCGGGGACTGGAACTATATTATTTGGCGATGATACTGCCTACGGAGCTGGTTGGAACGGGGACTTAGGCACTCCGACCAAGAATGTTATATATGACCAATTTGTAGCTACTTTAGCTGCTGCTGTTGCTTTAATATCTGATACTGCTTATGCGGCAAGTTGGGATGGAGTCACTACAATTGCTCCGAGTAAGAATGCTGTATATGATAAAATACAAGCTCTTATTGCTGTATGGGGTTAAGAGTTATATTTATTAATTTAATATCTATTTTATAATATATAAAACTAGGTTGAAAATATGAAGAAAATAGAGTTTAAAAGACAGTTTTTTATAAAAGATTTATTCATACCTGAAAGAGTTATTAATTGTTTTAATTGTATTGAATTTGAATCTTATCAAATATTTAGTTATTGTATTGAGAATGATTTGTTTATAATCCCAGAGAATGGGTTTATATTTATACCAATAAAGAGTATATCTGATTATAAAAGTATGGTTAAGATATTTAACGAAACTAATATATGTAATAATAGCTATTTATATTTAATAATAGAAGAACAATCCCTTCTTGATGCGGTACTTTCCACTATTGTAGATAAAAGGTTTAGTATTTTAATCACTAAAGATTTAAAAATAGATTTTGTTAAGTACTGGAATAATACAATTGGAAAAGAATGGATTTCTAAAAACAGAATCATTAAAAAGATAAAAATAGACTATCCTAATTATGATAGACAAATTAATGAAATGATTAGTATATTCAATGAGGAATTTATAAGATTTTTCTTATTAGATTTTGATTATGTATCATTTGAAAAGATAAAAATAGAAGAGATACACAAACTAAAATTCTGGATACGTAATTTTATTGGCTGGACAAAATTAAAAGATGTTGATTCAATAGAAATCATATCAACTCCATTTGTTAGAAAGATTTTTGTTTCTGATGAGTTGGTCTTATATATGGATAATAAGAAAAAAGACATATGGTCATTTGATTTAATGTTATATTTAAAAGACGATGGAGAAAGTATGCCAATGAGAGAGCTCAATCTTCTTAGGAAATATATTGACTTTGTACCAAATGCTATGTACACAGAATCTAAAATAACAAATTGGTTTTTAATGGATTATGCTCAATGTAAAGAAATTCAGGGAAGTTTAAATGAAATACCATTAATGATGGGATTAATAAATAGGTGGTTATATGATTTTTAATGTTGTGTGTCCAGATATTTTGATTTCAACAAATTGTAATATGAGATGTAAGTATTGTTTTGAGAAGGATAAAATTAACGAGGTTATGGATGAAGAAAGAATATTAGAATATTATTCACATAATCCCTGTACAGGAACATTTCCTATTGGTGGTGAACCTTTTCTAAATTTAGATTTACTCTTCAAAATAATGGATACAGTAGAAAATAATAAAATTATACAAGAGAAAAGAAAAAAAACGTTATTACAGAATTTAAAATGTGTTATTACTAATGGAACTTTAATTAAACAAAACATACAGAAGATTAAGGATTATGGATTAATATTACAGATAAGTTTCGATGGTTCTAAAAAAGTTCATGATACTTATAGGGTTTTTCCTAATGGAAAGGGAACGTATGATAAAATCATTGAAGGATTAGAACTTTGCGTAAAAGAAGGAATTGAATGGTCTATTCATGGTGTTGTAGCTAAAGATACTATTAAATATTTCTATGATACGTTTGTATGGTTTTTTGAGATATATAAAAAATACAAAGAATTAGATATAGCAATAGATTTTATGAAGAATAACGTATTTCAAGTAATATTCGAACAAGATTATTCTGATAAAGATGTTGATGAACTAGTCAGACAGTTTCATAAAATTGCTGAATGGATTTATTCAAGAGATTATATGACTATTAAACAAAAAGACCAATTATTTCATAACTTCTTAGAAAGACGTGGTGGTGTTTGTTCAGCTGGAACAACATTAATAGCTTTTGATAATAATTTAGATATGTTTCCATGTCATAGACTTGCTGTTGTACCAGAGAAAGAAAATTATTACCTAGGAAATGCTATGGATATTAAGACTATTAAAAATTTCAAACAATATAACTCTTACTATAATATTGGGAGAGGTTATAAATACATGTATTCAGCTATACAACATAACCACGATTACAAAGACAAGGAGAGTTTGAGATGGTTTATGTGGTGTCCTGCTACAAATTTACAAACATCTGAAAATGTTTATTATCAGAATGCTAAATATAATGTGATGTTTGTTGAAGTAAATAGAATGGTTAGAGCACTTAAGAAAATATATTATCAAAATAGTGATTTAATAAAAGAAAAGGATAATGCCAATAAGCTCAGGAAGCCCGATACTAGCAAGTGATGTAAATGCTATTATCGCTAAGATAAATTCAGAGGAAAATAATAGAACTGGGTTAGGTCTGTCTGATTTACCAGATATGATTGTTAGTAATCCTTGTTTGGCTTCAGACCACGATTCTTGGAGAACTCGTAATGATGCTATTAATGCTTTTCATTGTTATTGTGAAGCAGATGGAGGGCGTGATGCTGGTGATACTACTAAGACAGGTACAACATTAGGTCTAACTGCTCCTAATGTTACTTCTGGTAATTCAATGTTAGCTTCTCAACTTACAACTTTAGAAACAGATATAGATAATTTAGTAGCTCAATGTGATTGTGATACTTATGTTTGTAGTTGTGTAGGTAATTGTACTACTGTTTGTACTTGTAATACAAATGTATGTACTTGTGTAGGTAATTGTACTAGTGTCTGTTCTTGTAATACTAATGTTTGTACTTGTGTTTCCCAATGTGGTTGTAATACTAATGTATGTACTTGTGTAAGTCAAGGGTGTGCCTGTAATACTATTAGAACACCTGAATGTCTTGATTGGACATTCATATGTGGTTGCCAAAGTCAGGGGTGTAGTTGTAATCAATTATGTACTTGCGTAAATCAAGGCTGTGGTTGTAATCAATTGTGTACATGTGTAAGCAATGTGATTGCACAGTGTACTTGTAATCAATTGTGTACATGTGTAAGTAATGTGATTGCACAGTGTACTTGTAATAAAGTCTGTGGGTGTGAATATAACTAATGGTAGATAAAGAAACTTATTGGAAGAAAGTTAATTTTATAGTAGATACTTCCATCTTTATTAGAAACGGAGCTTGTAATCGTTGTGGTAAATGTTGTTATGCGTATGATGAAGAACATCCCCCAGAAGAGGGAATAAAAGTTCCATGTACTAAATTAAGTTATGATGGTGCTTTAGCAATATGTGGAATTCAAGAAAATAAATATCAAATCTGTAAAGATAATCCGATTTATCCTACACCATGTATGGTTTCAGAAGCTGTTGATACTTGTGGATATTCTTGGGTAGTTGATAATAGTTTAACAAAAACAAAAGCATTGGATAAGTTTAATATTATATGTGATGTTTGTCATAGAAAAGAACCATGTACTTATTACGATAAAATAGTTAATGAAATAAATGAGGTGTGTAAATAATAATTCTAAAAAATGCGTCTATAATAACTTTTAACGATTCTACTGTTGAAGTAGAGGATACTGATATTATGGTGAATTCTGATATTCATATGTATTATTATCATATAAGACCCCCTAATTTTGACTTTACATCTAAGTCTATACATTTTATAGTTAAGTTTATGAAGAATATTATGGATTTTATACATGGTATTGAATCAGGTTATAGGCTTTGTTGTATTATATCATACCTACGAGGAAAGGCTAAGTTCATAAGACCAACACACCAGTATTTTTGTTATAAATGCCAAGACAAAATTAAAAAAGGTATTTATAGACATCGTAAGAGACTACTTAAAATTAGAAAAGAATGGAAAGGTCTAGGTAACTAGTACTTTTTTGTACTACATGCTTATATGTCTATAAAACAATAGTTATTTAATTCTCTAATATCACAAAATCGGAGAGAAGAGTGTAGAAATGCCCTTTTTTTTGAAGTTATGTGTATTTAGAGACTAATCTAAATAAAAATTCAATAAAAAAACAACTATTAAAAATTAAATATAAAATTAGAGGAATACAAAATGATAATTTTTATAGATGGCGAGAGAAAATTTAAATTTATGAAAGGTTACAATATTAAACTCGGGGCTAAGATGTTTAAGATTATGGGAATCGAAGAGTTGCGATGGAAAGAGGCTATTGGTTCTGTAGCAACTGGAATTGCAACAACTAAAGACTGGGATACATATATGAAACCACTTGATAACTATATATATTTTGTTGAGTATATGGGAATAGACGGGTTCTGTGGGTTCGCATTACAATTTCCTAAAGGAATTGTTCATGGAGCTCCAAGAGGGCAAACTGAATATGTATATAAAGATGAGGCTGGAAAGCTAAATCCTATGTTCTATCCGTTTCTAATTTCCTCACCCGACTATCCAACATGGGCTGTATTTAATGCTGCTGCTATCGCTAATAACTCTGATGCTTACTTCTTTGGGGAAAGATGGAGAGTTAAAATACTTAGTGGTACTGAGATTCAAGAAATAGGCTCTAATTTTACCGAAATGACTGACTATGCCAATAGTGGTATAGGTCAAGGATAAGGTGATTAAAGATGACACGAAAAGTTAGAAATCTGACTCAAGTTATCCAGATGGCGGAAGACGCAGACGGTAAAATTAAATTTGGTGGTCAATTTCCTATGGATATAAGTGCTAGGGTTGCTGCGTGGACTGAAGCTGAAGGGCTCGAAGTTGTAGGAGATGGTGTTGCTAATGGTACTACGGTAGTTTCCTTATCTATAGCTACCCTTACTAAGTTTGCTTGTATGAGCATTTCAGGCAGCACTAATATATCAGCTGTTATAGCTATTGCATCTGGTACTTTAGCTTCACACACAGATATATATCATATTGATTTACAAAATGCTGGTGGATTTGTAGCTGTGACTGAAAATACTCCGATATTTGTATATAATAATTCCACTGCTGCTGCTGTGACTCTTTTGATGTTAGTTCCACAAACAGCAATGGGAGCGGCTACTAACAATGATGCTAATCATTACTTTAATGGTTATATGGGAGGAATACTGATTTAAAATGTCTCAAAACGAAGCTGATAAGGATAAACCTACTATTATTAATAGTCAACCTCGGCAAGTTAAAGAAAACCCTTTGGTAGCTATAGGGAAAGTTATTAATAATCATGCCCTGTCTATCAATGAAATAAAGAATGCTTTTGGTCTTAGCCAAATTGATATTAAGGCTAATAAAGCTACTGCTGAGATATTTGATAAACGGTTTACCCTTTTCGAGAGACAACTTGACAATTTAGATAAGGAACTCTCTCGATTAAGAAAACAAATTAACGAAGAATAAAAGGTGAAATAAACATGGCTATAATTCAAAGAAGTGGGGCTTCAAGAATAGACCCAGACACTATTAGATTTGTTGATAGACTAGACACAGACTTATCTCATTATTTTGAGATTAATGTTGACGATACTAATAATTTGATTGATTTTCTTGCCAAGATAGGCGATTTTAGGTTTAAGGATGCTGATGATTCAGATAACTCTGATACCTTTCAGATAGTAGCTGATGATGCTGGTGGCTCAGTAATACAGAAAACATCAATGATAACTGATGGAACAGTATACGATATAATAGCGACTGGTACTATTACTGGTGCTGTTGCTACTGTTGATATTGATTATATATCAATAGATTTAGATTCTTTAGTTCTTAATGATGCTGCTACAAGTGCTCTAACTATTGTTGGTCAGAGGATTGATTTTAATGGAGCTACTTTAACTGCTATAACATTATCTACTGTATATGGTCTATATATTGATATGCCTACTGGTTTAGGTGTAGCATCGAAGACTATGGAAGGAGCATATATTATAGATGGTGAAGGACATATAGCTCATTTATGTAATGGTTCTATGGCTGTTTCTGCTATGGGTATAAACGAAGAAAAATATTATAAATGCGAAGATTTTGACGAAGAGGCTGCTGCTGTCACCCTAGAAGCTGGGTTAAGAACTGATGAATGGGCTCCTGGTGGTCTTAATGATACTGCTGCTGATGTAACTTATATTCAAGACCAAGGCGGAGTTATTCAATTAAAGTCACGAGCAGCAGATAATGACAGTACAGAGATTACTTGGTTAAGCACTGCTGTTAATATCGCATCTAATCCGATTTTAGAATTTCGAGTGAATGTTGATGCTATAACAGCTTCTCTTACTGGATTCTTTGTGGGAATAACTGAAACGGCAAATATTCAAAATATAAATGATATTGTTGGTGCTGTTGATGATTTCTATGTCGTTGGTATGAACAGCGATTTGGGTACTCCAGCAAATCTCAGAGCCTTTTCTGAGGATAATAATGGTGGATTAGTTACTGATAATTTAGGTGTTGCTATTGCAGCTACTTGGTGTACCATAAGAATGGACTTTACTGATACTGAACAGCCTAGAGTATGGATTAATACCACTGGTGGAGCAATTGACTCAAGTCATGAAATTGCTGCGGCAACTATTACTGGTACTGTACAAGACTCTATATATGTATTTCCAGTTATATTTGTTCAATGCTTAGATGTCACCCCAACTCAACGAACTTTACTAGTGGACTATTGCAAAATCTGGCAAGATAGAAGTTAAAATTTAATATTAAATTCTTTTTTTGTTTTTTTTCCTTAACTTTTTTATAGTCTCTAACCGATATTGTATTAAGAGCATAAAATATTTCTAACGATTATATATAATGAGTGATAAGTTTAATTTAATACGAGAGCTAAAAGATAGTTTAAACGAGCTTAATTCACTTAATAGACCTCAACACACCCGATATAGTAATTATGGTTTTCCCTCTAAATATGAAATATCTGATAGTGTAGTTAAAAAACTCAGTTTTATTGGAATATTTTTTATATTAGGAACTTTACTTGGTCTTGCGATTAGTTTAATTGCTAAACAAAATAAGAAATGATGATGTATGGAAGATGCTGGTTTTGAGAATCTTACTGTTGAACAGTTGCAAAAATATATAAAACAGACTAAAGATAGAATAGCTATTATTACTAATACTGAAAAAATTAAAAATACAATAAAAAAAGATGAAGCTCCCACTAATATTACTGTAAACATAGAGGACATCTATACAACTAGAACCGTAATAAAAACAGAAGAGACTATTACTGCTTTTTATGAAATCGCTAGAGCTGGTGGGAAGGGGTTAATCAATCAGATATTATATAAAACGGATTCTAATGATTATACAGTACAGATTTTCCTAGATAATTATACTTTATTTGATAGAGATTATTCATATTTCTATGATTATTCATCCATATTAGAAAATATTAGTGCCTATGACCTAGCTGGTTATTATTATCTAAGTATTAGAACCCTAAATTTCTTAGAGAAATTTATTATAAATGTAGTTCCGAATTCGAGCATTACCTTTAATGAGATTCATGTGAAATATACCATTAGAGACGAGCATTATATATAGATTACTTATTCTCTAAAGCCATTATACGGGCTTCTAAATCTATATTTTTAGCTTCTAATTCTTCTATTTTTATTTGTTCGGGAGTTTTTTGAGGGATTATATTTCTATTTGGCGAGTCTTTCAGACTTATATTGTTTATAGAATCCCAAGAATCATAACTAACCCAATCTCCCATAGGTAAATCTAAATAATCCTTATCATCAATAGAATTATCTCTTTTATTTATTAATTTTGAACAAATATCGTGTATTTTTCCATCTTTTATTCCTAATTTCATTATTTTTAACCTAGTTTTATATATTATAAAATAGATATTAAATTAATAAATATAACTATTAACCCCATACAGCAATAAGAGCTTGTATTTTATCATAAACAGCATTCTTACTGGGAGCGATTGTAGTCACCCCATTCCAAGAGGCAGCATAAGCAGTATTAGAAGGAGCAGTATGTAGAGCAGTAACTTGTGCTGCTGTTAAGTGTTGTTCATTAACATTTCCATTGGGAAGTGTAATACTATCGTGTGTTAAATCTCCCCCTACAGTAGCAGCATGGTCTCTTGCCGCAATATCAACTCCGTCTACAGTTCCACTAACAGTTATATTACCAGTTATATCTAGACTTGCTACTCCAGCACCACTATTATTAATCGAAAAAACAGTAGCACCAGCATTCACCATGTCTATAGATATACTCCCAGTAGTTGCAAAAGCAAAAGCTCCACCATTGCTATTAATACCATCAAATTGTAATGTATCTCCATCATGAACATGAGCTACGGGGGCTGGTTGTGCTTGAAAGCTTGGGGCTGCTGCGACACCATTCCCAATCAGTATTGTTGCTGCTGCTCCAGTCGCTATTTCAGTCATAACACCAGCTCCATTAGTACAATATACCTTCCAATTATTAACTGCTGTAGGCATATTTGTGATACTAAGAGCAGATACATCAACGCCATCAACAGTCTCAGCTCCAGCCATCGTAATATTAACGCCATTCATTTGTAGACCACCTGTTATTACTAAGGCATTAGCTTCTATATAAGCATGTGCCTCTGCGTCAGTATATTTTTGACCAAAAGCCATAGCATCTTGAGCCGCAGAACCATTACCAAGACCAGTTATTTTAGAAGTTCCCATAACGATTGGAATACCCATTGTTAATTCAGTGGCAGTCATAGTCATTTTAGCAGAATTATTAATTCTAAAAACAACACTTTGACCAGTAGCAGCATTCAATAAAGTAAGTCCAGTAGCATTTTGTGCTAAAGCATAATTAGTTCCAGATAACATATCTCTATGACTAAAAACCATCCAATCAGCAGTCGTACTTCCTAATGCTGCTCTTCCAAAAGTAAAGGTTAAATCCTCATCGGCAGAAGTAATAACTTGAGTGCCGTGAAGGGTCATACCAGCCGAGTTGATTAGCGGAGTGTAATTATCCCCGACAGTATAATTAGGGTCTTCCTTCTCTCCATAAGCATCTAAATAAAAATAATCAGTAGAATCTCCAAAACATTTAATATGTATTCTATTTACACCAGAAACCATATTATCATCAGTAGAGACATTATTGGCTTCTAATACATCATTTACATATATATCTTGAGTGTTATCTGCTCTCCATACTAACTGAACATGATATAAAATATTATTTGAAACAACAATAAGAGCAACCCACGCAGCTCCGTTATAATAATCCATACTACTTGCTGTTATACGGAGGCGATTTATATAACCGACGCCTCCTTCAAAAGTATAAAACTCCCAATATTTTGTTACATCATTAGTTCCAATCCAGAATTCATGAGTTCCACTTGTAGCCTGAGTTATGCTATGATATATGGTTGGATCTTCTCCTCCAGTAGCATCATCTTGTAATCGTAATACTTTTTTATGACCTTGCCATTCATCAACAATAATACATTCTCCATCATAGAGAGTTGCTGCATCTATAAATGGTATATCTGTACCTTCCGTACCTACAGGCACATCCTTAAAATTATATGTAGCCCAGAATATTCCAGCTTCAATCCCACCTTTTATATTTCCTATGCTCTTTATATCGTTTCCATCCATAACAATATTGCCACTCATCTGTCCGCCAGTAAGGGGTAGCATTAAGTCTGCATATTCCTTTACTGTAGTATTTGTAGGAACTTTTACATCACTGTTAGCTAATGCGGCAATATCGCCCAACGTAGTTATAGTAGCCCCAGTACCTATTTTTATACTTGATTTAACGGTTAATATTCCACCTGTGGTAAGACTCATAGCACCATCATTTTGGGCATCATCAGAATCTCTCCAAACAAATCCTCTATCAGCATCAGGGTTCATAGTAAAGGTCATAGCCCAGTCATTAAGTCCTCCATAGGTCATAGCACTATGCATACCAATAGTATAAACACTCAAATTATATACTCTAAGTTTGTCGTAATCTGATTCGGCTCGAGTTGATATTCTATTAACATTGTTGATATCATAAAAACCCATATCAATATCACCATTCATAGTATCCCCAACAAGTTTAAGATAAACATCTGCTGCCGCTATTGCTGCAACAGCTTCAGCATCTGTATAGACTGCATGAAGTGCAGCCACTTGAGCAGCAGAAATATGTTCATAGACAGTACCAGCATTTATATTAGCTAAGTCATTATGATTTAAATCTCCTGCTACTGTCGCAGTATGATGTGCAGTAGCAACCCCTGTATGAGTGGATATTAAAGCATCTATTGCAATATCAATAGTACCAGCGGGATTAGTATTTTGCACAACAATTCTTGCATCTACTTCTGCATCAGTGTATTTAGCATGATGGTCTCCAGCTATTGCTTTATGTGTTGCTATTAGTGAATCTATAGCATTATCTATGGATTGACCATCTACTATTTCTGCTATAATAATAGTTTCTACTTCTGTAGTTGTGCTATTAGCATCTATTAATATATCCATTGCAGCTATCTTGTCATAAACAGCATTTTGACTTGGAGCATGTGTAGTGTCTCCATTCCAACCAACTCCATAGACATCATCCTCTATTAATGCTACGGCAGCAGCGGCTATTGATTCGATTTTGTCATATACAGCATTCTTGCTGGGTGCTACATCAGTAATAGCATTCCAAGCAGCAGCATATACATCATCGGATATTAATTCGTCAATAGCCTTAATTATCTCGATGTCTACATTCTCATTTAGCATAAGTCGTCTAAAATTATTACTCATAATAATTTATGGGGCGTTAAAATATTTTAAACTTACTTTTTTATAGTTTTTTACCAATATTATTATGGAATGAAAAAAGTGGATATTAATAACCTAACTATTATATTTGAGTAATACTGGTATGAATATGACTAATGTAGAATATAAGGTATCGCTATATCCATCTAAGTATGTGGGTTATCAATCTAAAGCACAAGGAGATGGAATAGTTAAGACTTATATTAGTACTATATGGAAAATGTGTGACTCTGATTTTTTTAAATTTGTTTTTTGGTTAGATTTTATAACGGTTTTAGAAAGGGTTTGCTTAGAAAGGGGATTTCAAAAGATTAAAATGATAAATAGGTGTAAACCATATAAAAAACATAATTGTAAAATGGAATGGGTAGCATATAATCTATGTTTTTGAGAGATATGGTGGGTATGGGAACATTGCTGCTCCAGCTAGCTTCCAGTGTAAACTCACTTTCACACCCATTATAAAAATTTATTATTTGAAATAATACATTTTTCACTTATTAGTGTAAAGCCACCTTTAAATACATTATTAGATATAACGGCTCTACCTCTAATAATATTCCAAATTAGTTTTAATTTTAAAAATCTCATAAATAATTAAATATCTGTATGTTAACTTTATAAACTTATGGTTTACACTTATAAATCTATATGCCCATTATTATTTTGATGACTGTTAAAAAGAATACTAAAAAAAGGAATTCATATTCTGGAAAGCTTTATATAAGACGTACTAGTAATCCCTTTTCATATAGTAAAAGTTCAAATCTTTTTAAATGTAAATGTAGTAAAAAGTAGTTTTTTACCACAAACTAACTTTTTTATAGACTTAATCCTAAGTTATTATTATGACTAAAGGAATTTATACTAAAAGGAAAGGAATAGGATTCTCAAGTACAGTTATTATATATCTTAGTCTTATAGTGTTTTATGGCGTTTTTCATCCAGCATCCCCAAGTTCACCACTAACCCTAAACACAATGATAATGCTTGGTGTATATATGCTTATTGGATTGGCTTCTGTTGATTATAAACCAATTAGTATGATGATAGAGAGAGTCTGGAATATGAACTGCCAAGATGGTGTTAGTGATAATTCAAAATTCCAAACTATTAAGTCTTATATTGCTATGAATGTTAACCAATGGAATAAGTATAATACGTTATATGCTAATATTGTTGAGGGTAATACTAAAGCAGTATGGAGTACAAAAGATAGTATTAAAGAACATTTACTCAGAATTCCGAAAGGGCAGCTTAATATAAAGCAATTTATATGGATTGTTGTATATGTTGGCTATAATGTCATAAAGGGTAATGGATATTTACCATTTCTAACTCCAGATTACTCAGATATAGATTTCCTAATTGATTTTGTGGGAGTTGGGTTTTTCTCATTCACAAGTGGTACTATTATAGGGCTTGGAAGTTATATGGAAAAACTGTTTGAGTCAATTAAACCAGATAAACTAATTAAAGTAGAAGAAAGCTTAAGATTAATTGAGCAAAATATTATATTTGGAGCACGACATTTTGGGTTCTTGCGAGATGTTGTTGAAGTTGAATGCGAAAAATGTGTAGATGAAATAGTACCAGTAGCTAGTACTAAAAAAGCTACGGCAAAAACATAGAGATATGAGGGTATATAAAATAGCCAATTTTATTCCTCTGCGAATTTAACCCTCTATCTCTACCTTCTTATTGTTTTCTCCATCATAGCATTACTACGATTACGGTGTATATTTATAAGTTGTTGCTTTCTTTTATGACTAAACTTCTTTATTTTAAGTTCACGTTTATGTGATATATGTCTTGCCTCTTTCTTACCTCTATGCTGAAACTCTTCTAAATATTCCATATAGAGATTTCCATGAAAACGTTTTGTAAATTTAGCTTGAGACTTTTTATGCTGCATATACCTTCTTTTAGGATTATCTGTCATACCAGTGTAATATATGGAACTTCCATTATTACAACATCTTAAGATATAAACATAATGACTATAAATTTTATTCACCTAAAAATGAGAGTACATCAAACAAAATAAAGAAAATAATTATTTAAACTTATTTTATTTAGTCCACTTCAGTATAAATTGGGTCGAATGTTCTTATAGGTTTTAACTCATCTTTATCTATTATTTGAAGACTGTGATATCTATGCTTACGCTCAAATCTTTTTAGTTTCTTATTAGCTACAAAATTATGTGCGTGAATAGGCACATATGTTTTACAATCGAGGCACACACGGACACGAAGGCTCAGAATAGATAACCTCCCTCTTTTTTTAAATATTCTACTGCTTTAATTAATATTAATGGATTATCATTTGATAAACCTATTACTGAGTTACATTTAGCACATAATAATCCTCTTACTAATACTTTATTATTATAACTAAAATTATGGTTATGGTCAATGGTAAATTTCCTTCCATTATTATTTGATGTACCACAAATAGCACATCTTTCTTTTTGTATATTTAATATAGCCTCATAATCTTCTAAAGTCATATTATAATATCTTTTCAAATTAGCTTTTCGTAGATATCCTCTAAATTTATCTTTATTTTCACTCCTGATTTCGCCTCTCCGTTTCTTTATTCTCTCTTTATTTTTATGATAATATCTATTATATGTTGATTTTGTCTGCTCCCTATGATGATTAATATATTCTCTTTCTCTTTTTAGAAATCTTTCTATATTGTTCTTACGATGCTCTTTAAGATATTTATTACGACACTTCTTACAACGTGAAGCGAAACCACCCTTTCTTGATTTATCACTATGAAAGTATTCTACTGTTAATGGTAGATTTCTGTTACACCCCGTACACAGTCTTGTTTTTATATCATCAATACATACTTTTACTCTTATCATCTAATCATCTCCCGTGTAATATATTTTATTTTTATATTTTCATCTTTTACCCTCTCTTGCCATGTTACCCAAAGGTTCTTATTTAACCCATATGATAGATTTTTTAATTCCACTTCTTTTTCTTTAGTTAAATATACACATTTCTCTCCACATACGTGACAGAGAGTAAAATAAAAATCACTCTTATCTGGAATTGTTAATGTAAGAAAATCACAATTTGGACATTTTTTCATTATCATTATCAATAGTCTTAATCATCTCTCACTAATTCTTTAAAATATCTATTTATAAAATTGATATAGCTTTCAAGATAGCTATGTTTTCTACCAGATTTAGCTCTTCTAATTATAATATCGTATATAGGGAAGTCTTTTTCATACATAGAACGCAGTTTCATATAGACCTTATTTGAATCAATCTCTATCTTTCTTTCCATTAATGCCATTTTTTCAAGTCTTTCATTCTCTTCCCTATCTCTTTCCCTAAGCTTTCTTTTTATTTCATCAGTATATGCTTTAGTCTTTTCTATAGCCAAGCCAATAGGTATGATTTTAGGTTGTTTCTTAGATTTACCCAAGCTACCGAAGTCAAATTCTGGCATTATTTATTTAATTCCTCAGAATATATTTTTATAATTCTAATTTCTTCATCTGTTAAATCTATTTTAACTCCCTTTTTTATAAACGTTGATACAACCTTTGGCATTATACTGAATAATATACTTCTGAAAAACTCACTTTTATTAACAAATTTATCCATTAATTCCTTTTGTTTTTTATTTACCGTAAATGAATATCTGTGTTCTTTCTTATACTCTTCTGGTAATTTAGGTCGTGTCATATTTTTATATCTTATTTATACTATATTTATTCGATAATTATATTAAGTAATAATGATTTAAAAGTATTACTATGGTAGAATGGTTAGCAATTAATTTTGTAACGGGAGACCAAAAAGAAGAAATTAGAAATAGAGATAAATCTGCTTTTTTTCGTATGGAAAATGATAATTTAAAGAGGGCATATAAAAATTTTAATAATAATAAAGAAATCGTTATTTATACAAACATAATAGCGAAAGTTGCTGAGTTAGAAGGGTGGCTCTATCTTAGTTATATAGATTTTTTTAAATGGAATTCTATAACATATTTTGCTGCTATAATAGAAAGGGCTGGTTTTGGTGATAAGGATGAATTGAAGGAATTCTTAGTTAAACTATATGGTATGGAGCTTTTTGGAGACCATTTAGATGAAAAACCTTTCTTATATTATATAGAGTTTGACTATACACCATTTCCAAAACACATATGAAATTTTTTATAGTAGAAAATAAATATATTATTCATAATGGAAGAACAGAAATTTAGTGTGTGCAATCTTGCTATGGATACTGTAATATTAAAAATAGCTGCACTGAAATCTAAAGGTGTTGAAAGTATTCTTAGAGAAATACAGATGAATGATGAAGATTTAACAGAAGGTCGTATAGCTTTGGAATTGGACGATATTTATGAATATTGTGTATTAAAAGAGCCAAGTGACCCCGACCAACCTTATATGGAAAAAATAGTTAAAGCTTTTATGATTGAGCTTCCTAATAGCGATGATTATATAAAATTATATAATTGGGATATATAATATTTTCTCTTCAAAATATTTCATCTATATATTACTCTTTTTGTTGTATTAAAATTTTTATATGTAGAAAATAATTTAAATAGTATAATGGCAAGAACAAAAAGTGATGATATCCAAGAAATCATTGATGATATAAAATCTGGTAAAAGGGATTGGCGAAGGATGATGTCAACATTCCCTCAACCAACTTCATGTCCTATTAATAATAAAGATAGATAGTGTTGGTGCATAATGGTAAGAGGTGTAGAGTATCAGACTGATGAGGCAACTGACGCACTATATATATGTGAGATTGAGTTTGATAAAAAGTTTTGTGTGCCACAAAAAACAGATATGGTTGGAGAAAGATGTTTAAATCATTATTTTTCTGATGGTTTTGACAGAGACGGTATATCTTATGTAGTGAGGAATTATTCATTAGGAATCCCGCAAGAAGAAGCTGAAGTTGACAATAAAGATATTATTGATATTGGTATTGTAACGGATGGTGAAAAGTGTTGGTGGTTTTATCCTGAATATGAAGGTGCAATAAGAGGGCTTGCATCCCAAAGTAGAATTTTTTATGAAAAAGAAGTGTTAACAATGAGGGAATGGTTGGGAGAATAAATGGTAGAAGATGTAGATAGGATACCAATGAAACAGAATGATGAAAAATATGAGGACTTAATAGATAAATGTCTTTATGGTGGTATGCATAATATAGGACGAGGTGCTGCTTGTAGAATGTTAGCAGCGGAATGTAGTAAACGTATGAAGACCTATAGTGAAAAGGATAGGGAAGCATATCGGGAAACCATGATTAATGATGCTGGTATCGAGAACTATTATCTTGAGTACGATACTTTTCAAATTAAGGGGAGTGATGAAGAGTATCAAAAACAGTACGGTTTTAATTTACTATATGACCCTAATGTAAGCGTAGATGAGTATGTTAACAAGAAACTTGAACACCCTTTAGGAATATGTGATATCGCTCTTTTTGGTGTTGAAACCCAGTTCTCTGAGCTTATAGTAGAGGAATATTTCCAACCTATAAGTAACGATGAGGATTTTAGAATAATCGAGAACTTAGTCTTTAAAGATAATATTGAATATAAATATATTCCCAACCCAGCAAGTATTAAAAAGCATTTTGATAATGTTCTAAATGATGATGAGCGATATAAGATAGCAGAATCGTTAATTCATGTCATAGATATAGAGGACTATTATAAAAAAGAAGTAGCGGCTGCTACAGAGCGTGGTGAAATTATATCTCATAATGACCTAGAGATGAAATTAATAGATACAATAGCTACAAAAGGCTTTAAAGCTATATATCGAAAGCATTATGGAAATATTGCTCAATATTATGAAGTAAATTATCCAGATGTAGTTGAATATATGCCAGATTTAATAAATGCACGGGGTTCACTAAGGATATCAGTTCGGACTGATATAAATAACCCTTTATTACCAAAAAATAAATATAAAATAGAGTCCACAGCTAGTACAGCTAATACACAGAGCTTTAAGCTTATTAGGAATTTGCAAGTTGATGATGGATTTTCTATTGATACTTATGAACAAGTCTTAGGATTACCTGTTAGAGAGTTCTGGAATGAAATTAAGGATGATAAAAAGGATGAAGTTATGCAAAATGCCCTTATCGAAGCTGATAACATGGGTTTTGGTCAACAAGTTAAAGACGAATTACGTAATGCAAAAAGTTTTGATGATTTGAAGTCAAAAGAGGTTATAAATGCCATAAAAAGTGGAATTATAAATTATTATAATAAAGACGAAATTGTTAATCTATTAGGGAAACGTCCACCTAAATACGAATGGAAACGTAAAAAGTCACTTAGTTGTTATCATAATCAATTAGGATGGACAAATTATCCACAGAAGGTCTGGGAGAGATGGGTTGAGATTGAGGAAGCAAGGGACAGAGGCGAGATAACAGACGGACAGGCAAAGGAATTATATAAATCAATGCAACATATGAAAGAAATGGCTAAAATACAAGGTACGGAGAGGACAGATTTAGATTCATCAGAGAAAAGAGTAAGTGGTACGGCTTTCATAAAGCCTTCTACCTACCAACCAATACGGCTTAGATTATATGGTTCTCATAAATATATTAATGATATAATGAATGGAACTTCACCTTACACACCTATTCAAGAAGCAGCCTATTGGAATACTCAGGTTTTAGATAATATAGAGAGTGCTGTTGATGATTGGGAATGGACACAGCTAAGAAAGAATGAGATTATACACCCCGAAAAATATGAAGATATTCCGTATACAAAAATGAAAGATGAATGATATATGTGAAGCAGAGGTTCTCCCCGAACCTATTAGCTATGTTGATGCCGTTGTCAAGGTAATGGGATTTACCAAAGAGACAAATAAAGAAGCTGGTTTTATTTTTATATTTGAAGAACAGAAAACTGGTAGAGAACATATTGATAAAATATTTTATGGTGATTGTAAGAAAGTTTATATGGATGATATAAAGGGGGATAATAATGCTAACTTTCATACCCATCCAAAGCAAGATTATTGTCATCCAAGTCCTAGAGATATAGTATTATATACTGGACACCGTCTTGTTATAGGATGTCCACATAAAAGGTTCAAAAATACATTTAGTACAAACGATTTACGTTTTATAAATGATGAGAATATAAAAAGCTATACAGATGCGATAGAGTTTGAATGTAAGGAGATATATAAAGATTGATATGTTATAATTGTGGGAATGATATTCCAATGGGATGTATGTTTTGCCAAGATTGTTATAATAAACTTATAAAGAAAGGTACGATAAGATATACTGATAGTCATATTATACACCAATCTAAATGTATTAAATGTGGAAAAGAAATACCATGCTCATGCATAGTGTGTGAAGTATGTTATAAAGAATTATTAGAGGAGAAAAAAGATTAATGACGAAAAAAAGGTCAACTTATATTGCTATAGATGAGGCATGGTTAAGGAAGGAATATAAAAAAGGTCGTACCATGATAGACATTGGTAAGGAGTTAGGGGTTAGTAAGTCTACCATTGGCTTAAGAATGAAGGAATTTGGAATTAAAACCAGATTTGCTCCATGTGGCGAGGATAATCCAGTTTGGAAGGGTGGTAAAACTATACATGAAGACGGATATATACAAATTCGTTGTACTACACATCCAAGAGCACATCAAAGTGGCTATGTATTTGAACATATACTTGTAATGGAAGAGCATCTTGGTAGGTATATAACACTAGATGAGAAAATACACCATATAGATTATGATAAAAGTAATAATAATATAGGAAATCTAGCGTTGTTAGAAAGTAGAAGTGCTCATAATAAGATAGTTAAATCTCTCTATAATTTAATACCAAAATTATTAGATAAATGTTTAATATATAATAAAAAAGATAATAAATATTATGAAATATAAAAATCATTTTCTTATTACAGTAATCATTTTTATAATATTATGGCTCATAGTCCCAGAAGTTCAGATAACAGAGATTATATTTCCAAGTGTATTAGCTACGTTTCCTGATATTGATAAACAGTTCAAGATTTTGGGGCATAGGTCAGCTGTAACACATTCTATAATAATTCCCTTTATAGTGTATTTATTTAACCCATACATGGACTATCTTTTAATTATGTTATCAATAACGATACACGGTTTACTTGATATTAGGATTAGTAAAAAAAAGCAAGTGGGATATTACACTATTAAATGGTTTGGCTATAGTATTGGTGCTGGTAAATGGCGTTATAAGGGTATGAATGGTAAAAACTCTACTATATGGTTGAGCCTAAATTTTTTTATATCACTTAGTCTATTTATATATGTAATAGGTGCTAATTAATGAATAAAAAAGCTAGAGATGTATTATGGAGAAGAGTAATAGCACAAGGTCTGAAAGAGGAATCAGAAAAAAGAAGTCAATATTTAGCATCAGAAGAGGGAAAACAACATATTAGTGATATAGGGGTAAAACATCGAGAAAGTAGGGAAAGATTAAAAGAAAAACAACGTATAGTTAGAGAATTAAAAAGTAAATGTGATAAAGACGAACATGGACATACATTGTATCTATCTACAATTAGCTTACAAACAAAAGTAGAGGCATATCATTATAAAAATGAGAGATTCCCCGTAGGTTTCTACTGTCCTATATGTGGGGAGTTATACAACTTAAAATGTAAGAAATGTGAATAGGTGCTAATTAATGCCGACTAGAATGGGGAATATATCTGCTGATGAGCTTGATATTAATGAGATAAAGAAATTATATTATGGTCAATGTCGAACTATTGATGAATTAGCAGATGAACTTAATGCTGATTATAGTGCTGTTAGGAAGCGTATGGGTATTGAGGGGATGTATATTAGAAATAAAGATGATGCTAAGAAGCATAGACGATATGCTGAATGTCGTTGGAGAGTACCATGTTATAAATTGAAGATAGATTATAGGGATAAAGTCAAGTCAATTAGTAAAATTTCAAAAGAGTCTGGATTAGGAAAACACAGACTTAAACAATGTTTAGAAATATGTAAAATACCATTATATAAAGAGGATAGATAATGTCTAATATAAAAGAGAAGTTTATTGAGAATACTATCAATCTAAGTCTTGGTGCTTTAAAGGCAAGAGAGATATTTGAGGGGTCTCGAAGGGTTGCTAATGATAATCCTTTAAGAAAAATTCAGAATATTATTTCTGTTGTTATAGGCGAAATTAAATATTATATTGATAATAATATATTAGGTAAGTATCAAGAGAAAGTTCACGATTTTTTAAGTGATTTGTTTTTAGGTAGTTATAAATAATGAGGGAATTAGATGGCTGATTTAGATAAATGTGTTAATGACTTATTGGATATGTATTTATATGCTCATGAAGTAGTGGAATTAACCACAATTGAAATGGAGAAAGGTGTGCAAGACTTTTTTCGTGAGACGGAGATTAGTATTGAATCAATGGAAGAGAGTGAAGCCTTTTCAAGAATGATTGGTGATAATATAGCTGAACTTATTAATATCACCAATAATTTAAAAAAGTGTGTTCTTAATAATAAAGTTATTACTCCTCTTATCGCTGGTATGAAACATACATGTATACCATTTAATAATACTCTCGACACATTGTTTAATAAATATGTTAAAAATCTTAAAGATAATTATAATAGTAATTCAAAAAGGTCAATGGAGAGTTTAGATATATTAGTTAGGGCTCAAATAATTAAAGAAACTGCTATAGGAGCTATATCAAGCTATAGATGTAAAAAATGAATAATGAGGTGATGACATCATGACGGCTGAGGGAGTATTAAAAAAAGCAATAAATATTTTTGGTATTACGGATAAATGTTTAATAAGTAGTTTCATCCTTCCCGATGGAAATGTTCTAGATATAAGAAGTAGCTATGATGGTCATCATCAAGAGCATAGTGCTGTAGCCGAAATATACCCCTCTAGTCTTGAATATCATGCTCCTTTTATATTCATGCAAGATGCTTCCGCTTTATCTTTGTACACTTTTAAGAATCAGTTTGGACTTGATATAAGTATACAGAATGATGTATCTAAAAAGCAATGGGATAAATTGGAAGAATGTATATGTTATTATGATTCAGAGAAAACTAAGAAAGTTCATTATGGTTTTTTGGATGAAATCTCTAATTTATTTCCAAAAACTATAGTATATGAAATATCTTCTACTACACCGAAGGAATGCATTGATATGATTAAAAAGATTAAAAGACACCATAAGGATATAATGATTGAAAAAGGTAAATAAAGAGGTGATGGCATCATGACTGGTACAACGTGATGTCAGTTATATATAAAAGAGACCATAAAAAAAAGAAAAAGTTTCCACGAGTCAATCACCGAAACTATCATATCGCAAATCGTAATAAAGCGAAACGTAGAATCTATCGTAGAAGTGGATGGAAAATTTTAAGATTCCCAGATTATTTTATGGAAATAGATAAATTTCCATATATAGTTAAAAGAAAGTAAAGTTTATAATTATTAATTCATATTATCCAATATGAGTGAGTTCAATAAACTTTACCATGAATATATTACTAAAGGGAAGTCTTGTAAAGAGATTGCAAAAGATATTGGGATGTCTGCATCTGGATTATATAAAAAACTCGCTAAACTTAGAATAAGGAAGGTTAAGGGAAGCTTTGTAAGTGGTAAAAACCATCATCAATGGAAGGGTGGTAGAGTTATCAAAAATGGTTATATTAGAGTATATTCCCCAGAACATCCATATAGAGACTATGATAGATATGTAGCAGCACACCATTTGATTATGGAGAAAAAGATTGGGCGATATATATTAAAGGGTGAGGAAGTACATCATATTAATGGTGATAAATTAAATAATAATATTGACAATCTCTTTCTTTCAACTAAAAGGGAACATGCAGCCTTACATCAACAACTTCAATGTATAGGAAAGGAATTATATAAAAGAGGAATAATCGGTTTTAATAATAAAATCGGTCAATATTATATCAAATAAGATTTACCCATATATTATTAAAAAAGTCCAAAAGGACTAAATTTTTTTTCTTTATTAAAATTTATATAATCTGGTGTTGTATTATACATTATGGATTTAACAAAAAAACAAAAAATTGCATTGGGTGTTGGTATACCCGTTGGCTTACTCTCTATTTTAGCAATAAGTAAAATGTCGGGTACATTTACTAGACGTGGAATAGGTCAACCAGCACCGAGAAAGAAAATCCTACCATCTATATTAACAAGACGTAGGAGAGGATACAATTCTGGAGAATGGGTTACTACACCTCAATATCCTATTAGAAACATTGTTGACTTGCCTAGACAAATTAGGGGTAGAGGTAGTATAATTGAAGGTGGTAGAGCTTCTCAATTCAGTATTACTCCCCCTGACATAAGAGCTGCTACTACTAAGGATGAACTAGAAGCATATTTAGAAAGAAAAGAAGCTAGACGAATGCTTAAAATATATGATAGAAATAGAGCATTAATACAAGCCGCAGGGTGAGATTAATTATGCCATTTAAACATAAAGCTTGGAAACTTCAAGAAGCACAAGCAGAGGAAAAACGTCATGATATTTTAGACCAGCAATCTTTGGCTGAGAGCAATAAGGCAAGAGTAGCTGGAGCATTAGAGACAAAAAGAAATTGGCAACGTAATCAACAGTTAAAGACAGATAGAGAAGTTGCTGAAAGATTGGCTCGTGATAAAAGGGAGGCTGTACGAAAGGAAGAGAGAAAACGTAAGAAACATGATTCTAAATATTACACAGATAAAAAAAGGTCTGAGAAAAATGTTGGTCGTCAAAGGGATGTGGGTATTACAGAGCATAGGTATCGTGGCGAGAGTAATCTACGACCACAACCAGCACCAAGAAGGAGAGCTATTCCTAAGTCCATAGAAGAAAGACGTGCTATTAATAGGAAGCAAGTCCATGATATGGGTATAAATGGTCAGCGTTAAAAAGTAATGGAAAAATCTTTAGTTGGCTTATTTTCTATTTTAAAATCCATGAAGCAATTAGGGCATCTATAATGAAAATAGTCTGGGTCATCATTCTGAGAATGTAATGAAAATATTGATATCATACTACCATCTACTCCCTTACATTTAGGGCATATATATACACCATTTATTATAACTGGGTCATATTTATTTCCAGATAAATCCTCGAATTGCTCCTCTTTATTAGTCCAATCTTCTTTCATAGTGGTATATCCAGCTGAAGCCAGTTCTGTTTTTATATCTGGAATATACATTCTCATTGAAACACTTTTTCTGTCTGTGGCACATACATATCTAAATATCACGAGTTTGTCATACCCTTCTTTATCACTAGCAATTACTGCTGGTTTGGATACCATCATTGATTTACCACATTCGTTACACAAAATCTCTACTATTGGAAAAGTCATGCTAACACCAATTTACCTCTATATATTTTTATCATTATTGGAAATTCTATGATTCATCACCTTCTTTTTTGAAAGGTCGTTTAAACCATGTTTTTAATATAAAAGGTATTACATCATGCATATCAATAATATCTTCTTTCTTTATTTTTATTATATATGTGCTATTACATGTAGTAGTTTTACCTAATAATGATATACTTATTTTACCACATTCATTTGTTGGATAATGAAAAACTTGTCCACATTTCTCACAAGCATAATATTCTTCTTGATAATTCATATTATTTCTCAACAACTCCTTTTTTTAATCCTATTATTAATATAAATTTGAAAAGCTCTTTTATTGTAATATCTCCAAAAGGAGAAAAATATATAAATTCAGATGTTAATTGATTAGCAATTATTTTAAAGTCTGCTGTTTTTATGAATATTTCCATTCCTATCATATTATCTTTTTCTATTTTAATAATATTTGTAGGAAGTATTTTGCTTTTATTAAGTAAATTAATGGTTTTGTCTAAAGCCTCTCTGTTTTCTTTTGTATCTGGAACATACTCATTATATTTTTCATACCAAATACCATTTTCTTTCCATATTGAAATATCCCATCTCTCTGGTTGTATTATATCCATTTTTACATTACTCTGTTTCAATCTTTTTCTTTAGTATTATTTCTAATCTATCTAACATTCTCATACTATTATTCCTAACCCCTTCATGCTCTTCTGCTTGAAAATAACCCCGAAGTTGATTTATTATATTTTCTACTTCTTGCATATCATTTAAAACCATTTTTTACATCAACTCCCTTCTTTTTTTAAAATAACTATCTCTTTTTTTTATATTATCTGGATGCCTACACCATTTTAAAGGATAGAAAACGTCTTCTTTATTACCAGTATAGTACCGACAGAAAAGACATACATCCTCTACATTTATCTCTCCCTCATGGATAGGACATCCCGTAAATATTAAACTCATAATTCTATCTCTATTTTGTATGTTTCTTTTATAGGACACATTTTTTCAAAGCAAAAATAACAACACTGCCGACCACAAGAACAGCAAATATCTCTATCTTTATTCCATATTGTACATATATTCATACAGCCCATTGATGCTGGTATAAGTTTAGTTATAACCGTTTTAACACCACCCCTTTAAATCATAGTTTCCTTCTTCAATCCTATTTCTTAACAGTTTTATATAAGCAATCATCGCTTCATACTTAACTTTATCTTCATAATTTGGTGGTGGTATTGTATAGATTGACTTCAAACACACATCTGTATTTATATCAAGCCATTCTAATAACAGTTCTTTATTGAGACTCATTTTAATATTTACACCCTATGCATATTGGTTTTTCTTTCCTTTTATTTGATAATTTCCAGCGAATCCACCATTTAAATGGCATAACAAGATTTATACCGCATATTCTACATTTTTCTTTTATATCCATTTTAATATTGTTCCTTCTTCTTTTTGTTTACTTCTTTCATAACAAATATCACAAATTCCATCCTTATTATTTTTTCTCATATTTCTTGGTAGACTCTCATAAGTAAGCCCACACTGTTTACAAGTAAATTCTATTGATTTAATCTTTATCTTTACTGTCATACCAATCCTCTATGTTTGATAACATATCACATTCCCAACACTCAACTATTCCCCCAGTTAAATGTCTTTTAACAGATTCCTTTTTACATTTTGGACATGTTTCAGTCATTATTATTCCTTATTTACCTTTTTAAGTATTTTACCACAATAAGGGCAGTATTTAATTTCTGAAGTTTGACAATCAGTTGTACCACAATAATGTCCATGAATCTCCCACTTTCCAAAATACCCTTTTTGTATAATATCCTCATCATAAGCATTTGTAAATTCTTTACAACAATATCCAGTCATTATTTATGTCTCTCCGTGAGTTTTTGAGTTCTTTATATCCCAATCAATAACAATTACAGCATTACTATTGGGATATTCAAGTCTGATTTTTCTATGAAAATAAATGTTATGGTCTTTATTACATATCCAATACATTCTACCGTGATTATAGTTAGTACACTTAATACAGTTATTAGAGAGCCTAAGTGTATTTATATAATCAATAACAGTCCTTTTAGAGTACGCATTTAGATAAACTTCGATTAGCTGTAATATGTCTCTTTTTATCTTATCAAACTCTTCCTTAGATATTATTTCATACAATGCTTTTTCATATTCGTTCTCGTTCATTATTCCTTACTCTCCTTTGTTATATTATTCATAAAGATACTTATTCCCTCATTAGATGTTGGTTTTTTATTGTCTTCTACTTGTCTTTTCATTTTTGTACCAAAATGAACACCACAATAATTACAATAATTAGAACTAAACACTCTCTCTATCTCAGAACCGCAAAAACCACATACCTCATTATTCTTTAGAGTCTCTATCCAACTCTTATAGTTAGGGTCAAGTTTAGCTCGTATTTCATCATGCTCGATATTATTTTCATCCTTTACCCTAACGATATCCATAGGAGTGGGATTTAGATAAGCATTAAGCATATCCTTTATAACTGATATATCACTATTCTGTGAAGGGATTTTAATATCATTATTGACTTTTCTATCTGATTTTTTAAATAGATTTAATGCAGATAAATGTGCTATTCTATATAGTATAGGTATAACATTAGCAGTAATAATATTTTTGTTATCATTGTAAACTCTAAATTCTATTCTACTATTTTCCCTTATTGATATAATATTTTGAATATCAATAAATGTATGGGCTGGATTCTCACAATTATATACAAATGTAGAGCTAATCTTTGATTTAAGAACCCCTTCATGGTAGAAAGAAAAATCACTATTTATTCCCAAGTCTGTATCAGTAAACCACCCAAAATATACCCATGCATTACTTGCTGGTACTGATAACAGTTGTCTTGATTCTCCTATATCACCTACAGAATTACTCATCTTAGGTTCATATGTATTCTCCCATGTAGAGCCGTTAATACCTACATCATCTAGCCTAATTGGTCTAAAACCAAAACTCCCTTTTGTTTGATTAGCTCTTATCTCTGTCTCTATCACGGCTTCCTTTAGTATATCAATACATTGATTATACAAATTTGGATTTGAATTTAATAACATTTCTAACATTTTCTATCCCTCATTTATATCTATTAGTGAGTTTTTGAGTTCATAATTTCATAAATTCTTTTTCTAATTTACCGTCAAGATTTACTTCCATTAACATATCATCCAATAGTCCAGATAAATGATTGCATATATATTTCTTCGATGCCCATTCCTCTGTTTTAAGATGCTCTGTGAGCTCTATTAATTGTTCTAATCTATTAACTAAATTTTTCTTTTTTATCATTATTCATCCTTAAATAAATCTGTATATATTTCTTTCATCACTTTATTTTCTTCTGTAGTTAAACCAAATGGATTATCTGATTCATGATTTGGGTTTACTTCTATTAGTGAGTTTTTTAGTTCTTTATATTTCTCAAGCCTTTTTTTGTACATGTCATGCCAGAATATATAACCAGCCTTAAATACATTATCGAGTCTTTTTTGTAGTCCTTTCTGTGCCTCTTGATGACTTATTCGATTCATCATATCTACTGGAATATCAGTACCAGCATAACTAAAATCTCTAGCCGTTATTTTATTCACCCTTTTCAATCTTTTCCACAAACTCATCAAGATATGTAAGGCATAGCTTTACTCCATATAGTTTATCATAACCAGAACCATCAAAACTCTTAGGGTCAAACTTTATCTTCATTTCTTCAATCCATTCTTTTAATATTGTTATTTTAATTACTTCTGTTTTAACCATTTATTATCCCTGCTTCTATATTTTTTTGTTTAATTTCTAGTAAATGTTTATTGGCTATATGCCTTCTTTCTTCTTTCCATTTCTTTTTTTGTTTAATATCTTTTTTAGGGATTGGTTTTAGGACTCTACTACCATGAGCTCTCATTTTTATACTATTATGGAGTTCACCTATTCCCCCACTTTTAGAAAATATCTTCATATTATCTAATCTGGCTTGTTGATAAGGGGCTATATAGGCTTCTTTACCAGCCTTTATTCTCTCAATCACTTCTGGAGCTGCTTTATATGGAATGATAAGTTCTCTTTTTGTTTCTACTTGTTGTTGTATACTTCCAGTCGGAGAAAATAGATGCCAACGAATATAATCAGCAATTTTTAGATGAGCCTTGTTAGCTCTCTGTACTATTTTATCATACTCAGTACTGTTAAAGCCGACTGAGATTCTATTTTGGCGAACCATGCTTTACAATACTCTTTATTATTTCTGTTGTTTTTCTTATTCGCTGACCGCAATTTGTACAGTATTTAGAGAATGGTTCTACTATCTCCTTATGACATATCTTACATATAAGAGCATATTTAACTGATGGTATATCAGATAAACCCTCTACTCCATTGCCACAGTTCGGACAGTAATGGTACTCTCCATGTAGCTTCATACCACATTGTACACATACTATACTTGTAGTAGAGCTAAGTCTGAGCTGTTCTAATTGCTCTTTAATCTCGGCTTGGGTTGGTATCGGTTTCTTCCACATCTTTTTCTTCTTTAATATCTTGCATTTCGTTGATTTTATCTACCACAGCCTTAAATGTTTTAGTTATAGTTTCCATATTGCTATCAAAAAGGCTAATCATATTTACTATAACCCATAAACTACCTACTACAGTGTCTTCTAGTTGACTTACTCTTTTTTTTAATTTCTTTACTTTTTTTTTTGATGATGCCACAATATCACCTATTTTTATCTAATTTATCTAATTTATCACTTAATTGTTTGATGGCAGTTGTGAATGTAGCCATCATATTTTTTACTGTAATTTGAAATTCTTTAACTGTTTTATCAAACATTTCATTAACGTGTTTTAGTTCCTTAATTGTGAGATTGTAGAGCCTATCGCTCATATCGTGTATAATGTCTATATCAATGGGGCTCATTTTAATACCTCGTCAACAAATTTCTTTTCTTTATTAATCTCCCGATATTCTATAAGGTCTCTATACTCCTCTTCGTAAGTTTCCCACCATTTATTGATAATCTTTCTAATTTGTTTTTTTTTAATATTCAGCTTTGTCGTATATTTATATAATCTTAGCTTCTTTAGACCTGTATATGTGGCTTGTTCCTTTGTTATAGGCTCAGTACAGAACATAAGTGTAGTACCCATAGGAACTTCATATGCTCCAGCATCCCTTTGGATAAATGTTAATATATCATTGTTATTTGATATATCATTCATCAATGCAATTAATTTATCTAAGTTTTTTATTTGTAAAATTATTTTAGTTTGTCCACTAGAATACCATCTATAAATTTTACGTTTTAAATCTATTGCATCATGTTGGTAAGCCATAAAAAACATTTTTGATATTACATGCCCAGCATGAACCATTAATTTTCCTACTGATGCTGGAAAATGTTGACTAACAACTATATATACTTTTAGGTCTCTCATCTTATCATCTCTAATAATTTTTTTATATCTTCTTTATTTAAATTATATCCCCAAATATGGTCATACTTATAATTCTGAGTATTCTTTAGATTCTTTATAAAACATTCAAAACTACAGAAGTCAAACTTCCAATCATCTCTACCCATATGGCTATTACACTCTGGTTGTTCCTCTTTAACCATTCTCATAGTGTATCTCCAACTATCTGAATCTTTTGGGATTTCCTTATCACAACAGTCGCATAGTGTAATATACTCCTCTTTGAACGTGACTTTCTTACATTTATCACATACTTCTTTCTCTCTTAATACTTCATGCATAATTTTTATCCCTCTTGATTTTTGTCATATCAATAATTCCAACGGTATCCCAATCATGTTTCTTATTTCCAGTAAAATCTAAAAAAAACATCCAACAATTAGGTTTTATATTCTTAATAAATTTAGTGTCATTATATTTGTCAATATATAGTCTATTGATTTTTTGTTGTTCGTATTGATGAATAGCTGCTTGTAGTAAAAACTTAAAACTGTAAGACATTAAAGATGGAAAAGTCCCTACTCCTATTTCACGACTCCATAATTCATAATGTATTGATGGTCTAGTGTCTATTAATTTGCCTAAAGGCTTTGTAATCATCCAATCTGGTACTGAGTCGGTGTTATGTATACCAACATTATGACTATTCTTATCATTCTCTAATTTCATATGAACTAACTCAACTATTTTAATCTTTAAGCATTTTGAACATTTATATGTTATAGGTAAATTCTTATCATTGGGTACAGTAACCCATTCATGTTTACAAGGTGGCTTCGAGTCGGTCATTTTATCTATTGCTTCATATACTCCATCTTCAAATTTCTTATCTGTTATTTTCTCGCCATCTTTTATCTTTTCTAATTCTTTTATTATTTCTTCTGTTGACCAAATTAATTGAAGTTGGGTTTTGAAGAATTCTATTGACTCATCATTTATACTAGGCTTTAATGTTTTACTTAACTCTTTTTTGTTCATAATCACACCTCAAAATAGTTTACTGGTAATAATTTTTGATTATATTTTAGAACATTTTTAATAGTTTGTGCTGTACCATCTGGTAATGATACTAATAATTCGGGCATAAATACCTCTTGTAGTGTGAATAGCCCAAAATCTACTGCTTCTAAACGTGATTTTAAATGCCAATAGAAAGCCCTAAATTTCTGACGAGCAAATTGAGGATTATCTGGTGTTATTATTTCAAATTGAAAGGCATATTTCTTACCATTATTTTCTAGGGCAAATACTAATCTGAATATCTCTCCATATTCCGTAATTTGAATACCAATTAAATTATATTTACGTAATAATTCCTTTATTTTTGCAATTGTATCTCTAATAGATACTTTAGTCCCATAATAGGGAAGTTTATTTGGTTTCTTCATTTTCTTATTATCTTAAGCTTTCCTTTCATTACAATTTTTACTAATTCTGTGAAATATTCTCGTGTATCTGAGTCTAATAGGAGATACATTTCATCATAATCAATTCTATCTTTAATCTTCATCATATTTATGAAGTCTGCCATAATTCTGCTGGTTTTGTCGGTATTATAGTTACTCTTTTCAATAACGGCACTTCCAGCTGCCCATATTATTATTGTCAAATCGGGGGGATATATTTTATTTTTCTTAGCCCACTCTGCTACATCTCTTAATGGATTATTCTTTATTATCCTTCGCCTCTTTCATTTCCTTTCTATATTCCTCTTCCATAGCTTTATTGAGTCCCTCTATCTCTTCTTCTTGGTTTCTCCTATTTGTCCAATAATTCTCTTCTTTCTGTAAGAATTCTTTTTTCCATTCCATATCTTTATCCCATCTTATTTCTAATGCGATACGCCCATTTTCCTCTATACGATAAAATGTTTTTTTATAGTGTTTAATATGCATACCACATTTAGGGCATTTTGTATAGAAATGGTCTTCGTCTACTTGATATGGTTCGTTCCAACGCTTCATAAGTATATTACAATCACCACATATAACATTTATGGCGTTTACATTAAATCGTTTCTTTCGCTTAGGGTTATTACTCATATATGTTGACCATTTTTCTCAAACATTTCTGATATAATTTTAAATACTATTGGGATATTTTTTATTAGATTTTCTAAACATTCTTCTTCTTTTCCATAAAGACAAGTTCCATCCCAGTTTGAATTTGAGCATGGAGTACACATTCTATTATACCAATAAACTAAATCAGTTTTATGTTTATTACCTACCTTTATCCAAATTCTTGTATCATCATCAGACATATTATTTACCCTTTTTTGCTTGTTTCCATTCTTTATAGTCTTCTTTTTTTAATAATCTTAAAGTTGCTTGACTACCACAAGACTGACAGTTAGGTGATACTTTGTAATGGAGAGTATTACATTTTCGACATATATATTGATATGTTAGCTTCCACATCTTATAACTCATTATTTTTGGGCTCAAAATTCAATCACCTTAGCTCTTCCAGTTTTATGCTTATTTTCATATTTCTTAAAATCATGGCATTGTTTTGTACAGAATCCTTTTAGTTTAGAATACTTATCATTTTTCATTTTAACGTAATGTTTACACCTATCAATACAGCGTTCCTCTAAACCTTTCCAACAATCGGGCATATCATCAACCTCTCCCCTACAATATGTTCGGTCTAATATTCGTAATGTGCCAACTCCACCTGACTTATCTCCAAGAATGGAGTTTACCTTCTCCTCATTCCAACAAGCTACAAATACATCTCTAAGAGGTCTAATCCATTTACATGGTAATCGTGGGAAGTCTTCTAATATATGTATCGTTTCTCTCTTTGCTTCCCTTTCTTTTCTCCACACATCATATTCTTTTGTCATAACTGGTGGAGTATATTTATCTGCTTCAGTCATTTATCAAATTCCCATGTTTTTGTTATTTCTTTATATTCTGGGCTATTCTGTATATAGTATTCGGGTGAATTCATATTAATTTTAATGTAATTCCATAGAAAGAAAGCATCACTAAATAATTTTTTAAAGGTCTCTTCTAATTCTCGGTATTTTTGTATTGCTTCAGCTTTATCTATTTTTAAATTCTCTATTTCAGACATTAATTAATAATATTTCATTTGTTAACTTTATAAACTTTTGTTAACATTTAAAAATTTTAATGGGATATAATTCTTATAATGACTGATTTAGATGATTTTTTAGATAAAACTCATATGAATTTGGGAAATAAGTATGTTCTTAATGATTGCCATAAGATTTTAAGAATAATAAAGGGACATCAATACAGAAAGAAGCATATAAGAAAGAGACTAAAGACGAGTAGGTTCTTAACTGAATGGTATATTGACGGTCTTATGATGTTTGGATTATTATATAATTTCTATATTAAAAACTCCTTTAAAAGTAGATATAGTTATTATGAATTAAGCAAGATAGGAAATCTATACGTAAAAAAATTCGATATATAAAATTGCGGATATTCGATTTGAACGAATAACTTCGAGATTATGGGTCTCGTGGCATAACCAGATTAGCCTAATCCGCATTAAAATAAAAGTAGTATGACGGCTCAGAGACAAAGGGGTATCTCTTCATAGCCTTTAAGTGTTATTAATATGTTTATGATACTATGCTTGGAAGTATATCCGAATCATCCTCTCCCTCAGATTCGTCTTCTTCATCAGTTTCTTCTCCTTCAGCTTCCTTTTCTATTATCTCTTCAACTTTTTCTAATATTGATGCTTTATCTGCTGAATACAAAAATATTTGTGAACTTGCTTCATCGAAGAATGATTTATCTTCATCAAGACTTAAACCAGCTTCTTTAGCTGCTGCCATGATTGTATTAAAGACATCCTTACTTCCTTCGGCTACTTCAGCTCTTACCATATAATATCCCTTGGTAATAACATCCTTATTAACAGCATAACCACTATCAGTTAGAAATTTTCCTATTTTTGACATTTTTTTCTACCTAATTTTTTATTTATAATTTAAAATTGTATATCAACTTAATAAGTTTTTTGTAAAGAAGGAGTGAAAAGAGATAAAAATACCATTTTAAATAGTGTGGAAGGATTAGAAGTAAATCATGTTAAAATGTATATTATTTGATTTTTAATAGTATATTATCTCTAAAGGGGTTGTTAATAAAAAAAGGGTTAATAGAATATTTAAATATTTGCGTTAGATTTTGGTTTGTCTTCAGTTTTATTTTTACCTATGACCGCTTTCATTATATTCTCCGCTGTTTTTAGAACGATATTACTATCCTTATTTAACTCATTATCACAACATTTCTCGAAGTTATCACTACCTAAACCCTCAGTTGTGGCACACTTTTTAAATATATTAGTGTATGAGGTCTTATTTTCTTTTTTTTCTGACATATTATTCATTACTTAATTTTTCTTTTAATTTTGCTATCTCATCTTTTAAATGTTGTTTTTTCTCTTTCTTTCCTTCTCTGAGCTCTTTACGCATTATATTACCTGCCATTTTAAGTATGCGTTTCTTCATTTTACCCATAATAATCTCTTCATAGAGATGTTTTATTTCAATATTAGTTAGGGTATTAATATTGGCGGCAGCGTACTTCACTCGTTCATTAAAAGTTCTTTCGGAGCTTAGCATATCTTCTTTTTCCATAAGTATATTTATTCCTCGTTTTTTTTTTGTTCATTATCTATTTTTTTGACAGTTGAACCATCATTAGAGTAGTATATATCTTCTGATGTCGTATTATTTTTACTTGGTGCTTTAGTTGTTTCTGCATCCCATCCATATGGCTCACCACTATTGTTATAATGAATCTTATCAATATCGACAGCAGTTCCTTGTTCATAATCGTTTATTCTTATGGGAGCAGTACCAGTATTCAAGTCTGGTTTAGCATTTGGGTCTATATTAACTTGTACTTTTTCTTGAGGTATTCTTTTAATTAACTCAAATATAGATTGTATTAATAATGCGATATCTCCATCTTCTAGTTTTATGCTAATATTTATTTCCATAGTCATTATATTATATTCTCATTCCATTATATAATTTTTTCGATAGTTATAGTTAATTTTTTAGTGCCCGAATCATGTATAATTTTCATCATATCACCACTAATTTTCTTTTCTAACTCCTCAAATGAATCATACGCAAAACTTTGTGTAAAGTCCATACCTTCACCAATCCGAAAGTAATGTATTAAGAATTTCATGATTTAGCTCCTTTACGATGAATGTGCCCATGACAGGCAACACATATAGTTATTAGAAAGTCTGGATGTAAACAAATCTCTGGAAATACTCTCAAGCTTCTTATATGATGTACATAATTGGCGTATTTATCACCACAGAATCTACATATAAAGTTGTCTCTTTTTAATATCTCAGCAGACCTAATTCCCCATTCTAATGTTGAATAGAAACCATTTGCGAATTCATTGATTCCACGAAACTCATCTTGTATCTCCTCAAGAGTATATCCCAATACTGATACACAACTATCCATTAATAGCTCTTGTGCCTTATCACTAACAGTCATTATCATTATTACCAGCCGTTATAATATCACGTAAATCTTCTGGTGTTAATTCTTGTGCTTTTTCGTATGCTATTATTTTATCCTTAAATTCTTGTAGTTCTTTATTTTCTTTAAGTATGTCCGTTATACATTTTCCATTATTAATATAGTAATCAACGAAATCTCTAATCGGTTTTTTCATTTCCTCAAGCATGGATTCTGGGACTCTGATTCCTATAACTTTAGTTACTTCTCCGTATTTATGTTTTTTTGCGATTATAATACGCCTCTAAGACCTTTATTGCCTCATCAAGTAATTCTGCCCTTTCTCTCTGGTGTTGATTCATTATTGCGTATATAGTATCTTTTTTTTCAGCGTATTCGTTTTTCTCATCATCCCAAGTACCAGTAGTCCATCGACAATTACAATTGGCTCTGTACGTTCTAAGAATTCTTAAAGTATATTCTTTATCTGGAGTGGAGTCTATATGTAGAACGGGTTCTTGTGTCAATGGTGATAAATTAAATTTTTCAGCAGTTTCTATTAATGATTCTTTATCTGTCATTAGTGTAAATTTGATGTGTTAACTTTATAAATATTATGGTTTACCGTAAATTTTTAAATGCGTAAATCTAAGATTATGTATATAACATTATATTTTTAAAGCTTTAATAATGCCTCAGCCTAATATTACTACTGGTGATAGGTCTGCTAGAAGAGTAGCGGATGTTCTATTTACGGCATTAACACCTTCTAATGCGGATAAACTATGTGAGGCTATAAATATTGCGGTGTGTGATTATAGGTTTGTTATATTGGATAACATGATTGATGACAGCCCAGACATATTTAATGCTAGTCTGAGAAGAACCCTTACCGATATTGCCACTGCCTCTGATATGGCTCTGGGCGGTAAATGTGTTATTAAATGTAAACTAACACCCGAAGCTAGAGATGATTTAATAACAAGATTGGGACAAGTATGATAGAAATAAAAAAGGAAATTGAAATAGAAGATATTAAGAACGAGGTTGTTGATGTTAAGGAACTAAGAAAGCTCCTACGGGATTTTATGTTATGGTATGACGGCTATACTCGTGGAGAACCTACACCAATAAGAAAGTTAATTACTCTATATGTAAATATTGAGACATTACTTTTTGGAAAAATAAAAACACCTTCATGGAAATAACATTATAGAAAGAAAAAATGTCTTTCATCATAATTCTTTTTTTTATATTTTAAAACTTTCTTAAGTTCACTCTTCACTTCTCTAGAAATATAGTCTTTTAAGGTTAAAAATACCCTTTTCTCGATATTTTTTATCTCTAATTCATCTAATTGTATCATCGAAAAAATGATGGTTTAAAATACGTTTAAATGAATGGTCTGAAATAGTTTACTAATATGTATAGAAAGGCTTAAAAAGTTAATATCCAATTTAATAATTACTATGAACGAATTAAAAGATAAGTTGGAAGAATTTTTTTTAAAGGTATTAGAAGAGAATATAGCGGATGATATTTATATTCTTTTATAACACTCATATTTTTTAACTTTTATTTAATTATTATGTTTTTTATAAATAATGTTAATAATGCACATCTTATAAAAGTTTAGGAGTATAAGAAATTACTAAAGTGTCATACCCTTTCATCATATTTATAAAGTGTATATCTTTATTATTAATTGAATAATATGGTATCAATTAAGATAAATGACGACTTAATTAAGAAATTAAAGGATAAATGGCTTGAAATACATACTTTAGATACTGATAAAAAAATTACTCATATTATTATTGAAGTTATAAAAAAATATATTTTAAATAAAGGTGAAAAATCATCGCAAAAAGACCAATAGACCATGATAAATCGGCTTTTGTTAATAAGCAGATAAATTCTAATTTAAAACTTAAATTTATAGATGGTAGGATTAATGAAACAAAAAAAGAGGGTGTCAAGGATGTATTGAAGATTACTCTTGTCAATCCTAATGATGGAATTACCGTCATATTAACGGGTAAGAAGGCTACTCATATAGCTAGGGAATGGGATAGACGAATGTTTAGTTCAAAAGAGCCTATTCATATGGTACTTTCAATGCCCACCATCAAGCAAAGACATATAACCGATAAATTTAATGGTGAAGAAGAACAAGAGGAATAGTCATGACAAAAGTGCCTAAGAAGATACCTATTGGTACTTCTCTTCTTGAAGAAGATAGAATTAAGCTTGAGGCTTTGAAGGAGAGGTCTTATATCAAGTCTATAGCTGAGGGTATTAGAAGGGCTACTAATGAATGGCTACACAAACCAGAAGTCGTTATTAAACTTAATGAAGATGTTAATCAAAAAAGGATTGTTGATTATGCCCGAAAACAAAAGAAAGACCAGTAGTGATGCTATAGCGTCTCTGGAAGAGGCATATAAAAGATTAGCTGAGAAATATAAAATTGTTATAAAGACTCTGGACTTGATTGGAAGTAAATTAACTGAAATACAAAAAATTATACCAGAAACTATAAGTGAGTTAATGGAATTATGACTGACCAGAAATTAGCAATATTAGAAGTAAAGGTAGATGTCCGTGAACCAGATGATACTCTCGAAAAAGTTTTAACATTTTGTCCGTTAGCTAAAAGAGAGCAGCTGGAGATTGGTGATATCGTCTATAAACATGTTGCTATAGAACTTAAATCTTGGGTTGATTTCATTAATGCCTTTACATCTAGGAGTGATGATAGATATAGAAGGCAATTATATAATTTTCTTATCAATAAGGAAATTGAAGGTTATTATGTTATTTATGGGGATTGGGAAGAAATTAATGATTACTCTCATGTAAAAATGACAGCTGTATTAGGAGCAATTGCTTCAATCCAAGCCCGTTATGGTATGAGATTAATGATTTTACCTAATAAGGATTATGCTATCTATACTTCTCTTAAAATAATTGAGAAGACATTTGACCATAAAGATGTTAGACCAGTTGTTTATAAAGTTGGCACGGATGAGAGGGCTATAGATATGCTCGTTGCTGCTGGTAATCGTATTGGTAGTAGTGATGCCATTAGATTACTTAGCCATTTCAAGACAGCTAAAAATGTAGTGAATGCCACATCTAAACAATTACAAGAAGTTAAAAAGGTTGGTAAGGTTAAGGCTGATAATTTAATAAAAACATTTAATTATGATTTTAAAGCTAAAAAAGATTTCGAAGATAATATGAACGATTTATCAGAGGAAGCTCCAAAAAAAGAGGAGAAAGTAGAGAAAAAAGCTCCTAAAAGAAAACCGCCTATAAATAGAGTTATAGAAGAGGCAATACCAATTGATGTAGAAATGGATATAGATATTATTGATATTGAGGCTGATAGGGTAGACTTCATAAAAGAGCATTATAAAGATTTTGATAAGCAGAAAAGGCTTGTTATGGAAGCTATAGACATGTATACTAAGAAAATAAAAAAGCCAGTTCCTTTAGCAAATCTAGTTAGTGCTCTTCCAACGATTGGTAAGGAAAGAGTATTTGAGGTAATACAAGATTTAATTAGAGAGTCTATGATATATGAGGCTGAAAAGGATAAATATGAAGCATTCTAAAAAAAATAAGCATTTTAAAAAGTTTAATATCCCCAAAATCGTTTCTAATATAGATAAGGGTATTATTATCGGAACATTAAAAAAATAATATAAATACATGATAAAAAGGGTGTTATAATGGGAATAGGGATAAAGGAAAAGTCGACATTTAAGACTTATGACCAAATGTTATTAGACAAGTTAGAAGAGATTGGTAAATCTACATTATTAGAGTGGGCTAAAGCAATGGGGTATGATTATTCTAATACTATGGCAAAGTTTGCCAAGAATTTATCTGATAGATTGATTATAACACGCTATAAATCAAGAAGAGTAAAATATTACGAGGTTAAGAAATAATGGGTCTCCTTACATTAATATGTGTGGGGACATTGTTAATAGTTAATATATTTCAGGATTTTCCAGAGGATTAAAAATGAAGTTAGAAAATGTTAGAAAAATATTGGATATCAGCATAACTTATGAAGATTTATTAATGTACACAAATGCTATAAGTACCATCATTCCTCATATTAATGGAAATGGTTTGGAAGAGGTAATAAATAGATTAAAAAGACTTACTTTAGAATTAACAAAAATAGTGACTAATGTGAGGGATTATGAAAGATGATTAGTATTAGAGTAGATGGAATGATTACATGCGATTGTGATAAATGTTTTTATATCATACACTTAAAAGATGATAATGATAATAATATAGTAGATGCTTTGGGTATGAATTTCCATTTCTTTAAGCAAAAGGGTAAGGTTGTACATAAGTGTTTATGCAAAAAACATTCTATTGAAAAAGATAAAATATCAATTTCTCGTGAAGATATAATGAAGATTGTACAAAATATAAGGAAGTTCTCTAGTAAAAATACTGAGTTTAAGGGAGCAGGAATATCCCTAAATATAAGAAAGATTTTTGGTGAAAAATTGAGATTATAATTAAAATAAAAGAGTTGCAAAATGAAATGAAATTAGAAAGTGTTGATAAGATATTAAATGTTAGTATAAATGCTAAGGCTTTATCTAATAGTGTCTCAGCTTTACAAAGAATTATTAGCCATTTAGAAGGGGATAGTAACGAAGATATGAGAAGAGATTTAAAAAATTTAGAGGACTTCTGTGGGCGATTAGATAAAATGCTATTAGATGCGAGGGATTATTAAAATGGCAAAAGAACCAGATATGATTATACATCTTAATAATGAAAAAATATTTACTAAAATGGAAACGGTAATAGCGAAAATATCATTTTCAAAACGTAATTCAAATGATACAAATATACTATTATGTGGTGTCATAGCATTATTAGTTGATATAGATAAAAATTTACGGAAATTAATAGGTGAATAATAATGGCAGAAAAAAAGACTACAATACATAAAATAAGCACTCTTGATGATGCTATATTTATATATGAACCCAATAAGCCTAATAGCGATTTAGAGGATATTGTGATTCAATTTGGGCATGAACCAGAGTTTATTGAGGAATCTAAGGCAACTTATGTTGATATATATCTTAGAGATATTCCATATTTCTGTTCTAAGTTATTAGAAGTATATCATAAATCAATGAAAATAATAAGAAATAAAAAAGAGGTAAAATAGTATGAGCATAGATAATATAAATGAAAGATTAGATTTTGTAGAAAGATTTGATAAATTAAGTCTCGATGGAAAGAAAGCTTTTATATTATTTCAACGAACATCATTATCAAATTATAATTTTGGGGAGATTGAAGACCAAAGTAATGCAGAATTTGGTAGATTTCTTAGAGATGTTTTAAAGAATCAGAGAGAAATGATGAAGTATAAAGTTCAAGAATGGTATTTAAAATTGAGAGATATGGAATTACAATATGACCCTCTTACTGATTATGATAGATTTAAAAATGATGAAAAGACTTTAAAAGATATTATTGAACAGATGGGGGTCTGGGCTGGTAATGAAGAATGTATAAATAAACAAGTTGATGAAATAAGGGGTAAAATATAATGGCAGAAGGACATAATTATCAATTATTAACGGCAATAGTAAAAATTGTACGACCTAAGAACTCCCCAGTTCTAGGAATCGCTGATGGTATTGGAAAGTTTATGTGGCTTCCAACTGATAAGATTATTATATCACATCCACAACAATTTGATGTATGGCAAACGACTATATTTGCTATTGACCATACTTGGAAGATTACTTGGAAGGAAGAGCAAAACTGGGAGCAATATAAAAATACATACTCAAATACTAAACCAATTATACAACCAGTACCTTCAATGTTTATACAACAAACCGTACCACAAGCACAAATGCCACCTACTCAATCAACAATGCCCATAAATCAACCGATTGTTCCGACTACAGCAACTCAACCAGCCAACCACCCAGAACCATCAACCACAACTGCTCCACCAAATATGTTTCAACCATCACAAACAATTCCAGAACCACTTCAAGGCTCGATTCCTAATACATCATCGGATAGTATCATATCACCCCCACAAGTGGGAAAAGATGTTTATTTAGCAATAATAGCGAATGAATTAACATCAATTAGAAAATTGTTTGAGTTGTTTATAAACCCGCCTAAGTTAATCACTGCTGATGAATTAGTGGTTGAGAATATGAAAGTAAAAACTATGGAGCAAATAACAGAGGAGTTTGGAGCACCCCCTGCCGAAGAAGAGGCACTTATTAATAAGCAGTTAGAGAGTAAAACTAATAAAGGCAAACTACCAAATATATTCTAAGGTAATAATTTTTGAGTATGAAAAAATCTAAATCGTATGAAAAATTAGAACAAGAAAAGCTTATATTAGAAGGAGAACGATTCTCCGTTATAAGGAATTGTGTAATTAATAAGCTTGAATTATATAATTGTCAGAATTGTTTGATTTTATCAAATACTTTAGGACGGTTATATATTGGAGATAAAATCCCAGATTTTAATGATAAGAGATTCTTTAGAAAGATTCGGAGAAAGCGTTATCGCAATAAGTATGGAAGTAATAATAATATTATTACTAATAATATAGTAAAAGGATATGATATAATATAATGTTAGAATATTGGAATGTTTTTTTGGCTTTAGGGGTAGTAATGTTTTTTGCTATAATGTTTTTTACAGCATTTTTACCATCTTTAAGTGATATGAAATTCAGATTTCGATTTATATATAATATGGGATATCTATTCCTATGGGTAAGTTTCATGCTCTTAATATGGGGTAGTATTGCCGAGACATTCTTTTGACTGATTGGAAAGTAATATTTATCGCCTTACTCCACGCCCAATCCGTGCTTGTTGTTGTTTTCTTCTTTGTTCTTCTCTAAGTTTTTCATCTCTAAGCATTTTTTCTCTGGCTGCTTTATCTCTGGCTTTTTTAGCTGCGATTGCTTTTGCTCGTGCTTGTGCTGCTCTCTTAGCCTCGTTCTGTTGTTTTGGGGTGAGTGGCGATACACCTATTGGGGGCTTTGCTCCTTGTGGCATTCTTGCTGCTGGTGGTGGTGGTTCTACTGGTATAACTCTTCCCCCTCGTACTCTTATCACTTGTGGTTTCGGTGCTGTTTCTACGACTGCTTGTTTTTTTGCTGTTTCTATTGCTTTTAATACTTGTCCAGCTCCTCCATTAATTCTAGCAGACATATTCTGAAACATTTTATTAAAATTAGATAAGAAGGCATCCATATCAGTATCAATATTAACTCCAGTAGCTTCTATTTGATTTGCTATGTTAGTGGATTTAGTTTTTATAGTATCACCAAAAGATTTAAAATTAGTTTTTAATGTATCAAAAGCATCTCCGATTTGTTGGTATGCTTCCATCATTTCTGGTAATGCTGCCCCTGCCCCTGCTGGAGCGTTAGGTGGAGTTAGATATAATAAATATGCTACAGAATAAAAAGCATCAATCCCCATAGCAATAAAGTCTAGCCTTCTCGCATGATTAGGTATCCTTCTTGCCCAATTAGCAGATTCTATTATTGCTGGTTTTATTTCTGTTACGGCATCATTCATCTGTGTGGCAACACCTCTAATACCATCACTTAATGCTGTTGTTTTTTCTTTAATGTCAGTTCCAAATGAAATAAAATTATTTTTCATCTTATTTAACTCAGTACTTATAGTATCGGAAAGCTTCTTGCCTTGATTAGCAACTACACTAACGTCATTTCTTACACCATCACCTACAGATATAAAAGTATCCTTCATTTTTGTTATAGGTGGCATAACATTTCTATCTACAAACCCCTTAATTTCGACCTTCATTTTAGTTAATAGGTCTGGTACTACTACAGTATTAAGATGGTTTTCTATCTGTGCAGGGAGTGCCTTTATTTCATCTCTAGCGGCAATTATTTTATCATGTATAGTTGTTATTTCAACTTTAAGTTTTTCAAGTTTTTCGATATTTTCAGTTATACTAGCAAGATTTTTTATTATAGTAGGATTGGCATCACGTTCTTTCCATGACTCTATTGCTCCGAGCCTAGCAGAAATAGTACTTATATCTTCATATCCTGTTCGTACTCTTGTAATGATTTTTGGAGCTTGTTGATTACCCTCTTTATTATAAATAGCATTCTTAAGTTTCTCTATATAAGTCATAAGTAAAGATTAGATTGGAAACATAAAAATTTAGTGTTAAAAAAAAGATTATAAAAATTGTTTGAAATGGACTTTAAATATATCTCTTATACAGTATGCTGATACATTAGTTATTTTTGCTAATTTATTTTGTATCATAATAGTTTTTACTTTATATTGTTTAGATAGTAATAACCCAGCGAAGTATACACAAGCAGCTGAAGTATCAAAAGGATTAAGACTTCTTTTTCCGAAATATTTCTCCGTTTTATCACATATACAATAACATAATGATTCTAATTTAGAAATATATTTTTCTGGTTTCATAGAAAGTTTTTTTGTTTTTAATCTATTTTTAATATAATCTATGTTATTACTAAGTGCTGCGATTTGACGAGCAATATAGTCTCTCATATTCTTAGGACTGGTTTTTCTCATTCCTTTTTTATATAATGTCTCACGATATATACATCCGTCTCTTATGATTGATTTTCCATTTACTCTATGACCAGTTTTCCTAAATATCTTCAGTATTTCTTTCAATGTTGTTTTATACTTAAAGTGCCTAATACTATCCCACAAACAGAAACATAAACAAGATACTCTATTAATTATATGAATTTCTGTGCTGTTAATTTTTTTATACCTAATTGCACAATCATTTAGTATATAATATGGTAAATCGAGAAGAAATCCTACTTTATGTAATATCTTTAGAGTATTATTTACTTTTAGATGTTCTTTACTAAGAAATAACACATTCATTCTCTTCAATCTCCTAAATTTTGAGAGGTTTTTCACTCCTTTTAATGATTCTTTATCAATATGAATGATAGTTCCTAACCCGTCATAATAGCTCTGTTGGTATGGACTACCTACATATTGCCTACTAAATCTGCTTTTTTGTGTATATTTCCCCGTTGTAACCATAGAATTCACATAATGTTCTCCTATTTCAAGACCACATTGTTGACATACTATTTTGCCACTTATTATTATCTCTCTCATATGGTCGCACGTATGTTCTATAGCTCCTAAAATTGATTGGTTCATAATTTTCTCCCCCAGCAGAGCCTTACCACCGTTATATCTTTCTCTAGCTTTTTGACATTTTTATAGCCAATCTCTTTATTACCTACATACCCATCTTCTAAATGCTTAATATACGCATGTTTACCAGATTGGATGAGTACTTTAATTTTATGTCTGCCTCTAAAATGTCTGATATCACTCATTATATTATATCTTTATCGTTTTTGAACATTTTTTGCAATAGGTACAGTTCTTACTTTTTATATACAAATCATAATGAAGATTCTGTCCATGATTTATCATACGTTTATTACATTTAGGACATCTTTCAAATCTTATCTTAAGAAACCATTTCATTAATTCTCACCATTTCGGATACTTATTTTCTTTATAAGATTCGAGTTCTAAACTATCTCGTTCATCCGAATCTATAATGTTTTTATTCTCAAGTATTTTGAGTAATTTATGCCATTTCTGCTCTAATTCTTTCATATTATCAATTAAACTTAATTTCCCTCATTATCAATTCATAAATTCTATTTCTCTGTCTTATATTAGAAGAGGGATACATACATTTGAAGTCTGTATAAAGAATATTAAATTCCCCTTCGTCAATTTTAATCATATATGATATCTTAAATTCATTATAAGGATTATAACTCACAATTTTTTACCTCTTGCCTTTATTTCTTGTAGAACCTTAGTCTTTAAATGCTGTCGATTAGGCATTTCATATATCTCTTTTGACACTTTATCTAAGTCAATCCTATACTTACATGATAGGCATGTATACTTCCGAGTTCTCTCTAACCCTTTAGTGCTATAACGCCATGTATGGCACTTGGGACATCTGAAGAAAGCTACACGCATAATCTATACACCCCCCTTATCAAAACCAATTAACTTCATGATATCTTACCGAATATATTTTTACAACTCATACATAAATGTATATCAATGTTCCAAGTATAATCATCTTTTGTTCTATAACCTTTTTCAATTCCAGAGGTATTTCTTAATAGAATACTCTTATCATTGTTACATACTGGACAACTCATATAATACTCCTCTATTATTTTTTATTTCTCAGTTTTTCTAAGTATTGAACTAAAACCCATTTAGATAATTTAAAATCTTCACATTCAAAGCCTAATAATTCTGAAGTTATTTTATTATCAATTTCACATACATCTTTAGTTTTGTATTTCTCTATAAAGAAAGTATCTTCTAAATGCTTTTTACATAATTCACAATTTATAGGTATCATATTATTGCCTCAATATCCTCTTTATATAGATTTATGACCTTTTCTATTAATAACCTCATGGGCATAATATATTCTGTAGCTCTAAGTATTAACATTTCCCTACTTCTATCCATCCCCCAGTCTTCTTTATGGATTTTCAATGTTTTATTAAGGAGTCTCGTTAGGTCGTTCCAAGCCTCATATAGTTTAGCCATCACTTCTACTCGACCAATTATCTCCTTAGTTGATTGTGGTCTATGAATCATTATTTATTGCTCCTAATTTTATTATTCCACCATAGTCACATTGAGGACATTCATACAAACAAGCAATCTGGGTTATAATTAAAAAAGGTTTTCCTATTTCACATTGTACCTCACACTTAGGACATAAACGTGGTGAGGGTTTAATTACCTTAATTTTCTTAATTTCTTTTTTAGTTAACTTCATTTAAATCCCCTAAATTCTGGTCTTATAGTTTCTATAGACTCTTTCATCACATTTTTTATATCCCATCCTAAATACACAATATTAGTATTGAGTGCCTTTATTGATGAATCTATATTATCTAAAGCTCGAATTAATGCTTTCTTAAATAATAAATCCTCATTAAGAAGATATGATTCCATATTGTTAAGATATTTATGTATCTCACTCATTTTTAATCCCCAGTGTTTTATATAATTCTTCTACACCTTTTCCATATATATGATAAATCGCAAGTGGAAATATCTGAATAATGCCTTTATATTTCATTGTATGTTTAAAGCATTTATTTAATGCGTCTTGTACCTTTTTTTTATATTCGCTCTCGGATTTCTTAATTGTATTTTCTATGAGTTCTTTTAATATTTCCTTCTTATGACCTAAAGAATGTATTTTACATTTCGGAATTAATCTATTGGCATAATGGTACATTTTGTCCAGTTCTTCCATTATTTTCATTAACTCTATATCATTCATTTTATTTTCTCGAATTTGTAAAATTTAGTTATTGGATTAAATTTAACATAATAATTATTTGGGTCTTTCAAAAAGTTTTTAATTTCATCTAAAATTTCTTTTTTAACGGTTTTTACGTCCTTTTTTCTGCACTTTATACAGCTCTCCATTTCTTAAAACCACCTTCCTATTGTTTTTTTTTATATCATGTTTCTTTACATGATTCCAATTTTTAATACCACCTCACATTTTAAAATTAAAAAAAAAGGGATTTAAATATATTTTCTTACTATACTAATTGCTCCCCGTATCTGCCCCGTTTCTTCACTACTAATATTATCTATTCTCTTAGATATTCTAATGAGTATATTATCAACCAATACTTTCTCTCTGTCACTAAGATGTTGATATAATGTATTAGCAAATCTACTAGCAAAACGAGCCTCTTTTCCTTTAGGATGTTTACTAAATTCTATAAGTACCAATTCATTCACTAACCATTCAAAAAAGTCTTTAGCTCTCATTTATGTTGAAACATCTCCGTATTTATAATCCCTAAATCAATTAAATACCATATCTGTGAACGCAATGGTCTTGTATCTTTTTTATGTTTATCATTAATAGCCTCTCGTAATGTTTCAAAATTGACTTCTTCGATTTTATTAATAAATTCCATAATCTCACTTTCGCAGCTGAAACATATTATATTCGATTTCTTATCATACCACAGCTTCCACGCATTGTATTTATCATCTTTTTTGTGACGACCTATAAAACATTTTTTAGTAATAACATCCCTTCTACAACATTTACACTTTCTTACTTTCATGATTTTAATCCAATTTCTCTTTTTCGTCATCTTTTTTCATTTTCCATAAGTAATACTTATATTTTATGTATTGAAATAAATTTAACTTCATTATTTTACTGTTACAACCTTCCCAGCATTCTGGATAGTAACAATTTCCATCATTATCGTAATTACAATGAACCTTCATTTTCTTTTTCCTTTTTTATTGGATATTTCAAATTTTCGTTCACTTTCTTTTTCCTTTTCTTCTGGATATTGTTTATTAAGCTTTCTTACAGCTTTATCATAAGCAGCAGCAATAATGCCCCCTAATTTAAAATGATTAGACTCTATAATAATAGTAGCCCATCTTCCCTTTATTGTGTGTTTAAATCTCCACTTCTTTTTTGGAATTATACTCCCCTCATATTTACTTCTACTCTATAGGTTTTACATTTTGGACAGTTTAATGATTCATTAGCATCTTCTGATTCAAAAACACAACCACAAACAAGACACATCATTTCATATTTCATTATAACCCTTCTATATTATCAAATACTATCGGTATTTTCTCTCTGAAGTCCTTTAATATTCCTAACATTATGTCTCTGATTTGTGGATGTGCTGCTTTAGAGCATCGCATTTTGAATATATGTCTCCATTGAGTAGGATTAGTAGATATATTGATTTCCGTTTTTATATCTATTGGAAGTACCCCTCTTGCTATTTGTGCTGGTACTCCAAATTTCCTAAGTCTAAAATAAGATATCTCGGCTGCATCCATAGCTTCACACCACGCAAAGTATTCTTTAGAAGTATCCTCAATTACAAAACCATCCTTAGTAACAAAATCTACTTGTTCTTTACTAAACCATAATGGTTTTATAACAGTTATTTCATTTCCATGCTTATCTTTAGTGTAATCACAATATCTCGTAGATTCTTGAGCATAACTACATAATCTATGTCTTACAAGTTCATGTGTAAATCCCCTATTACTAATTATTAATACATGAATCATTCCACCAAATTCAAGCATAGCAGTATGCCCTCTTTTAACTAACATTTTACACATTCTTTTAGCAGATTCACCATCTTCAGTTATCTTACCCTCAGATTTATAACATGTTCTTGCTACCAACTCGATATTTTTCAATATCGCTAACCCATCAAGTTTACTCATTATTTTAAAACTCTGTTCGATTATTTTTACCAATTTTTATTAACTCACTATTCTCTCATTTTTAATATCGGAGATGATTGCATTGTAAGTAAAGTATACTTCAAGATGGGTAGTATCTATTTTTTGTGTTTCTTTGAAATTCTTACTAATCATCATTATAATAGAATCTCTCCTTACCTTCAAATATTTTAACATGTCCTCTATATTTATCATAATAATTTATACTCCATGTGCCCAGTAATATTCACTCTTTTCTTTATCGAATTTGATAATACCATTTTTATATAGGGTTCTTGTTAATTTTAACACCGAATTATGAATCTTTCTATGAGAGCTTTTATCACATAGATATAAGTTATTTTTATCATTATTGAGCTTATTTCCATCTATATGATGTACTATTTCTTCTGTTTTCAGAAATCTTCCTATCTTTTTTTCCATAATTAATATATGCTCTGCTATATATCCATTAGAATTAGCTCTCGGATGTTCATACTTCTTTATGTTTTTATAACCACCAGTTATTACAATTCCTTTATAAAATGGTGATTCTGCTCCTTTAGCATAGGGACTAGATAACGGAATGGCAAATTTATTAGCCCATTGAATGACATTAGCTTGGGAGCATTTTAATTCTATTGCAATATCTTTTGTCTTTCTTTTTTTTTCTATTATTTGTTTATACATCCAATTCTTATCTTGATATCTTGGTATATCTCTATGAATACCAAATCTTCTTCTGATAGACCCAATAGTGCTTTTGGCTTTTCCTACTTCCTTTGCTATTTGACTATCTGGTTTTCCTAAAATATTAAAATGTATATATAACCAAGCTCTACATTTATATGGCATGTGCAAGATTTCTAGACCTGTCAATTTTTCTTAACCTCACATTTTGAATATTCTCTTTAAATTCTAACATCTTTTTTACTAATGGTATAATATGGTCAGCTTTAACTTTCCAATTCTCTTCAAACCATTGTACGCAGTTATTACTGTCAGTCTCAATAACCACATTCTTATAACCTCTTTTAATGCTTATATACATAGCGGATATTACACCCTTTAACTCTGCGGCATTACTCGTTAACCACACTTCCTTTCTCTTCCACCGTTCATCCGTATTTTTGAGTACCACGCTATAATGTCCATAATCCTTAAACGGTTTATTAGATGTAATATTGGCACTACCATCAACTTGAAAGGTATAGACTGCTTCTTCCCGAAAATTGGCTTCATCATTTCTTTGCTTATTATTATATTTACCTTTCTTTTTAATAGCCACAATATTTTTTGTTTTTTCTTCTTTCTTAACATAATCCTTTACCATATCACTTACTTTTTTTTTTTCAATTTTTTCAATAATACTTCTATAAGGTGAATATAAATACATTGGAGCATTGTCCCATGCATCTGTATCATAATAATTGAGCATTGATTTCATTCTTTTTCCCCAGTCCTCATAAACTTTATTTATAGGTAGCATATAACAATTTTCGTAGCACCATTCCGTTATCGTTATTTCTTGGTCTATAAACATCTCATCAGTTTCGAATTTTATTAATTGAGATTTTGGTATTGAGAAGTTTAATGGTGGATAGTATGAAAATCCAAGTTGTAATAATCCAGTATCAATTCTAAAGAATACTGCTCCTTTATCTACAGTACCCTTATCTGTTTTAACATCCTTAACAGAATATCCAGAGACATATACATCTCTAAGAGTATAATTCTTTCCATCTCTATTATTCATGACTGGCATATTACATTCAAATAAAGGATTTTTAAGTAGTTTTTTTGCGAACATTACGTGTTTCATTTCCACTTTTATATTCCAGTCATTCATCCAATGCATGATTATTCTTCTTCCTTCTCCTTCTGTACAAATTCATTAAAATGTCTTTCGCATAAATCTAATCGGTATATCAGCTCTTTGGAGTTAATAAGTGCTGACCCCTTAGTATATATACCACAAATCTCAATATACTCTTCTTCATTATCTACCTTGACCCTATTTATTACTTTACTACACCGTGTCTGAAACGACCTTCTCTCTTGTATGATTTCCCCTTCTGTTTTTACATCAACAAGCATTCCATTTAAAATGCCTTTCTGCCTTTTAGCCATCTCTATAATCTGGTCTATTTCCACAATGCTTTTTTTGACATCATCATCTTTTTTAATATTCATAACCCTTTTTCTTTATTGAAATCACTATCACTCCTTATTGTTCTTTTTTATTGAATTTTTCATTCATTATTTTACTAAAATCTCTAATAATCTGTTTTTATCTGATAAAATATGATTTAGATTTCCTTGCCATACAACATCCTCTATGGCTTTATCCCACTTCTTTAATATAATTTTTCGTACTTTCTTAATAGATATCTTAAACCATTCGCCTCTAACTTTATAATCTATTAGTATATATGTAAGTATAGTTTCAATTATTCTGTCGGCATTTGGTATTTCAAACATTAATTCTAATCTACGTGGATTTCCAGTCTGGATAGAGCTTATTCTCTTATCAATATCCCATTGTTCAGTATATCCTATTTTGAAATATTTAGTACCTTTCTCTTTAATAAAATAAACGGTCATTCTTTTTTTTCTTCCTCTTTTTGTTTTAAATATTGATTAACTCTAACAGCTAAAATATTTTTAATAAAATCATCATAAATACCAATTATTGTTTTTCTATTTGTAATATACTGTATTGTCTTTAATACTTCATGCTCTCCCTCATCCTCTAAGATATGGGGCATCATCTCTTCAATCATTGTTTTCTTACTGTTTGAAAAGGTTTCCTTAGCGTGATTTGATAAATTGATAAGCTCTTCTATTTTCTCTTTTGTGTAATAATATGGCTTAATTTTTTCATTTCCCTCTTCGTTAGACATTTTCTCTGAAATACCATTCCCCCAATATTCACATAATTCTGTTAGTATTTTACTCAGTCCCACGTTCCAATCTTGAGTTTTATCTTGTAGTTTACTTCTGATATTGGACAATATTCTTTTGCAATATCGTTCGGCATCCTTATCTTTTTCAGCAAATCGAATTGATATCAAACCCAGATTATCCACCTTTCTTAAATAATTTTACTGGTATATCACCACTATTTTTCTTAAGTAATTCTGTTAATGTCTCAGAAATAGTCATTCTCTTTCCTTTTGCTAGTTGTATACTTTGATGTCCCTTGATTTTTGAAACAACAAAATTATAATTATCATTATCTAAAAACCTAATTGTTAACATCCTAGAGTTGTTTTTATTTCTTTCAGTCAAAATTAACCCAGCTTTAATAATTTCTATAAATTATTTAATTTTATTAAAAATTCAATAATAAAATTAATATTTTTCGTACTCTTAAATTTATTGTTTTTTTGATGAAAACCCCACAGACTATACTCGTGAGTCCCTAAAGCCCCGACAAAAACCATAATAATAATAATAATAATAATAATAATAAATAATAATAATAATAATAATAATAGCTAGTCAAGTTAGACAAGTTAGTTAACTCCGTTGACTTAGTAAACATGGTTGACAAAATTAACAAGGTTAATAAAATTGACAAAGTTAACTTAATCAACTAAATTTACTTAGTCGACAAAGCTAGTCAAGTTAGTTAACTTAAATTTACTTTCCTAAAATTTTTAATATATCCGACAAAAATCTTGTTATATATAACATGTTACACAATAAAGGACGAATTATATCATCTGTCATAATTCCCCACTAAACACTATAATCTCTGATTTATCCAAAACCCTTATATCATATTTCATTATTTTATGATAGCCTGTACGGTTACGATTTATATAATGAGTAAACTTAATATGAGCATCATCTATATTTTCAGCCTTAGTTAACAAACTATATTCTCCATTATTAACATAAAAGGTCTTAAACATTATAGAATACCCCATTTAGTTAGATTTTTAATGATTATATTATTAATGAAAAAGAATTTATTCATTATCTTATCCAGCATATATTTATCCTTATCAGCCTCTGTGTAGAAAACTCTCTGAGAGAAAATTCTATCATAATGATAATTTACCCCTATTACTGCTGTAGCACGGAATAAAGTATTAAAATTCTTTTCTATCATTTCTATATAGTTAATTAAATTTATGCACTTACAACATGAAATTGCAAGTCTTTCATCACACCACATATCATATGGTATTCTCCTTGCTAAATCTATACCTTGATAATATAATTTGGTATAACAAATAGGACAAATCCTACTGACTGTGCCATCATCATCTACTTTAATACAATCTAAAATATATCTTAGCGGCATTTACATCCTCTTCAAATTAAAAAAAAAGTTTTAAAAGTTTTTATATCACTTTTGGTTTATTCTTAGTTCTAGGAGTCCATTTATCACAAGAAACATTAAAAGGCACTATAGTAGTATTTCCTTCCTCACATGGAGTGCCACGTTTCTTATAAGAATCACACTTAGCACATAAGACCTCAATAATCATCTGACTACTGCATGTAGGACATATAATATAAGTTTTAGTAGCACCATTAAGATATAAATTAGTTTTATGTGGTTTTTCAAATCTATTATTACATTTAAGACATTCGTACATTAAAATTCCTCTTTTGTCGTTGACGGTATATCTTCCATATCCTTATAGTCTTCAAATAACTTTTTTAGCTCCTTATAGTTATCGCAGATAAATTCATATATAATATCCTTATGTTCTAAAGTTGTATCGTTTTCAGCAATAATTTGTAACTTTTGAGAAAAATTAATATACCTTTCCCATGCCCTAGCTTCTTTAACAGTATCAAAAACCCCCCCATCCTCAGTTTCCCATTTTGTTATTTGTTTTACCATGATTTAATCAATACTCCCCATTTTATAAATATAAGGATACATTAACTTTCCATCTACATAAGTACCATCTTTCTGTTTAATTTGATGCCGCCTAGAAAGATTATATGGTATAAAAGGAATCTCTATTTTTACTATGGGATTACCATTATCATCCAACTTCAATCTTTTACGCATTATTGTTTTTGGTTTGTAGATTTTTGCACCCGTTGTTTTATCAATCCAAGAATATAGAGTAATTGTCTTTTCAAACCACTCAGTTTCATAAACTATCTCTTTAATATCGCCACGCATCCTTTTAATTCTACCGACAACTATGTCTTCTCCTATCTCAATATCATAATCATCAAAATGAGTATGACAAATAGATATAACTTCAATATGTTTATCGGAGTCTCTACCAAGTATAAAAGGGACAAACTTTACATTATACTTAAGAGAAAACTTTATACCTTTATTCATTAGATATCTTCTAAGTTTATTATTTATTGGGAGATATTGTTGTGTTTCTTTATTGAAATACCCTTCCAAACAATATACATAATTCTTACTAATATCATATACTCCATGCCAAATTCTTATTGTCATTTTGTTGGTATCACCTCTTTTTTAAAAAATCTTTTTTGTAGTTCTCTTAATAATGAGTTAGAAATTTCTTTTCTTCCGACATCATCTAGGAATATTTCCAAACCAAGTTTCTTTTTTAAATCCCTAATATTCTTGAGGAAACTATTAAGAGTATAATGTAATACCTTAAATAGCTGTTGCCTCGACATATGGGGGAAGTCCCCAGTAGTCCATTCATCACTATAAGGATTCATCTTTCTTATTTTCTCTTTTAATAATCCCATTCCATTATCCATATCTATTACAGATGCTCGGTCATAACTCATTGACTTTTCCCCGTATTAAGTATTGTATTTATTCCATCTTTAATAGAATTCAAGAAACTAAAATATGGTCTACGGATAGTTAATGCGATATTCTGGGTGCTAATAAAATCCAGTATTTTTGAATCTTCGACCATATTTAATAGTTTATATAATTTCTTTAACTCATAAAAATTATCATTTATTTCTTCTACCATTTTTATTTCACTTTTTTATTAGATGTTTATCTACTTTTATAGTAATTCTATTCTAAGTTAGACCATCTTCCAATAATTTAACAAATAATTCCCATGAATCTTTCCAAGTATCTTTATTATCCATCCACTTATAATATAAAACCTCATTAAAACCTAGTCTCTTAACTCTTGAAAGAAACTCGCATAAATCCACCCTTTTTACAATTAGTTTCATCCCACCACACCTACTAAGCTGGTCTTTAAATGGACTATCTCTATAAGATAATATAACATTCATTTAAGAAAATCTCTCCTAATATGCTCATATATACAATCAAAATCTTCCATACAATCTCCATTTAATTCACAACGATTACAAGCAACCTCAACCATAATTCTGATTATTCGTTTTTCGATAGTAATCATTTCTTTAGTCATTTCGTTTCGTTTCCCTCTTCTTTTATGCTTAATTTCTATCGTACAACCTTTACATAAACATTTCATTATAAAACTAAACTCAACACCATCTGGCACTTCTATTTCATATGAACGCTTACACAACAAACATTCTATCTTTTTTTTCATTCAACTAATCACTAAATTCTATTAAATTCATAATAATAAAAAAAACTGATAAAATTAAAATTATAAATATCTCTTTTCATGAGCTCCTATATTCCATACATTTATATCATCTAATTCTGGTATCGCTGACAATACATTATGAATATGTTCCATATCTGGTGGGCAATTTATTTCACTTACTACTTCACCCTTCCAATATATTAGAAACTTTGACCGTGATGTATCGTGGTTGCCATTGCTCCATATTGTTATATCGAGCTTATCCCTTAGTGCGTTTGCGTCTAATATACCATCAAAGTACAATATTCTATAAACTCTATAATATGTATCATTATTTGTTGGTATCTGTTCATTAGTAAGCAGGGCTACTCTACAATATAAAACCTCAAAAAAAACTCTAAAGTCTTCAATATCAAATATCTTCTTATAATTATCATTTGTTTCCATTACATATTCTCTTAGCTTACTAACATAGTCTATTAAGTCCTTATTGGGTTTTTCTATCGGTTCTTCGTCATATACACATCCTTCATCCAATTTGATAATCATATTGTATAAACATGTGCATAGATTAATATCCGTTTTATCTTGGTCTTGTTTAATCTTTTCCATTATATTCACTTAAATTTCTTTCTTTTACATTTACTAATATCTATTAAATTAATATCAACTTTATATGCTTTACAATAAGTCCTAAGCTTGTGTCTACAATCAACACATTTATTCTCTGGAATAATCCAATTATCATTCATAATAATTAAAAAAAAATTTATATATTAGATACATTGAAATTTATGTATTTTGATAAAATCCTTCGTCATATTAAGTATGTCGTCATCACTTAACGACTCAGCATTTATTCTAACTGAATCCAAAAGTTCATATAACTGACTTCTTGATATGCGAATTTGGTTTAATATTGGTGTCATATCTTTTTTTGTATATTTTTTAACCATATATAATATTCACCTTATTTTCCTAATTCTGATACTTGCCATGCTACTTTCTTATATGTCTTTTTCTTGATTAAATCCCTACAATACTCTTCTGCCTCGTATCGCATTTCAAATGATTTTAGTATACAAACTGAATCAACCTTATCAAATATAGTATAACATACAAAAATCTTCATTCAATCAATCAGCTCCTTTAAATCATGAACTAAATCGTCAAACTTATCTACAACGGTTCTAAAGAATTTTTTTATGTTTTTAACTTCAGTATTATAATCAACTTGACTATAATCTTCACCTACTTCATAATCATCTAAATTATTAATTGCTCTTTCAAGTTCACTAAAAGCATTGCTTACATCATCAGTAGAATTAAAGCTTACCATTTAATCACCTATATCTATTGTTTAAATCCCATCAACTTACTTATACCACAATTCATACAACTATATTTGTCCCCATCTTTCCAACAGTCAAAATCATTATTCAAGTCAATATCTCCACCACATATAATACACTTGACTATATTAACTCTCTCACCTTTTAGTTTAGCCAATGCTGATTTCACTTGCCCAAAGAATATCTCTGCTTGAAGTGTGAAGACTCCTTTTTGTTGCCTACCTTTTACTAGCCACTCCTCTACTATACCTCTAATACGCTCTAGGTCTTCTATACTATCCCAATAGAATTTATGTTCAACATTATTTATTGTTATACGTCCCATTATCTTTACCTTTATATTTGTTGTCTAACGGGGCACGAGCCATCAGCATATGCACAATTCATACAACGCCAATGTTCTCCTGTTGACTTGTTTATCTCTGGTCGCATCTTATTAGCACATTGCTCAGCAAGTTTCTCTGGAGTCATATGACCTAATATAGTTTTTTTAACTGGGTGGTTGATTAAAAAGTTCCTAATAAATTCAATATCAAATAAGTCAGTGACTAATTGAAGTTGATTTAATGGTTCTTCTTTATCAATCTTCCTAATAACTCCCTTATATCGTTTAGTTCCAGTAATAACATACTTCATATAGGCATATATGCTCATCTGTCCTTTGTCCTCTGGTTTTACTTTTTCCTTAAGAAAGAAGAAGAATCCACCAATTTTAGTAGATTTCATATCCTCTATATACTTACCAGAGGAGAAATTGAACTTATCATAATCTAAAAGACCAGAAACACCCCAAGTCTCAGACACATGAATAATACGCATATATTCCTCACGCTCAAGTATATTCCTAGCTCCCTCACTAAGATAATTATCATCTAAATGGACTTCATTACCTAAGTCAAATATCTTAGAAAGGTCATCTGTAATCGGTTTCTTAAGCTCTGGAACCCTATCAGCATAATGATTCCAATCACAACTGGAAAATCTACTCGCACCAAAAATCGGAATAGGTTCACCAGATTTATCCAATACTTCTTCATCTCTATCACTTTTCCTAAATGGCTCGTTTATGATTACCACCTTTATCTTTTTTTAATCTATAGTTAAAATATAATAATTGAAGTTTCTTATGCAATTTCTCTGCCTTATTCTCTATTTTAATAATCTGTTTATCATATTTCTCAAGTTTTGATTCCATTCCATCAAACTTTTTGTTTTGTCTTCTATCATTCATTATTTCCACCATATTTTCATGGTTATATATACTGAAACAAATATTAAAATACCATATGCTATTATGAATAAAATTTGTATTATTCTATTGCGTATGCTAATTATTCTCTTCATCCTTATATTCCCACCATGGTTTCATGATTATATATGTCCATATTACTGTTAATAAGCATAACATAATCCATAAATATAGAATGTCCATACTAATATTAAGCCATCCTGATATAATTAAAATAATAATAAACATCATAATCATCAAAAATAGCCAACAAATAAATCTATTAACATTTTTCTTCATTCTTTATTCATCTCTATTAATTCATTTATTAATCCAAGACTATTTATTTTTATCAATGCATTAACTAAAAGCTGAAGAACACCCTTTAATAACATTGAATCTTCCATATCCATATTATACTTTATGGCAAACTTAAGTGTCTCCTTTATTTGTTCTTGTATGTCATTCATAATTACTCATCCCTATCTAATCTATACCATATTACTGTTAATAAAAATATGATATTACAGAAAAACAGAAGATATATATCAATATCAAGTAATTTTGAAAGAAATATATTAATAATTAACATTAAAGACATCATAACTAATCCATATATCATATCCCAAATATATCCCGTCATTTTATATGTTTCACCTCACTCTCGGTATTATTTTCTATCATCACTATTCTTTTGCATATTTCTCTTATAATTCTATCTTTACCTTGTTCACTAAACTCGTGAAATTCTAATTCTCCTTTTATAATATCATCAAAATGTGTCATTATTTCCAATCCTCATCTCGTTTTGCTTGGCTACCAACACAGCTTTTACACCATTTCATTTCCTTATCCTCTTCAGTCTCTAAAGGTTTATGACATACTTGGCACTCACCCCCAATAAACTCTACCTCTGCTATTTCTGGTCTAAATTCTCCTCTAAGAATATCTCTGGTAGCTACTTCTAATGTCAGTAAATCACCAATGCTTTTAGGATTATAACTTGGAAAATGCTTCTG